CGCTGGCCGGGTTCTGTTTTCCGCCGTCGTTCGTCCAGCTGAGAACACCGGCTGCAGAAACGGACGGCGTGAACGTTGTGCCGTCCTGTCCAGACGCGCCGTCCGCACCTGTCCCACCTTTGATGTTCACACTGGGCGGATTTTCCTTGCCGTCATTATTGGACCAGCTAAGAATGCCATCCGAAGACACGGATGGTGTAAACGTTGTGCCAGACTCTCCCTTTGCCCCTTGAAGTTGCCCATTATCAAGCCATTTTTCCGTTACACCATCGAAAATGTAAATATCGTATGGCTCTGACGTGCCGACTCCATATGCGTCTCCAGCAGACGGAGAAACGACCGATGACATGAGTGCGGAAACTGTGCTATAATATCCGAGAATTTTAAAACCGTTTCCGGGTTGCCCCTTTATGTTTACACTTATCGGATTTTCCAGATTGCCGTTATTTGTCCACGATAAAACACCGTCGGACGATACCAATGGCGTAAACGTGACTCCATTAGTACCATCAGCGCCAGGTTCGCCGCGTTTTAGCACAAGGTCCCATTTTGATGTATCTGTAACCGCTGATCCGGCAGAAGCGGATTCCGCAATGTAGATATACACATTTCCACCAAAAGTTACACAGTCTAAGTAATTATAGCTAGAAGCTGCCGACCACTCACCACGCCACTCTACAGATACACCTTGTGGCCCGCGCTCACCCGTGTTGCCTTTGACATATCCAGAATCTACAGTAGAGCCATCTGAAAATGATAAAATTAAGTGCCCAGCATCATTGACTTGGGCACCAGACACATATGTGCTGCGATACGCGGGCGGCTCGTTCACGGTCAAATCCTGGCTGGTGCTTTTATCGCCATATAGTATGATCTGAAAGTTTGACCCTGACTCGCCAACCATCTGCTGGCTTTGACTGTTACTGCCTTGTAAGACGAATTGAAAATTTCGATTTTCCGTTGTTCTCACCCCATTCACGAAGAGATGTTGCTTCTGACGTACAAAATTCCTTTGCGAACCTCTCCAACATAGCCACCTGACAATGTAACAGAGAGTTGATAAATATACTTTCCCTCCAGCGCAAGCGTGTTTGTCGAAGAGAAGGTAAGCCCGATCGCTGAGGTATCAGACGCACTATCATATTCAACTACGCCAGAGAGCGAGAGCACGGGCGCGCCTTCGTTGCAATATTCAATCACATCACATTTGAAAGTCGCGTTCTTGATAGCTTCGCCGTTACTATTTAAAATTCGAAACTGAAATGAACTCTCCTGCCCGGCGTTGATTACCAAATAGGGGAGCGTATAAATATCAAAAAACATATTATCCTCCTACATTCACCGGGAATTCACAAATCAGACGAAGTGTGCCTGTACCTGTAACACTCAGCACATTATCGCCCCGAACTAGTCTGAAAAATTTTTTGTTAAAACAAGGATATAGGTTGTCTCCGTGTGAAGAAGTTAAAATCTGGTTTTGATTATCAAACGTGACAGTCGCAACAGCATATGCGGCAGGAATATCAGTCAATGCTGTCTCCCTGTTGTTGTCCGTTTTGTTCACGATTGAAAAGTTTGTGCATCCATCCAGAACAAGCTCTACCTTTGGGTAATAGTACATATTGCTTGTGCTTCGGTTATGGAATATAATTGTCTCAGAATTCGCAATGTCATATGAAAATGTTTTTTCCGGCATGAATGCAAAAGGGGAGTTGCACGTCACAGTGCAGCTATAGCATTGTGGATATACCCCTGCCTGTATGACTTTCAGATCAGAGATTTTGCAGTAATATCGGAAGTATCCTTCTGTGTCGTCGCCGATTTGCAGCCACTTATATCCGTCTCGCCCTGTCAGCCATGAAGCAATTTTTTCAAAATCATATCGGTCAAAATACAGGCCGACGTTCACTTTGTCCGGATCCAACCCAAACACAAGCGAGAATGAAAGCTGTCCATTCTGAGATGTTCCATAAAATAGAGAATCGTACCTGCGAAAGATACGATCCTCCACAAAATCGCTGTTGGATGCAAATGTTGTCGCATTCTGCTGCGTTGAACCGACGTTATATAACATCAGCCCAAATTCTTCACACGGAACGCCATCAAAAATAAATCGATCGCCATAAAACGACATTGTGCGCCCCCTCGGTGTTTATTTTTCTTGTGTCTTTTCGAGTGTATCAATATTTTTCTGCACTTCTGTCAGAATTTGAAACGCACCGGCTAGATACCCAACATTATCGATGGATGTCTGCACGGTCAAGTGCTCAAGGCTTTCCTTAACTGCCTGCAAATACTGTTTTGCCTCTTCAGTTTTCAATATTTAATTCCTTTCTTTTCTTAAATTATATTTTTACAATTACAATGGCCGCATCTCCTGAATCAGCTTGTTTACTCCGACCTTCATGTTCAGCAGTATCCGCGCGTAAATCGGAGCTCCTTTTGTGAGGCTATTATACCTAAGTCCATCATACATTGCTTGCCTTGCATCTTCATCGACATATGTCAGCCCCCCTGCAATCCCACTAAACGCTTGGCTGACAATGCTTGCCGTTATAGTATCCCCAGATGTAATTGTTGGAACAGCGTCAGCCCGCACCCCTGTCAACGTTTTCATTGCAACCAGCTTTTGATATAAATCATTCATTGCAGCGGCTGTCAGATTTGAAACAGGCTGTCCCGCCTTGATCTTTTCATCATCGTTATCCGTCCACGCAAAATCAGAGATCTGTATGCGTCTTGCAAAGTAGAAGTTCATCACGAAGTCATTGTTTTGTATCGAGTTCAGATTGATGCTTTCTCCCAGAAGCCAACGCGCCATCTGCGCCCTTCCTCTGCAAATTATAAAAACATACGATTCCCCATATGTTTTGTAAGCCAGTGTATCTTTGACCGCAATTTCTGCCCCCTCAATTTCCTCGGTCAGCGTTCCCAACAGCGTTCTGCCATCGTCGGTATAGCAGTTTTCCGTATATGTTGCCATATCGTTACCCAAACACCGGTGTTGCGGTGCTGATCCCTTCGATAGACTTCGCCTTGAAAATGATCTTCCCGTCCGCAAGTAGCTGGATCCACGCGCTTTGGTCATTGTTCTGCAGATACACGGAGCCCTCTGTCGACTTGATGCGTACTGCAGGGCTAGACAATTCCACGGCATAGTCTGCGGACGACGATCCCGTAAATTTTAGGCTACCTGCCTCCGTGCTGATTTTGCCATCGGAAAAATCCGTGCCAGCTATCTCAATTCCGTCTTCGAGAACATTGATCTGATCCACGATCGACTTTAATTTTGCCTTGATACTATCTCCATCCAGCTTCAGGTCCGTCGCATTGATAACTCCCTTAATGTATGCGTTTGTGCATGACAGTTTTCCGTCTTTGCTTACATAAAACGGGCACGTCGAATACACCCCAGACGTTGTTGGATTACCAGCGGAAATATCGAACTCGCCATGAAGGTGTGTGCCGACAAGATAATCGGCAACGATGCCATCTGCTGTAATTGCCGTTTTCCATGTAAAAGACTTGCCGGTTGTCGAATTATATGAGGGGTCAGACTTATCAGATCCTGTTCGTAATTTCGAAAGCATAATGCCTGACTGGTTAAGCCACACCGCTTTACTTGCTGTACTTGGAGATGAAGCATCGATCAACCACAGACCGTTTTTATCAAACAGCATGTTGCCGCCGCAAGAAGACATCTGCGACCTGATCGTGTCAATAATTCCGCTGATCTTACCAGCCTTGACAAAAGCGTTTCCATTCTCGTCTTTTCCCGTTACTTCGCCAAAAGAGCCATTGACATATTCGCTGATTGGAACCGAGTATTCCATCCACTGTGAGTTGTCCCACTCCCAAACAGAGCCATCTTTTTCGACTTTATAGAGAGTCTGAGAATCTTCTGGCCCAGATGAAGGTAGGTCTGCCTTCTCGGAGACAACCTTGATATAAAGTTTCCAAGCCCCGGATGCATACTTATATGTATCCTTTCCAACGCTGCACAGGTCGCCCTCATTCGCAGAAGACGGCAAGTCAGCAACACTATCCACAGAGCCCGTCGGCTCAACGATATTGCTCGATGAAATGAAAAAATTTAGGCCGTTGACTTTGATACCCTCGTCGTCAATCAAGAAATTACCATTCCGGTTTGTAATCGCCAGATTCTCACCAGCGAGTATTGTGCCGACGAGATAAGGAGCACAGACACCAAACACATCACCATATTTCTTTGTAGACAATTTGCCGATTGCCATTTTCGCAGTCTGCCAGTTGTCATCTGTAAATACGATGTTCTGGTCCGTCATCCAAATCTGCGTGTCCTCATACGAAGTCTTAGACGAATCAAGCCATTTCCGGAGTCTAATGCCGGATTCATCCCACGAGATTGCCTGCATGGTTGAGGACAAAACCTTATTCTTTGCAACGTCAAGCGCCTGCGTCATAAGATCTCTAACAGCAGAACTTGCCCCACTGTCCTGATAGGCATTCCAACCACCCTTGCTGCTGGCAACGGTGTGCCCCATACTCACGCTTTCTTCAAGTAGCCCGGCGAGGCTCATCGCTTTGTCACTACCAGAGTATGTGTCACTGAACTCAAGCTTCAGACTGCGGAGATCATCGAACGAGAACGACGCGCCGGTACAAATTGGCTCCAGCACTTCATCGTCATCAAGATCGAGGTAAATCCGCTTGCCGAGCGAGAGCTGATTCTTGAACAACTCGCATTCGTGCATTGAGAGGAAGTTCCCAGACTCAATCGAGAAGGTATACGTCGGGAATGCCATCTGTCGCAAACATTCTTTGCCGTACTGGTAAAGCTCGTTTGAGATCGAGAGAGATTCGTATTTCGATGCATCCGTCGTAAAATACCAGGTGTTATCGGACGCAGATAATTCAATCGCTGTACCGACCTTATAATTGTCGCTTTTAACTTCCGGGTCTGCCTGCAAGTCTCCAGAAAGGCTGCCCCATGTGCCGCTGATCGTTGCATTGCCGCCGGTCATCGTTTCAGTCTCAACATAGCCAGCACCCAAGAATGCCGAGAGCACATATGTATCGTCGGCAAGATTATGGACAATAGCTGCACTGCGAATCTTTGCCGCCGTGTATGTGACAGGTTGACTGTCCTTCACGGTTTGTAAAACAAGCGTACCGCCAGAAATGGTGTATGTGTCCTTATGCACATCGTCCGAGTGCGTCATCGTAATCGTTGCCGATGCGATTTTGACCGTCGTATCGCCAACAGCACCACTGCGGTCATTATCATTGTTTGCCTTAACGGTACGCTCGACGAACGATTCGTCTGTCAGTGTGTCTTCGCGGAAATAACGGTTCAGAACAAGCAGTTCGGAATCTACCTCATCAATAGAACAGATAGTCCCACAATGCTCACACGTTACATGGGTCTCGTCGGTTGTCTTTGCGACATGGCCGCAAATAGGGCAGACATAATCCGTGAAAAATGTTTCAAATTTGCAGGAATCCTGAATCTCCTTCATGGAATCCGTCGCGCTTTGTACATACTGGTCTGACAATGCCTTGCGCTCTTTAGCTTTCACAATTTCGGCCTGCTTTGCAGCAATCTGTCTGTCAATCTGCGGCATCAGATCTGAGAAATAACTCCCGGTTTTGCTATCTTTCTCAAGGCCCTGCGCAATCGCGGAAACATAGCTTGCTTTAATTGCCTCAAGCCCAGTCAATTCTCCGTCAAGGCGGAGCAGAATCGCACTTTGCGCGAGAGAGTTCGCCGTGTGGACAGACTGTTCAACGGACAAAGCATAGAATTTCTGTTGTGAGGCGCTGAGCTGCGCTTCCCATCGACGCCACTTTGCACCGAACGAATCATCGGTGTCCTGCAGCGGCTGAGCTGGTTCCTGGATCTGCCCAGACTGGAACAGATAATCGAGGTTGTAGATTTTGTCAGTACCCAGCGGATTGACGCTATAAATGTCAACTCCATCCGCGCCGTATACGCCGAGGCAGGTGACGATGTTGTCTGCATTTTCGCTGACGTCCACCTTTTTCAGCAGATTGTCCAGAGACAAAAACACCTGCCTGGTCGGCACGAACTCATCGACATTGACAATGTTCACCGTGCGCGTATATGTATCGAAGTCAAAGACGCAGCGGAACTTCTCCTGCAACGTCGATTTCATGAAGTCGTACAAACTCTGGGCGCTCGTCTCAAATGTGCGGTACTTGCCAACGAGAGTCTGAGATACCGTGCCCTTGCGCCACGACGGCATCTTCTCCAAGATAATTCCGAGAAGCGTATTCTCCTCGGCGAGCCCGTCGGACAGTTCATAGGTATCTTCTTCGAGCGATATTTTCTTTTCGACGAATTCGTATTCTAGTGAATATGCCTTACATGACTTGATCGTCTTTACGCCGTCTTTGCTTTCAGATGGATTGACCAGCTTGAACTGACCAACGCCAGCAAGATCAATGAGACGCATACCAACAACGTCATCGTAGTGTGGCGTCTTCACACCCTCTACAAATTCGGGCAACTCAAAAGTGAGTTCCGAAATCTCGTTAAAATGCAGTGAAACGGCAACATTTTTGGCATATCCAAGCGTCTGTAGCTCCGTTCCGGCTATATTTTTCAACGTTAAAATTGGAGTTTCATGCAGATCGATTTTTGAAAAATCAACGACCATCTATCGGGCCTCCTTTCCGAATAATATGAAAGCCGCCCGTTTTCACGGGCGGCGGTAGATTATGCCTTAAGAAGCGTTCCTGAGAAATTACGTATACCCTTTTTGCTGAATGCGTCAGAGAGCTTGCCAATGGCGATATCAGCAATCTTTTGACCAAATGCACCAGCGTCGTCATCAGACATATTTCCACTATATTGAATGGCAATATTAAATTCCGGATTGAACACAAACGAAGAATTTTCAGATCTATTCACCGGCTCTGCTTTCGGCAGAGCGGATACAACATCATTCTTCAGCAGATTTCCAATTCCAGATGAATAGGGGAGCGCTGCAAGTTTCGCCGATATATTCTTCGCGAAATCAACGAGCTCAATCGCACGTTCCTGCATCTGCGTAGTTGCAACGAGTTCGCCATTCTTCAGAACGGTAAGAAGCTCCTGCTGTTTGCGATTCGGGATACCGCCAACGACACCACCATCATGGTACTTCGGATAGAGCTTGAATAGCTCCTGTCCATTCAGGTACCACACACCATTCTTACGAATAGGCATTGCCCCGACATACTGCGATAGTTCTTGTGCAAGCTGCATATTCTCGGAATTCAATCGCTGCTTCTCGGCATCATCTGCCGTGTGCCACGCCGCAGCATTGGCCTTCATGCGTTCTACAATGGCATTTTCGACTGTGACATTCGATGAATTATCACTTTGCGTGTAGTCACCGAAACTCTGATTATCGCCGAGACTATTGTTCGCAGACGCAGCATTAGCTGCGGCGACGAAACTGCCGTAACGCTGAACCGCCTCGGAAGCGAGATCCCAGTTCGCAATGATTTCAGATTGCAGGCTCGATCCCGCCGCTTCATTCCATGCCAGAATGTCCTGGTAGAGCGTATCCCACGACTCATTGATCCGCTTGATGGCTAATTGATACAGTCGTTCCTCCGATGCGACTTCATCCTCGACCTCTTTGATTCGATCATTGATATAGTCGTTATAATCCTCGGCTGATTTATCGAGTGCCTCCTCATTTTTGGTGGAGGTGTAATCCCCAATGTAATCAGAAAGCGATCCTTGCAGCTCCGCAAGTTCCTGCTCTAGCTCCGCGCGCTTAGCAGCAGCCTCTCTGCTATCATCGAGCGATAGACGGTTGATCTGGTCCTGAATCTTGGCAATTTCCTGTAACTTCTTGGAAACGTTGCGCTCGTAATCCTCTTCGTCTTTTGTCTGCTGGAGCAGCTCTTTCTTCTTCTCGATTAGTTCATTGTACTTGTCCGCTTGATCCTGAAGAGCCTCAACCATCTGCTCATGCTCATACTTAATCAGATCTTCGACGTATTTCAGAACATCATCAAGGGCTGATTTGTAATCCTTCGACTCACCCGTAACAGAGTCATGTACCTGCTTGTGAACAGATTGAACCGTCGTATTTGCAATAGAGCGGAATTTGTTGATGTTTGTGATCAGCTTATTGTACTGATCGCCGTCGAGATTCAGTAGCGCGGCCTGCGCATACACGAGATCCCAAGTGCTGCTTGCCGTCACAGACGTTACATCCAGCAGGCGAGCAAGCTCCGTCGCATTCTTCTGTGTCAGCGCATTGCGAACCTGTTCAACATAGCTCAACGCGGATTCGACAGCGAGTTGCTGCGTCTTTGCCTCAAGAACAGCGGAAACCGCATCTTCGTTAAGGACAAGCTGGCCATTTTCATCTTTGAGCAGTGCGACGTATTCAACACCGGCGCTGATAATCGACTGCAGAGAGTCGATAGAAATTGTGCCAGTCTGAGAGTATTCTTCAGCCGCTTTTTGCAGACTGCTCCAGGCACTCTGAACATCATCAATTTCCTTGCTCAACTTATCACGAATTGCCGTTGCAATTTTGTCGAGCGCATCATTGATAGAGTTCGCTGCATTCCACCATGTCTTCTGCAGCGCCTGAATTTCAGACTGCTGTTCAATCGCCTCCGCAGAAAGCCCCTGCGAACGATAGTATTCACGGATCTGATTTGCAGCGTTGTTTGCAGCTGTCTGAATCTGCTTATAATAATCAACCTGATCCTGCAGGGACTGGCGCATTCCGTCATAGTTTGACTGTGCGTCAGCCTGATTGTAATACTGCTCTTTCAGGTAGATTGAATGCTCCAACGTAGAGTTCAGTTCGTCAAATGCCGCTTTTATCTTAGCTGCTTTTGTCTCGTCAGAGCCACCTCCGGTCGATGTGAAATCGACATCGCCAAATGGGTTACTGTTTAAAGCAGATGTAGCAGCGGTTATCTGTGCCTGCGATGCTCTACGGGTAATAATCTGCTGCGCCTCTTCAACCGTCTTTGCTTTACCAGTCGCAAGGAGTCCCTTAATGGTCTTGTCGATATTGGTTGTCGATGTACCTGCGTATGACGCAAGGAAACCGTTCAGTGTGCTTGCCTGCCCAATAACAACACCGTATGCCGATGCAAGCGTTTGCAAGGCAGCAATTTTATCGGCAACGCTTAGCCCAGTGTTGTTGAAAAGAATCTGCTGTACAATTAAATTATATACAGCTTCCTTTGTGTTACCTGCGCTCAGTGCTTCAGTAGCCAAAGCATTTGCCGCCGTGATTGCCTCATCAACTGTGGATGCAGTTGCAACTGCACTGTCGCGTTTCGCTCTAGCAATTGCCTGATGGGCGACGGATGTTGATTTTGCAACACCTGCCTCCTTGAGCATTGCTGCAACAAGAGTCTCATCAGCATTTGCTAAGTCTTCGGTTGAGCCAAGTGCAGAAACAAGCGATTCATAGAGAAGCGTGCCGATGATATCAGATATTTCCGCCGTGTTTGTTTTTGCATCCTGAATCTTTTTTATGTACTGGTCGATTCCGTCAACATTGCTGAATGCACTTTGCAGATTTGACAGCACACTGAAAGACACACCATCGCCAGAGCCTAACTCAGCATATAGATCCGCAAGAGCCTTGACACTGCTTTGTGCATCGGACAAATTCGTATACTCGTTGCTTGCATCAAAGCTGTTCAGTGTATCCTGTAAAATCTTGGTCAGCTTGTTTGCTGTGATCGCACCTTTGCTGTAGTCATTCAGTGCACGTTTCAGTTTCGGAAATGCTGTAAGAAGATTGGAGAAATCTGTCTCAGTAAGTTCGTCAAGATTGCCGTTTTTCTTAAGGGCCTCCAACGCCCTGGAGAGGGATGTCGCAGAAGGCTCCGCATCCTCCAAAGCTGTTTTGAGACCGATAACACCCGTGTTTTCCACACCGGAATTAAAGATACTCTGCAGCAGTTCGATCGTCTGTGGAATTGTGTCCGAGTCGCCATACTCGTCAACCAACTCTTGTAGATATTGTTGAAGCACGACGATCTCGCCGCTAATCTTTTCTCGATCGCCTTCGGAGCCGGAGAACTCCGAACGCCTTTTTTGCAGATCAGCGATCTGCTCACGAACAAATAATTCTTCGGCAAGTGCGCGCTTCAAGCCATCGATACCACTCTTCTCTCCGGCTTGTAGTTTGATAAACTCTTGATATGCAGCCGTGTTGAGTTTGATCTTGTCACCCTCAATTGTCAGGAACTCTGTGTAGTCCTTTCCCGCATTTTTCAGAGTTGTATAAATTTCCTGTGCAGTTTCCGAGCTGAGGGTCCCATCACTATTCAACTGTGACTGAGCGTTCGACAGCTGCTGCTGCATCTTTGAAATTTCTTCAGCAGCATCAAAATAAACGCTTGCATCTTTGGCGGAGGACGGATTATGACTAAGCAAGAACTCCAAAACTTCTGGAACGGTCATGCCGTCAAACAACTTTTGAAGCTCTTCACTTTTTGAAATAATGTCCTCTAGGCTGTTCCCACTACCATATGCGGCGTATTGCAGACTGTAGAATTCTTCCTGCGCACTATGCAGGTCAAAGTCCCATGTATCCGCGTCAAAAATCGCGGACAGATATTCGACTACATCGCTAATCGGTGTCCGCACAGAATCTGCAGCATTTGCGGCATCATACCATGTGTCTGGGTCAAGAACAGGGGGAATAGCAGAGTCTCCAGAGTCAGTCCCAGCGCGCATAAGATCCTGCAGCGCCTTTTGGAGCGCATCACGCCCCTGTGTTTCATAAAGATTCGCGAGGCGCTCGTACTGTCCATCAATAAGGTCCCAGATAGCATCAAGATCAGTATCAGAAAGATTATAGTCCAACCCGGTATCAACCTTTAGAATGATGCCTTTTCTATAGGCATCTTTACTCAAAAGGTCGGCTGCATTCTGGCTTCTGTCGATTAGACGTTGTAGGTAGCTCTGAACGGCATCATCCGACAAAACAGTTCCATCGGGTAGAATTGGCGTATAATGGACAATGATATTCTGCTTCGCAGAAGCGTCTCCGATGGTGAATTCCTGATTAGATGAATAAACCGTGGCAGGGGAGTCGTCGATTGTAACCTGCGAGCGATTGCTCAAGTCGACGTTCCCGGCCTTTGCCAGTTCATCATTCGCTTCTTTGAGTTTCTTATACTGCTCAACTAGAGCTGCGAGACCCCGAAGCGGCTTATCTGAAGCATTTGCCTGCTCTGCTGCTGCGGCTGCAAACTCCGGGAATGCAACCTTCACAGCCTCGACCATCGCATCACGCAGCGCTTGCGTTTTATCTGTCATGCCATCGACAGATTTTACATACTCGTCGAATGCTTCTTGATTTTCAAAGCCCTTTGACAATACATCAGCCTGTGAGACTACAGCTTCATTCTGGAGCCACTTTTCATATGTTTCTTTTTGGCGAGTATATTCATCCGTCTGGAACGAATTGATGTAATCAGAAAGCTCTTTTAAATCCTTCTCTGCAACTTCCGATAAACCATTCTCACGAACATACGCGTCAAAATCCTGATATATGCGTTTATATGTCGCAATTAGTTCGTCAATGGTGCCTGTGAAACTATATTTTTCAGCATTCTGCGCAAGCCATGGATCGAGAATTTTGCTATATGACCAAGTTGTACCTGCTGTCAATCCAGAAGTCCGCTCACGCTCCATATAGTCCCGAGCCTTAGAGATCGCAGTCTGATTCTCAGATTCCCAATCTCTTGCATTTTCGATGTTAATTTCGCGCAGAGTTTTGAGTTGATCGTCGAGTTTGCCGTTCACAAGGTCAATTTGGCTCCCTTGTTCACCAACCAAATCAACAATTTGGGATTGAATGTCGCGCACAGTCTCAAGTGTCGTAGGATTCCATGTGCCGCCATTAGCTTCGTATAAATCTTTATACTGCTGCGTGAGAGTTGTAAGAGACTCGGTCGTCCTCTGTAACTCATCAGCAGACGAGATAGCTTTTTGCTGGAGCTCCTCTGTTCTATGAACTAGGTAACTAATACCAGCTATTGCTCCCGCAATAGCCAAGGATAGGGCCGCGTTAAGCGCAATCGTTTTGAGATTTAAAATTACTGTCTGTTTCCCAGCCGCATCGAGAGAGGCAGTATACGCATCTATCGACGCAGTTGCTTTGCCACCGAGGTTTGTTAGATATCTGCTAAGATCCCTGTTGCCGTTAGACAGCTCTGTAATTTTTACTTTCAGGGCATCAGTCAAATTCCCGGCTTTTACAGCAGCGGCGTTGTAATCACTAAAAATATCTTTCAGATTGCTAGGGATGGATGCTTTTGATGCTGTGAAAATGTTGCTACCGAGCAATGCCTTGATTCCGCTTTTCCCGTCCCTGTCTGGTTGAAGGAATCTAAAGAAGCCCTTGTTCTTTGCAGACAGCGCGGTAACAATAACTGGAATGAGAAGCTTGATTTTCGTCAGACCATCTACAACCTTAACAATCCAGTTCGCGACATCCATAACCGTTTTAACCATGTCGCTTTTGATAATATCTTGCGAAAGCTCTACGAAGGATGTCTTCAAGTGCTCGATATGGCCGGTAATAGATTCGATATATGTATCGTATGCCTTAGCCATATCGCCAGCCGCGTTTTCACCGTCGATATCATTCAGAATTTTGAGGGCGTCCTCAAAGTTCTGCATGATCGAGTAGAACACAGGCTGCTGACGTGTTCCGGCGACAAGGGTCGCAACAGCTTCTGCATTACCAGCCTTCTGGATACGTTCCCACTGTCCGGCGATACCTTTCAGAATCTGGAACGTGGACTTAAACTGCCCATTTTGATCCTGAATGTCAACACCAGTAAGCGCAAGCAATTCCTCACGATACTTTGCCGTGCTCTCAGCCAGATCGTCCGTAGACTCGCCGAGTTCGTCGAGTTCAGCCTTAGAATTCGTCAGACGTGCAGCAATCGTGCGAAGCGCCGTAGAGGACTTTGCAGCATTTTGCGTAGTCTCCTGCGCCACCGTCAGCAATGCAATAGACTCATTCAAGCTATTATTGTTTGCGGACAAGGAGGAGGCAGCATTGTTAAAACCCTCACCCAGTTCAGCGGCACTGATAGGATAACTGTTGCCGATTTTGACTAGCTTGTCCATGACAAGTTCGAGCTGGTCGGCTCCGATGTCGTATGCTTTAATCAGCGCGGTCATATTTGCTTCTGCTTCGGAGATATCGACAGCACCAACCTTGGAATACATAGTGGTCAACTCAGCAAACTGCATCGAGGACTCGTCATCAAAGCCAAGGCGACTGTATACAGTCGCCGCGTCAATGACATCTGTTACGCCAGCGCGAATCCGCTTTGCAGATTCAAATGCCTGCTCAGAGAACCTTTCAAGAGAACTGCCGGTCTTGCCGCTGACAATAGAAAACTCCGTCAATGCATCATCAAGGTCTACGACGTTCTGATACATATCACGGAGCGCTTTGCGTGCAGCGTTAAGCGCGACTGCCGAAATAATACCGACGACACGCTCACCAAATACACGTTTTATTTTCTGGCCAAACGTTTCTACCGTTAGTCCGGCCTTGATTGTTGCTGTTTCAAGCTTGTTGATTGCGATAAACGCTTCTTGCGGCGTCTTAAATTCGCCATCATTCAGCTTGCGGAGAAGTTCGTCCCACGCTCTGGAGAATTCGGAGTTTACGCGAATAAGATCTTTATACTTATTGTAGAACGTCTCGGCACTCTTCGTTGCGTTGGAAAAGCCTTTTTCAAAATTTGTCTCCAGGCGAAGACCGTGCATCAAGTCTGAAGCGTTCTTCATCTCTGTGGCAAACGTTGCAGCCTGCGCTTTCGCGTTTGCCAGAGCCTGATTGATACGCTGAACCCCGGCTTCTGGAGAAGAATCTGTAGAAATAGGCTTGTTGAGTTCCCCTTGTGCTGCCTTAGCAGCTACTCCCATTGCTTTGTATGCTAATGTAAGCCGATTAACCTGATCTTCAGCAATCTTTGCATTTTCAAAATTGCCGAGTTGCATCTGGTCTTTGGCGTATGACGTAAGCGTTGTTTTGACGTCGCCATACTTGGAACCAGTTTCGGCTGGAATTTTTGCGTTCAATCGGGTGAGCTCTGTGGCATAAGCCTTAACTTTCTGCTGTGCAACATCAAGCAACGAGTTCTTTGCCTTCAGTGCATTCGCTTCGTCTGTGGCCGCCTTTTCTGCTCTCAGCGATGCAGACTGAGAAGCGTTAATAATGGCCTCCTGCTTTTTGCCGTATGTAATCAGGTTACCGAGTTTACGCTTGATATATTTTTGCTGAGGATCATCGGCATCCAGCTTCGCAGCAGTTTTCTGCAACTGGATGACTTCACCGTATGTCTTTTTGTATTCGCGAAGAGCGATTTGTTCTGCACGAATCTTTTCAGTTTGTTTGTCTTTCTCGCCAGAATTGCTCGTCTGCTTACGTTGACGGCGCGTTGAAGTGCCTCCCGTAGAGCCAGCGGCATCATCAATGCCCGAGATATGGGCAGTTATATTCAGCTTTAGATTTTTTGCAATGCTATCGAGTTCAGATTGAAAAACAGTCTGCTGATCTCTTGCGACGCGAAAACGCACGAACGGTTTAAAACTCTGCGCAATCTTTGTCAGATCGGCGGCGATATCCCTGCCGGATTCGCCATTTAGGCTGCTGCCGCCAGCGACGCCAAATCTTATTCGGAGGATTTCCTCATCCAATCTCACCACCACCTATTCCGCGCGTTGCGCGCATTTTATGTTCTATATTTCGGTTCGAGCTCGGCTGACACACCAGTAGGGCACAGCTGATTAAACTCGTTCACCGCATTTGTTAGAAAATCATTTGGCAAGCGCCTGTCCTTGCTTTCAATAAAACGCCCATGCCAGAATCCACTTACTGTTTTGCCGTTGGTGTCCCAGCCCTTGGCAAATTGCAAGATAATATTGTCCGTGCCAAGTTTTCCATTCCGGGTATTTACATATTTCCAACCAGACGTATCCGTTCCGGGAGAAGCAAGAGAGTCACGCCATAAAGCATCAGAATCAATTGATATCTTGACAGTCATATTCCCGTCACCGTCATTCTCTAAAAGCTGCGCATGGATCGCATCAGTGTCAAACGATGGTATGACAGACAAAATCCATTTTTCCAGTATCCTAAGCATCTGCCCTGTCATACGCTGCACTGCACGTCTGTCGCACACTACTTCCGGAGACGCATTTTTTACAAATGTCTTGACCGCGTGACTGCCAGCTTTGCTTTGCATAAACTTTTCTAGCAGATTATTGATATAATTAGCACTTAGAGCCATGCCGATTATCCCTTAAGGTCAGATGTAACAAGTTCAATCACGCCGGAGGACTTCGGAGCCGAGGTTCCCGCAGTGGACTCTTCGCTCTTTTTGGCACGATTCCTCACAACCGCTTTGACCAACTCGTCTTTGTCAACGTCGGATATCTGAGCAACCGCTTTCAGCACATCGTCCAGCGGGACATTGGCGTCCTGCGTGGCGGCATGAACAAGGCTGTTCACAGCAGAAATCAAGTCCTGCATGGCGTCCATAGTGTCTTTGGAGTGTGCGGCACATTCCTTGCGATACTCAATCAGCTTGTTAGCCTCGTCAAAAACACTCGTAACAAGCCCGCCAGACATTTTGTTGACGCGCTCAACGAGAGATGTCGCTGCGTTCAGATCCATAAGTTTTTGGGAGCCTGCGTTGAGACGAATATTTGTAAAATGATTGAAAAACGCGTAAACCTGTGCCGCTTCCTCAAACGAGGGAATATAAATCGCGTCGCGCCCGACCGGGAAAACCATGTCTGCAATTTCGTTGATCATGTCTGTGCGTTCTGCAACAGAAAGGCGCAGCGTCACCGTAACCGGGATTTCCTCGTCTCCGGCATGAAGGACAATTTCTGCTGTCGCCGGAAGCGCGGCATTCTTGATTATTTTGTCGATCTTAGAAATGGAAACTTCTTTCATAGTTAATCTCCTTTTACTCGAATTTCGATATTGTTTACGACATATGTTCCGATGCAAATCGCGTCGGAGACGTTGTCGTTCAGAGTTGTTACTCCATAGGTGTCGCGCACATACTCAAGCGAGAGAACCTTTGATTGTTTTTTGCCAGCAGCCTCAAGAGACGTAACACCACTCTTGATTTCTTTGGAGGTGCGGCCCCGCGCCTTGCAATAGTTCTGCCATTGAGATGGCTTGACCGTTGAAAGTAAAATTTCATTTGCTGCGCAATAGTAAAAAATAGCGCCTTGCAATTGAGCAAGACGTTTAAAACTTTCGACGTTTGACTGCATCTGAATATCCTCAATGAAGAGAGCAACACACTCGTACTGCTGCATCAGACGTTCAATCAGTGCAACAACCTGTTGCAGCACCTGTTCAAACGTGAAGTCCTTATTGTCATAATTAAAATCGCCATATGCGTCGAGACGCTTGCTGTTCATATCGAAAACACCCCATCCGCCATGACGTGCCTGATCTAAAGCCAGAATTTTCATGTGAGTTCTCTATCCATCCATTTACGGTACAAATCCCGGCTATCGATTTTGTCAAAGACATACACCAGCTTATCGTCTTTGCTCACCAACACATCCAACAGCCTGATTCCATTTTTCATATAGAGCGCTGTCTGTTTTGCATTCATAATAAAGCAACAGTTTGCCGGTTCGTAAAAAGCGCCCGTTACATCTGACTGTATTGTCATTACATTAAATCCTTTCATTCTCAGTAAAAAAGAGGAGATGCGATAAACGCATCCCCTCCGGATAAATACTATGCGTTCTCGTGTGAATCATCATGTGGCGCGGTTGCGCGGCGGCGTTTTGGTTTAGCCGCTGCAGCCTCCTCAAGAATCTTATCAACCTCATTTTGAGATGCTTCATTCATCCGCACCCGCTCGTAATTGACGTTCTTTAGCTCTTTCGCGGCTTGCTGGGCGTCAATCACGTGATAAAAATGTTGGTTGATGATCTGGCTGATTTGCCAACAAACTGGGCTGCATGCAGTCTTACGCCATGCTGCGTCTCCGCAACGTGGGCATACCTTGTATGTCTTTCCGCACGTGATGCACTGCGTTTTATCAGCCATATTGCCTCCTATGCTTATTCAGCTTCCGGAATAACGATAGTGAACAGCTTCTTATCCTTGGAGCAATACTCCTGCATGGCCTTAAGCGTGAACGGATGCTTGCCATCAGTGGTGAAGCTCAGGTCGAAGTCGGACGTAAGCTTTGCGTTCGGGAAAATAACATAAGCGTAGTACAGCGTAGAGGTATCGCAGGTATCACAACCGAGAACCTCCATGATGAACTTACCGGCGCGCGGGAAGTTCTGAGCACTGTTGGTAACAGCAACTGCCTGATTCTTCTCGGTGTTATCAGCCTCATACTCGTAAATAACAAGCAGCGTCACATCAGCAGTTAGAGCGGCGTCCGTGGGGAAGGTCAGCGTAGTGCCAGAGAAGGTAAACGCAGTGGCACTCGCAGCGGCTGCATACTCGTACTTCTTTCCAAGGGTGCCATCGCCATTCAGAACATAGATATAAGGAATGCCGTCCTTAGCAGTGCCCTTCGGCGTATGCTTCAGAGTAGCAGACTCCCCGGTACCGCGCGTAATCTCTTCGAAGCACGGCGTGACGATCTTCGTAGAGGCATCAGACTTCTCAAGCTCGGAGCCAGACTGAGCAGCGAGCAGACCCAGATCAAACAGAGAGCTGGAAGCGGAGAACTCAGCGGACTTCGCACGGTCGAAGGACATAATGGGCACGCCGAGCGCGTCAACCGCATCGGCAGTCTCAGCAGAAACCTGCAGAGACGGATCTTCAATCTGATTGATAGTCCACATAACCTCGCCGGTGCCGCTGTGCAGCATCATGCCACGGAGGGGACGATCAATGACGAAGGAATTCAGGTTCATAACAATTTCCTCCTAAAAAGAAAAATCGCTGGAACCATCGGCTCCAGCGTGTGGGTTTATTCCTTATGTATATCACAGAACATGTCCAGCTTCTTCACATCGAATTTTGAAGTATCGATGTTGCCGCTGTAATACGCAGCAGTCAAATGCTCAATAGAATGATTGCTCTGTGTTCGGACAACACTGTCCATGAAAGCGTAATATGTCATGCCGCGAATTGTTTCGTTCGTATACTTGAAGCCCGGGCTATTGACCATTGTAGAGATAATCGGGACAAGCTGACTTTTGAAATGTTCATTTTTCTGAGCCGCAATTCTTTTGCGATCTTCCTCAATAAGCGCCTGCTTCGTATACTTGTTGCCGGCCTTCTCGACTTTCTTCTTGATGTTGTGGATACGGCATAAAAAATCAAGCATCCGCGCGTGCGAATACTTGTCAAAAACTATTTTTGTATCGACATCCGCAAGAATCAATTCGCCATCATCGCGCTTATAAAGCTTAAAGTTCTTTAGATTGAGATCGCCAAAAAAGATACGCGTTTCTTCAACATCAAGTTGAGATGCCATAACTGCAAACATCTCTATGTCAGAAAACTCCATCCAGTCGATGCCGACATCCCATAGTGGAGCCTTCATATCAGACGGAATTGCCGTCAGCATTTGCACGACATGAAAATACTGTTCTTCACCGATATCGATTACATCACCAAGCTTCGGTTGGTGAATCGTAATTTGATCGGTAAGTCGATAATCGTCTCCGAAATACAGTCGGATTGGATCAATTGTGCCAGAACTCGCGCTCATAGCTTCTCACCGAACCTGTTCCAATCCTGCACATAATATTTTAGGACTCGCCCGTAATAGTCTTCGTTTGGGTTGATGCGTAGACAAGATTCCAGCTTCAGGCGTCCAAAGCCGTATTCGGTGCTGCCATTAAGCAGCCAGTCAATACGAGAGGCAAGAAGATCAACGCGAACACCGTCCTTCGTTGGCATCAGATCTTTATGGGCAAAAATCCAGATATACAAGTAGCAGTCCTTGACAGCAATCGTTTTGATCTGTGGAACATCCACGTCAAAGCAAACAAAGGTCTTAGCAATGGAGACAGTATCTCCAATCCACCCATACGGGAAGACCTGCTTATAGCGAAGATCTTTTGCTGGAAGCGTAACATCTGTCTGGTTTGTCACCAGCTGCACAAATCGCTCATCCGTCAGAAAAGTCTTCAGAAGCAGCTCCTTCTTTGTTGTCAAGTCATTCAAAAACGGACCGTTCGGCATTAGAACCATCCCTCCGTTTCTTTTTCGGGGTCCCCAGGCTCATATTCTGAGTTGTCTGGGATAAGTTCTGCCTTGTTATCTGTATCGGCAGAATTGACCTCGCGGCAAAGGAACTTGTATATACCATGCCCGTCGTACACATTCGTGACCCGGTCGGGCTTTGTGACCTCATAGGCACACGTCTCCGCTGCAATCGGATCGTCAATAAGAAACCGAACGCCGCGCTTAATCGCAGCTGTATCCGCGTCACGCGTGATTGCAAGAGACATACGAGAGTCGCCAATAGTCATCATGTCTTTCCACGCTTCGCCAATCAGGTACTTTGTAACGTCAGATATTACGCAGTAACGTTCTACAAGTTCTCCGCGTACATTCTGGAATTTAAGGATGTAGTTGCATCTCTCCATAGTGCCGGACGGATATAGTGCATCATTTTTATCTGTCGTGGTGACGAGCCAGTGCGATTCGCCCCAAGTGACAATGCTGCCAGCATACAACGTACCCTTGAGAACAATGATCTGCTTTTCATAATCATCAGGCTTGTTTGTGATTAACACCTCGGCGTGAGAGCCATCAATATAAACATCTGTGGGCGAAGACAAAGAATCCGCCGATTTACGGAGTATCATCCCTTGTGTGCGGAGACGGATCGCCTCACGTTTCGTGCTGCCACGCCGCTGAATACGATCAAAATAAATCCCAATCTCATCAGCCATCGTGAAGCACCTCCTCACAGCGATACTTCTGGCTTAGCGCCTTGCACAACCGAATCGCTTCAAAAACATCATGTTTGACAGATTCAATACCTGCGCCTTGATCTGCGAGTGAATACAAAATTAGCAATAGGCACAGGAAATCAGGGTCTTCACCGATAATCGAGATGAATTTCTGAAAAGCAAGCATTTCGCGAATCTTGCGCTCAATATAAGGCTGCAAGAATTCTGCGTTATCCTCCTTCATTGGGAGGATTTTATAAATTTTCCCAACCAATGCGTCGAGGTAATTAGATACACACTGATCTGGAATATTACAGCCAATGCTTGTCATCATAGAGCCAAGCTCGTCAAATCACCATGATCATAAGAATAGTCTTTGATCATGTTTTTGAACTCTTTCTGCGCCATCTGATATACCTCGCGCACACGCAGCAAAAGTTCAGCGGGGGAATATACGGAGTAATCCGCAGTGTTTAAAATGTTCTCAAGATTCTCGGACTTGTACACATATGGCTGCAGCCACTGTGCAACCATACCAGTTGATACAATATCGACAATTTCAACCAGATCGTCGTCAGGAATGTCGACCGCCAACTCACGCACGATATCATCATATGACATAAGGTCATACTTGCAGATCTTATTGAATTTCGCGCATGCTCGGTGCATATACGAATCAATCGAACCATTCCTATCATACGGATCAAGGTGAATGAAATCGTATTCCGTAATCTTACTGAGAAATGCCCCCTCAAAAACATTGTAAGATGTTGCCATGTAACACCGCCTTACAATTATCGCTCAATCAGTTCAACACCAAGTGCATTTTCGAACGCCGTAATCGCCTTGATAGAATCGAGTTCGCCGGTTGCAATCAGCTGTTTTACCCGATACTTCAGAGCAAGTTTCTGGCCACTCGACATTGCCGGGACGGTCTTCTCGATTTCAACCGGAGACATGGCCAGAATCTCATCGCAGTTTTCAAGCCGCACAGCGTGCTTGTAATACTGAGTAACGCCAAGATAATCCAGAATTTCCGGGTCATCGATCATAAACCAGTTGTTCTCAAAAAACGCCTTGCTTGCATTGCGCGCGTTCTTGAGTTCCTGAAGTTCCATATCCTGTTCGTCCCCGAGTTCTTCCCAGCGGAACAGCTCACCAGTCTTTGAAGATACATAAATCAACAGGCCGGGGAAACCGTTTTTCACCTCTACAATTGTGTGAGGATCAAGCTGGGTGCGAACTTTATATGTCTTCTTCGCGGGTGTCTCAATTACAGATTCGACAGCTGGCTCTGTGACTTGTGCCGCCTGCGTCTTTGCCGTGCTCTTTGGTGTTGTCTTCGTGACCTTGCTTTTTGTTGCTTCTGCCATCATATTTAATTCCTTTCATTCAAAAAGAGGGGCGAATGCCCCTCTTGGATAGTTCAATTAGGTGAACTGATACTTACCGATGCCCTCGTTGCCACCGGTCATCAGGAGGCCAATTCCGTATTTCTCGCCATAGAAATCTGAAATGTTCAGTTATAAATTTGATTTGGTAGTAAAGTTGTTTTATTGACTTGGCTTCCTGAATGCCTTGCCGTTCGCCATAAGCGGCGACGATAACATGCGTTCAATAGGCCAGCCACTATAATATCTTGAGTTCATCGTTGCAGGACATATCCCAACAATCCCAGCCCACTCTTTAAGAGTGTGGGATTGTCCATTGTAATCGAGTACGACATTGTTGCGACGGTTGTTCGCCTGCGCAACGCGATCAACCCATCGACAATTTTCCGGGCAATAATCTCCATCATTATTGACCCTATCAATTGTCAGGCCATATGAGTATCCGCTTTTGTACGACCAGTTAGCAAACGCCTCATACGACCCATTCCAATCATCACAAACTCGAATTCCTCGTCCACCGTAATCTGGGTACGCCGCAGACTTCTTGTTATTGCACCGAGTTTTAATCGCACACCAAACACCATATAGCAGGTCTTTTGATGCATGGTGTGTAGAATTGTGTTCTGACATGTACTCTTTACGATAGCATCCGCACGACCGCGAAACGCCTTTGCGTAAATTATCACCATGACATATCACGGTATTGCCACACTCACAGACACATTCCCACATAATGCGGTGACGCCCATTGCTCTGTATCACGTCTGGTGCGCGATGCAAAACCGTTAATCGACCGAATTGTTGACCAGATAGATCAATTAGTTTCAATTTACCACCTTAGATTATTATTTACCAAATCAAAAAGCTCGCTAAGCTATAACCGGTGCCAAAGCACTCCTTCATTCTTTCAATGAAGCACAGACTATATCTTCACCCACATGGGGTGCCCACCACAGGATGCGCCAATCGCTTGCGCACCACTTAGTCGTTGAACGTTCTCCTATTCGGAGCTTCGCTGCTGATTGCCCATTTTGTAGATAACGTTTAGGATTTAACCATGCGCCATCTATCCACTTTTTTCTACTTTCGTCACCGTCGCACTTGCGCATTTCAACGCTATGCTGTGGTGTGGATAGCTTTAGGGGTTTCCAGCAATTCAATGGGGTATTTTTCGTGCAGATTGCTCTACACGCGATCTATAGTTACGCAGCAAGTGCGTATTCTAAATCCTGAGTAAGATCAGCGTTGTTCATGAAGTTACCCATGCTCATAATGGACTGACCCTCATAAACACACTTGATCGGCGTCGTTTCCCCGGCGATAACCGTAATCGTATCGTCAGGCATAACAAAGCTGGTGCTGCCAACCTTGTGACGCTGCGGGATGACAACAACATCGGAGCCGAAGAACTTGCCAGCGTAGCCGTTGTTGTACATAGCATCCTTATAGCCGTCGGACTGGATGGACGGGCTCAGCTTGCGCAGAGCCTTCTTGGTGCCGAGAATCTTCGCAGCCTGGCCACCGGAAGCGGCCTCAACATGTGCGATAACCTCAAGCAGAGCATCCTCGCTGTAAGTACCGGCAGCGGGGAAGTAAGTAGTGCCACCAAAATCAGTAGCGGTTGCGTTGGCCCAGCAGCCATAGATGTCATTCAGAAGCTGCTGACGGAAAGACTTGGTGACGTCGGCAATCATCTGGTTGAAATCAGCGCGACCGGACAGGATACGGTTCATCTCTTCGTAGATCTTCACGACACGCAGTTCAGTCGGAATCGTGACCTCGGAGATGCCGCTCAGACGCTGACGACGGATGCCCTGAGTGCCGTCCGCAGCCTTAGCAATCAGATACCAGTTATTGTCCTCAACCTCGAAGACGTTCTGGTCACCCTCTGCCATGTTACGGAACTCGACGAGAGCGTTGAAGAAATCAGAATCCTGAAGACCTTCAGGAATCGTGCGTTTCAGAATTTCCTCAACAAGAGTGAACATACCGTTGCACTGACCGTCGCGGATTTTCTTATAGTCAAGCTTGGTGCTGCCGCCATTCATTTCAATGAGGGCCTCACGCAGCGTTTCAGTGGAATCACTGACGGAATAATTAGCGGGGGCAACGCCGTGGAAAGCGTCAACGCCCATCTTAATCAGATTAGTCATATCTGCCATGATTATTTCTCCTCTCTTGAAATGATTAGCCGACCAGCTTAATCACGTAGTACGTGTAGCGACCGTTCTTCTCGATCGCATCGATAGTGCCGATCTGAGTAGAGCCAGATGTCAGGCTGGAAACGACCTTCATCTTGGTGCCAGCCATCGCCTCAACGATGTTGCCCTTTGCAGGAGTGCCAGCAGTCAGGTCAAGAGCGTCGGCAGTAACACTGAAATAGCCCTTGCACTCAGACAGGTAGTAGCCGCGAGTGTTCTTACCAGCCTCGTTGTAATACTCATCGAGGTTCTTCTTGCGCTCGTCGTACATAACCTCAACGCCCGCAACAACAGCCAGATTCTTCAGCGGAGAATTAGCAGCCGGGGTAGAAGCGGTATGAAGTTCGCGCTCACCATCGATCAGGTCGCCGATAACGACGATATTGCCGTTGTCAATCGCGGTATCTGTATCGCTGGGCTGATACTTAAAAGAAACAAGGTGCGTACCGGAAACAGTGCCAAGCATGTTATCGGTACGAATAACGCCATGCGCCATTGTAAATTCCTCCTAAAATCAAAAAATCCGCAGTCTCCACGACTGCGGCTAACGTTAAAAATAAAACTTACTTTTTAAGGTACTTGCTATAAGCACCGCCATAAGGCTCGGTACTCGGGATATTGTGCTCGACCGGAAGCTTAATCTGCGTCTCTTCTGTGTTCTGTGATGCAGCAGAGAAATTAACCTTCGTATTGCGGCCACGGAGCGCATAGCATTTCTCTTCGATTGCATCGAGAGCCATGTCTGCGCAATTTGCTTTCAGCTTTGTGAAAGCTTCAACACCATCCAGGTCAGGGAACTGTGCGAAGATTTCAGCCTCAGCAGCGTCGCGCGCCTCCTTCTCCTTGCTAAGCTTGAAGGTGTTAAGAGCGTCAACCTGCGCCTGAAGCTCACTACGCTCGACATCAAACTGAGCCTTATCCTTTGCCCGTGTACCATCCATAACGGCCTTGGCAAACGTTTCGAGAGAGAAGACCGCAGGCTGGTCGCCTTCGTCAAAATCGACGTAAGATACCTTCTTACGCTTCTTTGCACCAAAGTCGATCACAACATGATCACCATTCATACTGAACGGTGCGCCATAGATGTTCCAATCTTCGCAATCCTCGAAAATGACCTCCGCAGGATCAGAAGTATAGTCGCGATACCAGTAGCGCGGCCACTCGTCGCCCCATTCTGTCTGCATTGTGACAGCACGAAGTGCCCCACGCATCTCAGCTACAAGCTGCTCGCCGGACAGCGAGAAGGCAGGAGTTGCTTCTGGCTCCGCTGCGGGAGCGGATTCTGCATTTTGCATCGCTTCGAACTTTGCTCGGAGTTCGTCCGTAGTGAAATCTTCGAGATTGAAGTCGAGATTTTCCGCTTTGAGGTTAAACTCTGCAAGCAGAGCGTTCTTTTCGTCCAAGATCGAATTTCCTCCTTCCGTTTTTTCTATATCAACGTCCGCAGCGGACTGTTGAATCGATGAAAAACTTTCTTTGAAATCCTCCATCATTGCTGTATACTGTTCCTTGAACGTATCAAGCGTAAACATGTGCAATGCTGCGGATTCAAAACACGGCTTGTCCTCATCGCCGTTCAAAAGTGTAAGTGCAGTAAATTCGAAATCGTTAATGTAATAAACGCCGTCTTTCATCTTGCCGTCTTTTACATTGATTTCCATGCTCTGCGCCGTAACACCATCTTCTTTGATCTTCTGGTAAGCTGCCTGGCGTCTCCACAAGAGTATATCCGTACAAAAATACTCATGCTCTGTACCGTTGTCGTCGATTGTCTCAAACCATGGCGCTGTTTCCTTCGGAACTACACCAACGGGGTCGGTCATATTAACCATCTTGACGCCATCATCGGTGCGCACAATCTCAACATCATGACCACCAAAGCTGTCTTCTTCAACATTGTAGTTGACAACCACGGGGCAATACGCCAGCGTTGGGGCGCTCTTCTCAAAGGCGCGACGAGAAATATTACTGCCGTTTCGGTTCTGCCCGCTATATGCAATTTTCAAGACACCCTGATCGAAAGACGAATTGACGCTTACGATATCAGAAATGGTTGCCGAATAGCGAACAGACATACTTTTCTTTTCCATGTTTCACCTCCCGCTGGGCACAAAAATAGCGCCAGCGAATGGCGCATTAAAAAGTCAACGTGTCGCTAAGGACATACGAACACGTTGAAAATGTAGAGAACATCTCGTCCTCTTTATTTACAAAAACCCAGATCGGCTTGTCTTGGCACTGCTTCAGGAGTTCATACCCGAGGGCCGACAAGAAATCCCGGTCGGATTCCGTAAAGACATAAATGAACTTCACTCGCTATCACCCGTACCTTCCTTCGCTGCCTCACCATTATCGCTGATTTCGCCAACGCCCTTTTCAGGGGCACCGGCATCGCCTGTCATACTCGAAGAAGCACTCAGCGTAGACGAAGTCTTCAAAGGCGTCAGGCGATCATAGAGCTGCAAAACATCTTTTTCAAGGAAATTCATGCAGTCGAGGTCTGCCTGGGGAAGCCCCTGAGAGGAAGCATAATAGCTGATCATCGGGATACCACTCTGGCACGCCTTGAGATACGCATCGCCTACCTCTTTGCGGTTGAAAGGAGAGCAATCAAGGAATGTAACCTTAAAGTTCTTACCATATGACTGACACCAGATAAAGCGATTGACCATCTGTTCAATACTCTTCACAACTCCGAACGTTATCGCTTGGTCAGCCTTGATTGAAAGCAACAGGGCATTTGATGATGCCTTTGCGTTATTGAACAGCAGCGAAGACACACCAGCCGCAGAGAACAGATTCTGTTCTGACTCCGCAACGGCATCCGAGTCCCCAGTCTGCGTCTTGTTGAAGCTGATCTTTTCAATATCCATCGGGGACAGAACAGCACCAACCTCTTCTGGCAGTACGCTATCCAGATTGCGATAGAACTCGACGGCCTTATCGTAATCAAGCAACCACTCGCCCGCATCGTTGATACCGAGTTTCATAACCAGAATCGCATAGTTCTCAAGTTCCTCTCTCGTGAACTTAAGCGCCTTGTAATCTTCGAGGTTATAAATCTCGCGCAGAATGCCTGCGAATGGCGGGATCGCATAATTCAGAATATCAGTGTTGCACTTAATTGCGAATGAATTCGGTGAATCAAGTTCCTGCCACTTCATCGTCGCTCGATTGTTCTGGTACAAATTATATTTTGTCTGGAACTCAGCGGGGTAGAAGGGAAGATACTGACTATTGGAATCAAAATACGAAAAATCGAAGGTCACGTTGCACACGTTGCCTTCGACGGTAGCGATTTCACAATAGTCAGACGGAAGCTGATGCAGCGTAATATTATCATTCGACACAATCAGCGTTCCATAGAATACATCCTCGCGCAAGCAAACCGTCAGAATTTTTGGGAACTGATTCTTCGGGTCAAGTGCTGACATTGTATTCAGCACTTTCTGATAGTTGCGCCGGATCGACTTCGGCTTGGCGGTCGACGTGTCCACTTTGTACGGGGACACAACGAACGACAAATCAGACAAGCCAACGAAATATTGAACCAGACGTCTAAAATGGCTGCTCGCTCCGTAGATGTAGGTAACAGCTTCTCTCAGCTGCTTCCTATACTGATACGGGTTGGACAGATACGTGGCAATCTGATCCTTCGTGTACTTGGAGAAAGTCGGGCTCGCATTCGTACCGTTAAGGTCTCGCAGAATTAAGTGGTTAAGAGCCGCGAAACGCTCTTTCATGCCCGGAATCGCTGCAAAATTAAACGATTTCGACACATCAGCAGGGGATTGCTTTTGCGTTGGCTTCTGACTGTCATCAGGAACCAGCGTCATCTTCTTCGAATCGGCCATGCCGCCCTCCCTTCAAAGAGTTATTTTATTTTTGGTGCTCTGAACATAAAGGTCACGCTACTGATTGAGCTTGCACGCTTCTTTCTCATACGTGCCTCAATTTGCCCAGCGACATAAATGTTGTATGCAAGACTTGAGTAACGGTCCTTTCTGGCACCTGTGCGCTCCGAAATTTTTACAAGACCGGAGCTTTCATCGTGATTCAAATGAATGATTTCGTCTATTGCAAGAGTTGTATTGATATAGGGCAGCTGAATCTTGGACTTTTCCATCGCATCCAGCTTTTTATACCCTGTCACATTTTGCAGGAGATCCTCTGCGTCAAACTCGCTGATTAGCATTCGGACACGGCCACTTCTGAACCCCTCGCGCAATCCAATCGCGCAATCAGAATTCAATTTCGCCGAGCCGTTAATTGCCCAGATCACACGCTTTGCACCCTGAGGTGCTCGTGCTGCCCAGTCGGCATCATTTGAAACAGACAGTGCTGGATATGTAATGTCAGACGATTTATCGTATATATCACGCAGCAGCAGATCAAGAACGCCGCCGCCCACGCCCTTCGCGTCAATTACCAACCAGTCACAATCGAATTCATCGAAATATTTCCGAATCATCAACGCTTGATCTTCTGTGTGAGCGCCTTCAAGAACTTGCGTATATACAATATTATTGATGTAGCGCCCATCACGATTTGGCTGCATGGAGTTGACCATGATTGCAGTTGCGTCATTGCGCCCGCTCTTGCCGCCAGAAGCCATCAACGCAATGTCCATTGATATGATGCGCACCTCGCCGGGCTGCTTTTTCGGAATCCGCAGTTTCGGATCAGCAATTTTGGGGCACACATTGTCTGGCAACCAGGGGTATTTGACGCGACGATTCTTTGAGATTGATGCGAAGTCAAAGAAAGAACCTTCTTCATCGCCCCAAAAAACGCACTCCATCTCCATTGCCCACTTTATTTCACTAAAGCCGTCTTCGGACATTTCATCCGCAACAGCCTCAGCATCGAGCAATCCTTCTTTGATCGAAAGCTGATAGGGAAGTGCGCAAAGGAAGTATTTCTTTGTATCATCCACCTCGTTTTTGAAGAAAGAGAGCATTTTCTGATAAGACCAATGCTCCTTAAACCATGCAGACGAAAGATATAGTTCCTTATTTCGTTCCCACAAATTTTGATATTCTGGCTTATCCAGATACTTCGGATGCCTGCGAGAGGTCAAGAACTTGCGAAGAACCGTCGTAATAACATTCTCGTTGATCATACGGAACTCATCACAAACAAGGACATTACAGCGATTACCTCTGGATGAGTCAGACGCTGTAACGACTTTTATACGAGATCCGTTATGAAATGTGACGTATGCGTTTGATGCCGTTGTAATCGGGCCGTCTTTAATCTCGGCTCGGAGTTCCGGCGAATTTGGCATAAGCTCGTCGCGTATGTATTCCAGAATATTGACCGACTGGCTGCGATTGCCCGCAGCGATGCAAATCTTCGTGCCAGGATAGAGAATGCAGCGCACCACGCAGTAAATTGCAGTCAGGAACGTCTTGCCAATACCTCTGCAAGCGATAAACATGAAATAGTCATTCACATTCATCAAATAGATCAATATTTTCTGGAATAATTTAAGATTGATATGAAGAAAATCCTTCACATATCGGTGCGGATTCGCTCTATAGAATGCAGCCAAATTCGCGATGCGCAACAGTTTGCGCTGATAGTCAGTCATCGTCATCGCCCTCATCAGAAGCGAAGACGCTGTCAAAGAACGACTCGTCATCTTCTCCTGAATACTCTGGGCGCTCAACCCTACGCTTTGCCATCTCGTCTTCGTAAAGCTTGCTATACGAATTCTTGATGTTTAAGGTATGACACAGATGACCGAGGAACCAGATGCTCATATAGCGCGCAATTTTGTCAACGTCTGCAAAATCAGGATCTGGGTCCGGAATCGGTTTGTCGTCTTCCCAGCGCTTAATGCCAGTGCCAAATGTGAGAACATCGTCGGCGGCGCGTTCATCAGCCTTCTTCTTGGACGGACTCAGATTTGCGGAGTTGATTAGGGAATTGTACTGAGATACGTCATCGGAAATTTTTGCACCGTTCTGAGCGCCCTTGCTGATACGCCACTCAAGAATGGAAATCTGCTTAATGATACGCAGCTGCTCTCGCGTGAACGAGGTGTTCGGGTCTTCAACTGCTGTCCAGCCATCGTAGATAGACTGCAGCGCGAGACAATCCTGCTCTGGGAATCCACGCCAGAAATTACGCACTTCTTCTGGAACAACCTGTTCCGCCGTAACAGCCTTCTCATTACCATCATCATCAATCTCTGTGACGATCATGGTCGGTACTCGACTTTCTTCTTCGTCAAGTGTGTCATCATATGTGCGCCCCATGAATGGCAGCGTGTTCGTATGCGCGATATATGTCAGCGCGTACTTGTCTGGCATCTTGCTGCCGCGAAGCGCTACTTTGCAGGCAGCGGGATTCCAGTAAACATCAAACTTGTTGCAAATACGGCGGATTGCTCTATCCGCAGAACCAAGCGCGATGAAATAATGCTTATACAGGTCGGTTACGCAGTGGTTGCAAGTCGGAAGATATCCATTGTTGCCAGAGTAAATAGAACTCTGCACAGGCATGAAGTTCCCCTTTTGCCGCTTATACCTTTTTCCGCACCTACAGCAATAGAACTCTGTGCGTTCATTTGTGACCGGCTCCGGAAGTCTGGTGCCGCGACTATTATATCCGGGCGTCACCTTGCTGACTTTCGGCATAGCTATCAATCGGCAACCGTGCCGACATCCTCACGCACATAGCCATCGTTGACAGCGCGCTTGAACGTGCCGCCAGAAACGAACTTAACCACGTTCTTTTCGTGCGTATACATCGGCTCACCGGTCTGCGGGTTGCTCACAAGCTTCGGGGCGCGATGCTTCTTCTCAAACGTACCAAAGCCGCTGATGCGAACGCCATCTTCAGCTGCAAGCAGTTCCATGACGGTCGTGCAGAAGTCGGTCACAATTACACGAGCGGACTTCTTGGTATAGCCCTTCTTTGCAAGAGCGTTGATAAGATCTTCTTTGAGTAACATCATTTTGATAAAATCCTTTCGTTCAAAAATACAAAATAAGCCCTCGCGCAATTAGCGCGAGGGGAGAATACATGATCACAGATCGGAAAGTGTTTTCTTTTCTGGCGTAATAATATCGCCGCCACTGAAATACTTTCCGATTTCGTCAGATATGTCTGTGTCTCGATATACTGAGACAAGAGATACGTCAGACCAACCGACGATATTCGCGATTACCTCATCCGGAATTCCAGACGTTGATAGGTAAGTCGTGAAGAAATGCCTGCATGAGTGGAAGTAAAAATCGACACCGAGAATCTTTGAGCATTCTTCCGCCCATCCGCTGATGGACGCAACGGTCCGGTGCTTATTTGAGTCTTTCGGGTCTGGGAACAGCCACTCGCTGTCAATTCCTTTTTCGCGCCGATAATCGAGCCAGTAATCCAACCAAGGGCGGAACGGCTTTGCCAGCGTATAGCACGTCAGCATTTTCCCGCTCGTACCACGCCCCTTTGTCTGGATAAGGCGCGGAGTCTTATACAGCGAACCAAAAATTACATTGCATTCATCAAAGTCGGAGACCTTAAAACGAAGCAACTCGGCCTTACGTCTGCCCGAATATGCTGCCAAAGCCACGAAGCACGCACGCTCGTGTTTACCAGCGTCATGCAGCGCATTCAACAACCTAAGAATATCCTTCTCAAAGAGAATTGTCTTCTCTCGTACAGCATTCTTCACCGGGTCTTCAATCTTGCGCACAATTGGTCGGAAATTTGCGTAGTCCTCATCATCACCAACCAGTATGTTGTCAATATAGTTGCTCAATGACGAAAGTGACGCTTTCAGCCTTCTTACGCGTGCTGGGCTGTTCTCATGCTCAGAGATCAGCCAGTGCTGATAAGAAACAATCGCACGCTTTTTTACCTCTCTAAACGGTTTGTTATCGTTATATAGAAGGTTAAAGACAAAGAAAATGTTCAAATCCGAACGGTATTGGGCGATAGTGCCCGGAGACCGCTGGATCGATTGAAGATACAGGAGGAAATCATCCCGGAGTCTCAAGTTCTCCGGATTCACCTTAGCAAGCAGCTCAGGCGTTGTAATCGAATTAAATTTTGTCTTGCGTCCCATAGCACTATCGCCCTCCTTCCGCGCAAGATTTGTGAAAATCAATTTAAAATGAAGTTTTTTGTACCGGTATGGCCGTACTGAGAATCGAACTCAAACAGGCGGGCCATAGATTTGCTGCCACGAAGAAGCTTGTCCGAAAATGGATCGGAACCAATGAAACTCGGGAGCACAATCACCTCTACATTGTGATGTTCTTCTTCTCCGACGACATTCTCACTTCCGCCGTGGAAGTGTCCCAAGAAGATATAGTCGAAAAGCTTTCTGTGCAGCTTGGAAAGATTCTCCGCGCAGGTAGTCGGGTCTTTTACCTGATGCCCGTGCATAGCGATGCACTGATGCCCGGCAACCGCAAACTGTACGCTTTCCTGACCTACGGTGTCAGCCACAGTGACACGCGAATTGTCAAGAAGCAGATCGCGCACATAGCGGACAATGATTCGCTCCAGATCCTCTGTGGCGAGTTCGCTCGGCTTGCTGCCAAGCGGGCGAATCTGAGAGTGATTTGCTGCAGGCACATGAATATATGTGATTTCACCAATCGTCGACAAGTGGTTCAAAAATGTCGCAATCGCCCACGATACTTCGACCACGGCATCGACTACCGGGATCTCGTTGATCTGTAGATCACTGAGGCGCAGAATGCCCTGTACGCAGTCTCCAGCATTCAGAACGGTAAGTTTTGTAATACCGGCTCTGCATGCCTCATCGACAACTTCCGAGGCAAGGCGGTCAAGACGTCGCTTGCATTCTTCTCTGGAATACGAATTATGTAAACTATCAAACTTTGCGCCGTAATGCAGATCGGCGAATCCAAGTACCCATTCCTTATCCGAACTATAAGTTACGCCTGACACATCACAAGTCAGCGGTGGAGGAGTGACCTTCTGCATGACGTCTGCCATCTGCTCAAAGAACAGATCGATGCGAGCGTCCTTATTTGTATCACGGACAAGGTCACGCTTGACGAGCTGCAGCTTCTGACGTTCGGAAACGAGGTCGAGCCGACGGCGTTCAAGATCGAGCAGCGCCTGTTCTGGCGTATCCGGAGACACCCCTTCGCGCTCCATTGCCTTGATGGTCTGCAAGCTGCCATACATCATCCTACGCGTGTTGTCGGAACTATACTCTTTACCGTAAAGCGGATAGCTGAGTTCAGCATAGTCTTCGTCTTCCAATGTCTTATCGACGAGCTTCCCGTATACAAGCCGCTTGTGATAGGCGAACTCACCCTCGCCATCTCTTTTTGCGGGAATCATCGCACGAGCCCTCTCAACTGCTTCAGGAAGCGCATAACATACGGCTCCTCCGTAACATAGTAATGGTGAACAGTCTTAGTAATCGTCGCATGCGGGAAACGCCTGCGAATTGCGAAAGATTCTTCCTTAGTAACAAGTTTCAAAATTGCTATACCCCTTTAAATTCAAATTTGATAGATATCAAGAATATCTATCCTTTTTTACATGTATAGCGTGAAACTAAGAAACCCGCAAACCCTTGCAGCGCAAGGGTTTGCGGGTACTTTCTAAATCAAAGTGATAGATTTTTTACGCGAGTTGGAACCAACGTTCTCGCGCTTTTTGGCGGTTAATTTCGGTCGCGCAGTCATGGCAGTATTTCATACGGTTGCTATTTTTACGAACGACAAGGCCACATTCAACACATGAAAAATACGGTTCGCCGCAGAACTGACGGTATTGATACCCAAGATTGCGGAAGTCTCGAATCTTCAATGCTGGGTCTCCGGCGAAGTCACAAATCTGCACTTTTACATTTTCGCTGTCTGCTCGGCGCGGCCACTCAATCATACCAGCGTCATATACCATACGTTGAATTTCCGCCCGCTTATCAAATGAGCCAAAGATGTTCGCAAGTTTATACACATCTGCCTGCGGAGTACCGATCCACCCGTCGCTCTTTGGGTTGACGGCGTTGCGATACTTTGCAAGGCATAGCATCGTAAAAGCCAACTGTCTAGCCTGCATTTGTTCCAGTGACGCAATGCGATTCAATTCTGCTTCCGTAATATTGACAAAATCGATTTCGAGCATAGGCCACTTCTTCGACAGATCTATAGCCTTGTCAATCATATCCGTATACCGGAACATCTGTGCATACGGCTTGCTCCTCAGAATGTGTTCTTCAACCTTGCGGCGAATCTGCTGTTTCCTCATGCCTAATGCTCGCCAATATTTCGCCAGTATACAAATCGACACATACTCATCTTTTCCGAGACTATATTGTTCAATCAAATTTTCTGCGTATGTTTTTTCGTTTAAGATAATTTCCTTCAATCAGCAATCTCCCCAATCTTCATCAATATTATATCCGTGTAAAACCAAATCCACCGGCTGCATTGAGTATCTGCCTCCGTTATACATAACCTCCCCATCGACAGCTGCCACCGGTGCTACAGCGCCAGATGAGTGATTGAAGATTGTCGGCAGGATGTTCCACGGGCGCCTTCCCCACAGCAGGCAGCGAACCCACTCCTTGGAATAGTATTTCGTAGCCAAAATATTCCTAATTAGGCGAGTGTCGTGGCTGGCACCAGATAATTGCCGGTACAAGGCCATACTAATCCAATTTGCGAATGATTCGTCCCCAAATGACGCTTCTTTCATCTTGCATTGAATGATCATCCCGTAATCGTGGACAATTGCGCCCACGCGCTTGAGGATCTTTTGGTCAACATCGTGGATATTGAAGTCAGTGTCAACTACCAGCGAAGGATCGAATTCGCATTTGGGCTGTCTGGTCGCCTTTCTCGGGAATTGGTCTTCTACCATCCAGCAAAGTCGATTCATAGTGCATTCGCCATAATTAACTGGCGCGTTATATGTTGCGGAGACCACGAAACCTGCCTCGTCCTCTGTGAGCTCGTCGGCAGACTTCTGCATAATTGCGTCAAAGTCCTGCTGAAATTTTTTCTTTGCAGAGAATTTAACCGTAGATTCGTACTTTCTGACAAGCTTCCCAAGCGCCGGATAAACATACATCATAAAATAGGGCTTCTTATCAGCACAAATACTGAGTTGAAGCTGGAGCTCATCTTCGTCGTCCTTAAACTTGCTCACACACGCTCTGCGGCTATGCCAATGGGCTGGCATGGAATTTGAAATTATTCCCTTGCTCTTGTCGATTTCGTCCTGCTGCGCTTTCTGGCCACATTGAATACGATATTCCAACGTTTCATATTCCCTGGACCCCGGCTGGAAGTTCGCCTGCACGTCATACATCGATGTGACCCAGTTTGTAATCTGCCCGATCGCACTGCCGAAACTATTGATGTTGGACTCAATCAGCGCGTCTTCGGAAATCACGACCTTTGGCGCTTTCTTCTGCAAACACATCAACGTTTTCGTCGGCCTAATGTTGTCGACCAGAACGGGAGAACTTGTCGTAAACACAAGATCTCCATCGAAGTCCGCTCCATTCAGCGCCGCCATCGTCGTATCCCATGAGTTGAGTACCGTGACCGTTGGCATATGCTGATACCAGTGCGCCGCGTCGTCACTCTGGCAGATATTCTGCAGACGAATATTATTGTGACAAGACATTGGCGCTCGGAAACACGCAACCTTTTCAATCCCGCAGTCCAGCCAGTACCTATTGAATATCTCGTTTCGCCGCAGGATACCGGTAACGGGAAGCCCAAACATACTTTGGCATAGCGCATACAGATCGCCAGACAGGATAGTATAGTTGCCAGGTACATCGATAACGCCTATTTTCGCTTCTTTAATGCGCTTGGTTATCATAGCACGGACTTTCATCCTAATATGGGGGTCGTTAATCATGTCTGGGCACATCATCAGTGCTGCAGCTTCCGGGCTATCCGATGCGTCAAATGCACCATTGCCAATATGTTTTCCGGCGAAGTACAGAATTGTTTTTCTGTAGTCAAGGCCAAGCACATCGTGAATCTCATTGACCGTCGGCATAACGAGTTCTGCAAGCTGCTCATCTGTAAGGCGGTAACTCTGGATGAATTGGTAATTCAAAGAATGGCGAGACTCAAGTTCCTGTTCAGCTACCTTTGTAATGCCAAACGAATATTTATTCGCGAAGCAGTTCTCAAGATAGTCTTCCATGCTGGAATAACTATCCCATAGCTTGACCTGCGATGTTGTCAGCACAAGCTCCACATTCCGAAGGTCTCTTTCTGCCCCCCAAGCGTCCACAATCGTTCTGCGTCCGGCAACCTTGTCTGCAAACTCCAGAAAGTCAAATGCAAACACCATGCCTTTTTCCCATGCGAAACGTGTGTTCATACCGCAGGCTGTGTAGCTGAGTCCGAGCTCTTTTGACCAACGCTCAGCAAGGGAAGGGAGCATCATGCCGCATCCATCGGACGCGCAAAGCTCGATTTCCGCGTTATCGTCCGGGGTCATGGTCGGATCACCGTCTTCCGAATCTGCCAGCCACACGACGCTGTCGATAAACTTTGTTTCGCAATCAGGCACGATGACGATTCCGCGCGGGAATGAGACCGGCGTAGAGCCAGAGCAGGTGAGTGCTCTGTATGCTTCGAACTTGGCGGGAACCAACTCTTTGGTGGTATCCCGTCCATTATCAATACGTCTCCGCAGCTCATCTACGAGGTCTGCATTGACAAATACAATCGTGTTTTGTTTGATGCCGCCATTCGTTCCAAGAAGTCTGGCGTACTTGATACCATTTATATAAAAACCATTGATCGCTGTGCGGTAATCCTTTTCGCTATCAATGATGATACAGACGTAGTCTTTTTGGTACTGCAGCTTGTCCAGCTGCGCGTACAATCTTTTCAGCTGCGCTCTACGCGTGCGCGAGTCTTCAATTTTTGTGACGTCCCGAATCTGACGCCGCACATCTGCAATCTCGGCTCTCTGGTCGCCGCCGCCATTTAATTCATTGATCCAGCGTAACTGCTGACTGCTCGAAATCGTCACGAGCTCGTCCCTCTCGCGGGCATCCTGAAGGTCAAGCTGTAAATTCCAACGCGCTTCTCTCAGCCGTTTGGAATGAATCTTCAGGATGAAATATTGCACTGGCTTACGCTTTGCGATAAGAATACCCCCAATCCCAAACGTCAGCATCCATATCTGCGTATTGCAAGAATTCTTCACGGTACGAATGCCGCGTGTTTTCGATTATCTGGTCAATATCTTGGCCAGTCGGAGTAAAGTTGTCGCATGTGTGCGCCGCTGCGCATTGGTCTGCCCACAGGCATGCGCTGCATTCATATGTATCTTCGGTGTAGTTCAAATCATTCTTCCTTTCCGTATCTTTCGAAATATTCCTTCTGTGTGTCTTCGATCCATTTATATAAAAGCGTCCGCATCCGCCGAGACGGCAGGTAAAGCCACACTGGCTTACCATTGCGGATGGCTGAACGCCAGATCCACTGAAGCATCGTGGACAGAGCCCAACGGTTGTTGTCAAATGGGTGTCCCAAGTTTGCGTAGAACGTTATCAGCTTCCCGTTTGCGAACAAATTGACGGGATAAACAAGAACCTCTTTATCCGAGTAGGCGTTGGTGGCCTTTTGGGAAAACACAACATCGCTGTTCCAGTAGCCCTTCCCACGAATCTTACCCCAATACTTCTTGAACGTCCCGCACATACGAGACTCCACGGGATAATGTGACATTCGATTCTTAAAGTAGTTATATATATTCTTCCGTAGCTGATCGACTTCCTCTGGCTTGGTATTGTACCAATTCATCGATAAGGCGTGAGGCGAACGCCCCACCTCGTTGATTTTGTCGTGATTTTCAATCAGAAGCATCTTATCAAGCTTGGCAACATATGCGGGGATGTAATCTTTATGATCGCAGAATCGGTATGTGCCGGACTCATCCTTGCTGATGCCAATCGCGCGATACTCAATACCATAGACTTTGAAGAACGCTTCCATTTCTGAGTGCTCAAACAAATACGTCAGCACAATGACATCGTCCACGACCTTGAACATTTCGTGGGAAAACCGCCAGTAGAACACATCCTTTCTTTTCCCGCTCCCCAGGCACACCACAGACCGCGCGCGCAACCTCTTCAGGATGGGAGTGAATAATCCTCCCTGATACGCTTTGCCAGCCTCGGTAATGAAGTATTCCCCCGGAAGCCTCTCCTCTACTAACCCCGCCCTCACAGCCACCTCAATATCGCTGTAATGTACCGACGGTTCTTCGTCTAGTACGCTGACCTCCTCGTCGATGATAACAGTATAGCCCCGATCCTGAATATCCTGGAACATCTCTGGGGTATAGTACATCAGGCACTGATGCGTCGAGGCAATATTGCGCCCCTCGCGCACAAGCTCCGCCGTATGGTTCGTCTTGGAAAACGAATACTTCGGGTCTTTGCTATTAGGCTCGACGAAGTCCGCCTGCGGGCACGCCTGCTTAATACGCTCTGCTTCGTCCAGATACGGAGTAATATAAATGAATTTCTTCTCCGGGTGCTCGTTGATGTATGTAATCGTTGCGCTGGTCTTGCCGCTGCCCATAATTGCATCACATACTTTTACCAAATTGTTGCCCTCCTTCATTTTTGCTTAAAAAGTTCGATTTTTGGGGTGTGTTTTCCGATTTAGCACCTTGGTGGTGCTAAGCGCCCTGAACCCATTGAAAACACTAGTTTTTTTGGGGGTGATCCTATAAAGAAAATTAGTTGTAAATACCTGCTATATATTCAGGTGACGTTGCTGATTTTTCGTCACAACGTTATAAATGGTTGCTGATAGACGGTCACTGTCTACTAGCCTTGCTTGTCTTTCCTTCGGACAGCTTCGCTGTTTTATAGGAAATCCAAGCTAGTCCATTCGTCCATACAACCGTCTAGTTTGTGTCCATCTGCCTTCTTTGGAACCGATCTCTCTCCTCGAAGCGCTATTCAGTTTTCAAGGTACATACCGCTGAACGAAATTCGCTGCGCTGGCATCCTCGCCCGTACTTTGTACCGGCTCGTCTGCCTCTCGTTCGCGTTCCACGACCGAGACCGCTCCGCTCGGCTTGGCAATTTCACAAGTTCAATTGCTTCGCCAATTCTTCCAGCTTACATTCGACATACTTGATTTTTTATTGCCAGAAAGGGAATTACATGGCCTTGCCCGCTGGGTCTTCAACTACACTAGAATCGATGATATAATGGTGCTGCTTGCTGCCAAGATTCAGCCCTTCGTAGGCGTCCACAATCTCATCGTCCGTAATTCCGATGTAGTTCAGGGTAATCGCCGCGCTGCTGTGCCCAAAGATCTTCTGAAGCACCAACAGCTTTCTCTGGCTATTACCAGACATCATCATTTGATGATACCCAAATGTCTTCCGTAACGAGTGGGTAGACATGTGCGCGTCGATGTGCAGCGCAGCACCGACACCCTTGAGCATTTTCTCCACTGTGTTCCGGTGAATTGGTTCGTTGACTCCTTCCTTAATATTTTTCTCGCTCCGGAACATGTAGTCGCTCAGCTTGCAGCCGGGTGTCTTGCTGAGGTACAATTCCACGGCATCCATGACGGCCATGTTGATCGTAATGTAGCGGTTCTTCTTCACTGCTCTGGTCGACTTTGTTTTTTGTTCCAGAATAGGGAATGTCCGCTTGAACGTGAAGTCCGGGTTGATCAGGTCGCAGAACTTCAATGTCCGAAGGTCGCTGACTCTCAGTCCGAAGTTGATGCCTACGATGAAGAGCATGTTGTCGCGGTACTGTCCTCTGCGGATCAGGTAGTCTGAAATTCGTTCAATGTCTTGGATTCTCTTGATTGGTGTTGCTGCCCGGTCTACTGCAACCTCTCTGGTGTCAGGTGAGTCTGCTGGCTCGATGGTAGCGAACCGGAGTGCTCTGGACTCACGCACCTGATCCAGTTGGATGGTGTCGGAAGACTGGGTGAAATCCACCGGGATGATTTTGCTCAAATGATTGCCTCCTTAATAATGGAATCATAATCCGTTCTTTACGCTATTAGTATAGCATAAAAGTGCGGAAAAGTAAAGGGGCTAGAGCAAAGAAATTTCCGCAGTTTGCACATGGGGCGGAAGAGGGAAAATGCTCAGTGCCGAAGGGAACATTGCTCCTTCTGGCAAAAATAAAACAATAAATGGAAATATAATTATTATAAGAAATAAACGATAATCGCGTGAAAATAATAAAAATGCAAAAGTTTTGCAAAGAATGTGCTAGAAAAATGAAACAACCTTATCTATTATCGCGGAGAAAAGGCCGTTCAAAATGGGAAATACCCCGGGGTGCAAAGCCTCATTTTGCACACCGGTAGAATCGTATAAATATACGAATATCGCATACCGGGAGCGTATACCCAGTATATAGCGGTCTGTTTGTCTGTAGCGTTGTGCTGTGAATGTTTCCGTTTTACAGAGCATGTGCGGAATATAGCCATATTTACACTGTAAAAGTAGTGCGATAGACCGAAAATAACTTATTTTCTGGAAACATAAAATAATTGTTGACTTCCGGGAGCGGATATGATATACTCCAAAATGTCAAGAGGACATACCGCTTGACACTGGACATTGACAAGTTCATACTGCTAGACCGGACGGAAGCCCGGAAGCTAGTCAAGAACATTCGTCACACTTTGAGTAACAGGCCGCCGGAAAGCGACGGCTAGAGGGACGCATAGCCTAAGCGCAACGCGTATGGTATAGCCGCGATCCGGTAGTAAAGACGAAGGCGCGGGGAGCCGGAAATTTCCCGCCGACGAAAAAAGTTCTTGACAAACAACTTTCAATGTGGTATAATCCAACGTGTCAAGACAGAAAGCTAATTGTTTCAATCAATTCTGAATTGAAACAACTAAAAATTTCTTCTTGACAACGGCCCGAAAATGTGATATACTCCAAAATGTCAAGAGGCGGTGCAAACCGCCGCGTGAACCGCAGAACTGGACGGAGAACCAGAATAAAAAACCGTGCGGAGCGCGGCGCGGTGCTGACCACTGGACGCGCCGGACGAATCACGCGGACGGCATAAACGAATCCGGGCGGGGAGACAGTTCCCGCAGAAGCCCGGATACGACTCTAGCAGTATGAACCAACGTTCATTGTTTGAACCTTGACAACCGAGTGGACCGGGCGTATAGCGGAAAGAATGGGCGCTATCTGTTTACAGACGCGCCGCAACCCGTGACGTGTTTACACGTTGCACTTTCTGGAAACTATAAAGCTAGTTTGCGATACCGCGCACCGGGTGAACTCCGGACTAGTGTAGCGGAAGAAGCGTTTCTTTTCTTGAACATTGAATTGAAACAACTAAAAACAAGTTCACGCAGACCCACTGCGGGCGCAAAACTGTTAGAGTCAGGAGCGTATAAAGTGGGGAACTCCGACGCGAAACGCTATAGCCAAGGCGGCGCGGAGAATGTTACCGAACCAGCGCGAAACGTCTAGCAATAGACGGCGGCGAAAGCGTCCTACAAACGCAACTGGTAGCAGACCCTGAAAAAGTCTGTAGTAGGTAGCGCGCAATAAAAGCGCAAAAAAATGAAAAAACTCACGGTACAAGTGTATCCATAGCATGAGTTCCCATTGAACCGACGCAAGAGGCACGTAAACCGATCGTAACCACAACGACAAAAACTTGCAAGTTCCGGGTGTAGGGTAGTCCCGGACGGGTAAACATTGGAGCGACGTAAAACCGTCTAAAAGAATCCGCCGCGCGGCGCGGCACGAATGGGAAAAGTCAGCACTGAGACTGACAGCCGCAGCACTAGTACCGTTTAGCATTGACCGGGCGCGTGTCCGTAAAAAGACGCGCGCCTTAATGAGTGCTAAACACTACAAAAAAATGAGAAGGGACGATATAACTATGTCTAAAAATGTAAGCACAGGTGCAACGCACACTGAACCCACACTGGAAATCACGCAGAATTTCGGCGAAGGCGTCGCGGAGCAGAAGGTAGTAAAGACGTTGGAGCAGCTGAACGCCGACGTGACGCGCGAACTGGAAAGTGTCAATGCGGCCATTCAGGGCGGTCAGGACCCCACGGACACGCTTGCCATGCTGAAAACAGCGCTTGCGGCGCTGAACAAGCGTCTGGTGAAAAACCGTGTAGCGGAGTTCTCCGCGCTCGACGTGGTATCTCTGTACCGGGAGTATATCCAGAATCCATATGCAAAGTGCAGAGGGGCGCGCCCGAATAAGGACACGGGCCTGTATGTCCTGGTTGACGTGGACAAGTACGTCCCGTTTGAGGCGCTGGACGCGGCGAACCCGGCGCGGAAAATCACGCAGGTCGGGGCATGGCAGAAGATGGTTCGTGTTCTGCGGTATAACATGGCCACACTGGAAGTCCGCGAAAGCGGCAATGCGTCGTCAAACATCGCTCTGACGGCGGACGATATGTCCTACCGCAAGGAAATCGGATGGGACGTGAAGTCTTCCATCAACACTGCCACTGCGCAGCTTTCCGCGCTTGTTGCGGCGATCCTGCCGCCCGAACTCTGCCCGAAGACTATGTACAAGGCAGACACAAAACAGCTGATGAAGGCTATTATGCCTGAAACCGGCACGGGCCATGACACTGGTGTAACCATCAAGCGCGAAGCTTTCTTCGAGCAGAAGCTTTTTGCGGTGATCAAGACGCGCATGGCTGACGGCGGCTACCTGTACGATGACGAATCCGCAGAGGCCGTTCTGAAGGCTTCCAAGAAGGACGGCAAGGTCAAGTACACCGTGGACGATGTGCGCAAGCTGGCGGAGAAGGTCGGTCTGACCGTAGTAGAAGCTCCTGTAGAGGACGAGTCTGCTCAGGCATAAGCGATGAATTGAAACAACTAAAATTTGCGGGGCGTTAAGCCCCGCGCCCTAATGCGGCCAACGGCGGTCACAAGCCCGCGTGTAACGCAGAGTGGGGATTTTTGAGAAGAGGGGCGGTCTATCATGGACGCAATGTACAAGAGGTTTTTGGATTCGTGGCGGTTTGTCCACGACTTGAACCGCAGCGACATTTTTTGCTACGGCGAAGCTATCATCACTGACGACGGCGATTACAAGGTTTTGTTCGATGACGCGGCTGCACAGGCGGCGTATCGTGACAAGTTCGGATTCTGATGGGCGGGAGGTTTTATCATGGAAGATTTTATCGCTGATTTGATGGAAGTTGCGGGCTTCGACTACGATGAAGCCGAACGCGCATATAACCGCGCTGTCGATTCCGACGGTTATGAGGACGACAGTAACTACTGGAGGGTTTAACATGACCGATGCACCGATTTCTGAGTGGGCGCAGTGCGATGACCCGATCTCCGCGCCGGATGGAGCGGAAGGTTACATGGTCACGATCGAGGAGCTTTTGAGAAGCGAGGGTGGTCGCGATGCGTTCTTTCGCAAGGTTTCGCGCTCTGGAAAAATTCAGAGAGCAGTCTATCAGGGTTTGCAGTATGACCGTTTTATGCGGGCATACTATGCGCCTAACTGGGATGATATCAGCAAGGATTCCGGCCCATTGCGCAAGAGCGATAGGGTTTTCGTCGGATTCACATTTTGATGGACAGTATGGGCGAACCGCTCCAATGCCTGCGGTTTCATAGGTTATAACTCTGTGCCGCTCATGTGATATCAGAGTTGGCAAGACAGGCCGGGGCTCTTCGCTCCGGTTTCGTCAATATGACGAACGGATGTTCTAAAAACGTCCAAGGTTTTCCAAGGGAATAACATTCACAGCCACATTTCGGTTGACAATACATACTTTTGCGGTTAAAATGGCCACAAGAGGACTATTGTGAAATGTGGTGATTTTGTGTACAACAAGGAAATCAAAGAGCAGTTCCTTGCTACGTTGCCCAAAGAAGCTGGAAAGAATATTCGGTGGAGGTTTTCACACATATCAGAGGTCTTTGAGGTATCACAGCAAAAGGATATTGCAGAAGCATCTTTGCAAGAATTGCGTGATGGGTTCTCTACATTTGCTTTTATCGATGTAAATGCGGCACGTTCCGTTCTGACATGGTTTCGTGCCTATAACCGTTGGGCACACTCTACGAATCAGCCTTTTGCCTTCACCGACGCGCTGGAGGTTTTTTCAGAGCGCACGGACGTAGACTATACTATTGGTATCCATAAATATATTCTACCGTCTCCAGAGGCATTGGTCTCCGCTATTACGCGTCTGTATCCCATTGACGCGGGCTACGAGGTTTTACCTGCGCTGATCTTCGCGTGGCTTGGGGTTCCCTGTTCCGATGCTATCCGCCTGAAATCTGACGCTGCAGATTTTGCGCGGCGTCAGCTAACATTGCTGGACGGGACAGTCTATCCATATGAAGTCCCGGAGGCTTTTTGGGGGCCGCTGATGGTTTATTCCAAGACCCGCACGGCCACAAGGTTTGTCAATAGCGAATATCCGGTCTTCGCAGACGACCTGGGCTTTTTTCTAAAAAAAATGCTGCCGCGAGATTCCAAGCGGCAGGGGAAACCGTATGAGGTGGCGCAGATTTCCGCGAACATCACGGATTTTTGCTATCGCTGCGAGGAACAGATTCATTTCCGCCCGACCTTCAACTATACCACAATTATGAAGTCGGGGATTTTCTATCGCCTCTATCAATTCGAGGTTTCGGGGGTGGATTTGTACGCCAAAGAAAATAAGCAAAAGGTTTTGACTATCGCAAATAAATCAAGCTTCAAAGATGTTATGACTATCTATGAAGCGTACCGCAGGGTTTACTACCCTCGCAACAAATAACATAGGTCATTCGAGCAGCCGGTTTTCGGCTGCTCTTTTGATATAGATTTCTGTCAGCAAAACCACGAGCGCAAAGCACCAGAAGCTGCTCCTGCGTCGGCCACTCACGGTTCATAGGCCGTTCGTCACGCTTCAAATACTGCCGCGTGACTTGCTCCGAGTATCTAAGCGCTGCCAGAAAAATCAAGAGGGCTCCGAAGATTTTCGGAGCCCTCAAAAGTAAGCACGGCCCACATGGTTTCATGTGGGTCTATTTTTTATACCCAAATTGAGAAAGGAGAACAAAAATGTCTGCATTGCTCGAAGATTTTTGCATTGGTTTCATCTATTTCGCAACGTTCATCGGGGCGTTGTGGATTCTCGATGCAACAAGCCCCTATTGGCTCAAGTGGATCGGTCGGGCAATCCGCCGACATGAGAAAATCAAAATGATTCGGAGGTTTAGAGCAAATGACAAAGTTTGAATGCGTCGGCATCGAGTTTCAGCAGGACGCATTGACCATGCGAGAGGCTGAGCGTTGTATGCAAAACTCATGCGCGATCTGCTGCAAGAGCGGCCTCCGGGTCGATTGTGACCACTGCGGAATTCGGCAGGCTCACCTGATTAAACTCGCGGCGCTGGAAATTGTCGCGCAGCCAGTGGTCAAGAGGGTTCCGCGTAAGGCTTTGAACGCATAAAAGGAGGCTCATAAATTATGGGATTTTTAGATGAAGATCTGGATCTGATCGAAGTGCTGGATCGCCCGGCACTTTTTTCAAACGGCAGAATTCCGCGTGAAGCTGTGCCGGAAGGTTGCTACGCATATGACCTCTACCAGAGCTGCGACACCGGAGATTTTTGCTACATCGCACCGCTTGTTGTGGTCAACCACGTTTGTGAGTGCTTCCACAGAGGAGCTGCGGCAGCATTGCGACGGAGGTTTTTAACATGACGCTTAAAGAAGCAGTCGGCGTCCGCGTAGACGTTGACGTCAAGACCGGGCAGAGGCTCACCCATTCGGAGGTTTACGACCGCATCATTGACTATCTCGGAGGTTTGCAGGAAGTCAGCAAATACGTTCCATATGACGTGGAATATCTGCGCGAGAGAATCCAGAAAGACCAGTACCTGAACAATACATCCATGATCGATTGGGACCGCGCAGCAGGGTTTCAGTGCCGTCAGGCAAACTGCTTGTTTATTGGCGGCGGTATCTGGAATCTGTACAGAAAACATGGAATCAATGCCGCAAGCTGTGCCACGGGTGTGTGCATTTTGAAAGAAGCGGCGCGCAGAATGTGTGCGCCACAACCCAGCGTTCAGCTTGGAGATATGCTCTAAAAATAGTTGTTGAGAAAGGAAAATTACTATGGGAAACGAAAGTGTGATGTGCCTTCAGGTTTATGCGCCGGAGGACGTCTTCTCGAAAATCGTCAATCGCCATCACGATATCGTCCGTGCGAAGGAAGCGAAGGCGTTGGCTGACAAGCAGCGCCGCAAGGCTCAGAACAGAGTGGTTGCGACGCTCACGGTCGCAGCTGTGTCCTTACTCCTGATCGGGTTCATGATCGGGGCGAAGATTCTGACCCTGTGAGACTGCCATGAAGGGATACTTCTGCGGCTCGGGGTTCATGGGCTTTATCGATGGAGCCTACAGGCTTTCGCAACTGACACAGACTATTATGATTTCATCGAAAGTCGTTAGAAAAATGTGCAAAACACGCACAAAAGTCCATGAAAAAATGTGTAGGAGGTGAGGCTATGGAACTCACATGTATGAAGGATTTTCGATGTGGAGTAACTGCAATTTACTGCCCGACGAAGGAAGACGCGAGAGTTTTGATTGAAATTCTTGGTGCATGCGGGATTGGTGCGGCTCAGCTGATAGATCACATGTATTATTACAATTATGGGGCGACAGTTTCCGTTAGATGTGAGCGCAATGAGGTAAGAATTACGACGATTGATGGCCCAAGGGATCGAGACTGGCATGTTGTCCATGGCTATACGAAGAACGTTGTGGATCTCCAAGATGCTTTGGTGTGCGATATATCGATTGGCAGCATTGCCGATTTTGTATAAAACCGCTCTTTGAATGGAGGTGACAGTTATAAACTGGGATGATTTCATGCGAGGTGAACTTGCAATTTTCTGCACGTCTAAAACTGAAGCCTTGCAGCTTTTGGACATATTCGATCTTCGTGGTCTAAATACCGCTCGCCAGCGCGAGCTTCTCGTAGGGCCTGATGCGTATAGCGGATGGTATTATTCGTATCGGTGGGACGTTGGCGAGAATCAGTTGTACAGCGTATATGTAGACGAATGTGACTCGTGGCAATGGCACAAGGACAACGGTTTTGTCAGCCGTGTGTGCACATTTGCCGAAATTAAAGACGAGGAATCGCTTGTGATAGATGTTCAGACAATCGACGATATGTTATAAAACAGCTATTTGATTGGAGATTTTTATGGACACAACTCTGATAGGAGCAATTAAATATCTGCCAGTCAGAAAGGTAAACCGCATTGTGATCGCAGCGCTCACGGAAAAGCCCGGAAAAGCAGAACTCCTGATGGTTTCTGACGAAGAGGAAGATTTTGCTCCGCTGAAGTGGGCGATGACGGACTCCGTAGTCAAAATGCCCGTGAATGAGATGATTGACTATGCAAAACGCTGGTATGCAGGGCTGCCATTCAGCATGGTGGTTATTTCCCACACCAACATGACCGCGCAAGAAGTATACTCTGTGATTATGGGAAAAAGCATTGAGGTTCCGTCTAAGAAGGTGCTGGAAAAACGGGATCTCCAATACCTTTACTGGGACGAGAACGATGAATGGAAAGAGCGCATGGAAAAGCACTGGCAGAAAGAGTTTGAGTGCGACGAGCCGCTCTGGGACGGGAGCGAGGCGGTTTTCAACGAGGCTTGCCACGAAGAAGAGCGGCACAACAAAGCGCCGCGCAGAGAGCCTGTCATTGTGAAGGTCCGCCGCAAGGTGCGCCATTCCCGTAATTCTATGCCAACAGGTAACGATTGACGACCTGATATAAAACGAAGATTTGAGGTGGGAGGCAATGACCCAACAGGAATATTTGAAACAACTGTGCATGGAACGAGCCGAAATTGAGAAGCAGCTTCTCGGCACGACGGATGAGCGCGAGCGCTCGCATTACGCTGGCATGCTTTCCGCGTATGATGAAATTCTGTTAGACTTTCCGAAGAAGTTTGACCAGCCAAAGCCAAGGTTTGATCCGAAGCTGATTCGCCCTGACATGATAGTTCTACACAATGGCTATGGATATGGGCACATCACAAATGTCATTGGCGTAGAAGATCGCGCGCCATTTCAATATGGGATCACGGTTCAATTCGAGGACAGCAAAGTTGGAACGGTCGCTTCGAGAATGGCATTTCCTGAAATTGTAAAAGAGCTGGACGATTTTGAAAAGATCGGTCCGTGGTCGGGTGACGAGTTGAGGTGGTACTGATGTCATTATGGTGCTATGTTCGTGGCCTGATTGTTGCAGATACATTCGCCGAGTACACACCGGCGGCATTATATCGAGCGCAATGCGTTGTTGATCATCTTCCACGCATTTCGGGTTCCGAAAGGGACGCGCAGTTCTACATCGCAACTAAACGCGGGCACAACCAAACTATGTTCGGATGGGATGAGCTACACCAGTTCAGCAACCTCGGAGGAGGTCAGCGGGGAGAGCGATTTGAAGCGCAGTCTGAGGTTCTGATCTCCATTTGCGGCGACCTGCGGGACAGGTGGCTTCCGCAAACATTGCCAGAAGTCACAAAGGCTTTAGCGCGGCTCGCGTCAAGGTTGTCTATTGACACCTGCCTTGTCTCAGTCGAAGATGATTGCGGACAAAAATTCCTATTCAACAATCCGAAGTGGCTGCGAGATATGCCGATGTCGGATTGGATGCTGCGCCATGGAATTGCGAGGGATTGGAATGACGAAGAATGAGATCCGCGAGGAGTTTTGGAATGGCGGCCTTGCCATCCAAGCAATCTCACACGAAGAAGCGGCTATGATTGCCGAGGTGCTTGCGGGGTTTCCTGGGAGTCAATATGTCGTTGGATGGTGGGAAGCATCGTCATCGTATGAGCTGGAGGTTTGTAAGTTTGCTCAGCAGGTGTCTTTTATGCATGGGCTTGGATGGCACGTTGCGAACGGCTTTGCGGTAAGGGATGTGAATATCTCGGAGCTTTTGGCTGGCACGTATCATATTTCCATCAAAACGATTGACGATTTTCTGTTATGAAACAGGTCAACAAATATCTGAATAGAGGTTATAACGATGGTTTATGAGTTCCGCACTTATAGCTACTATCACGACGATCGAACAATAGCCAATTTTCGTACAGGGTATATTGAGGCCAACAGTATCGACGATGCGATCGATCTTCTATATCTCATCATGTGGTTCGACGATAGCGTCGTAGGGCACTGCGTCAGAGAATCGACACGTCATATTGGCGATAGACATTTTGTTATTACGGGAGAGTTCCCAGACTATTCGGAGAAGGGCATACCAAATCCGGCGTGGACTTACCTTGATCCACGTGAATGGACGAAGGAAGGGTTTTCCTTTGGTACGCCAAGAATCCGTATGAGTTAGCATAAAAAAATAAACGAAGATTTGAGGTGATAAAGATGACAGGTGATGAATTATTCGACCGCATGAAGAACAAAGAAATCGGCGTGATTCTCGAATCGCATGAGGATGCAGAGCAGTTGGCTGTGTTGCTTCAGGGAATTCTACATGCTGATGAACTTGTTAAATGGTACGACCACCGTAACGCTCGCGTTATTGTTAATAGTAATGATGGTCGTGAACGCCTGCTGTTTGCGAGTACCCCATCAAGGCCAGAGCTTCCTAGTTATTGTAGGGAGTGCGTTCCGTTGTCTGCGTTAATACGCCAAAATCAAATCAACATTTCATCCTTGGATGATTTTGTGTAGGGAGGTGTAAACTTGGCAACTACATTTTCTGTTGGTGATCGCGTCAGAATCCGCGATTGGGATGATATGGCGTCAGAATTTGGTGTGGATGAAGATGGCGAAATACCATGCAAGTATATTTTCGCACAATCAATGCGGGATTTCTGCGGGCAAGAATATACTATCTCGACAACACAGTGCGCGGCGAAAGCCGTGGGGATCGACACCTCCGTTCGCCGCCAATATGCCGGATTAGCTCAGTTGATAGAGCGTGGGATTTGTAATCTCAAGGTCGCGGGTTTGAGCCCCGCATTCGGCTCCAGCCGCTTCGGCGGCATTGTTCTGTCATGGGCGGCGAAAGCCGCTCGTATGGATCTTTAGCTTAATTGGTCAAAGCCATCCGCTCATGACGGATAGAATTAGGGTTCGAGTCCCTGAAGATCCACCACTTGCGATAGGGTATGACACAGCCCTACCGCAGCATTTGCATGTGTCGTCTCCTTTCTCAACGGGGCGGAGCAATCCGCCCCATCCCCTCCGGGTGTAGCTCAGATGGCAGAGCGCGTGATTTGGGATCACGAGGCCGCCGGTTCGAGACCGGCCACTCGGACCAACTTTTGGAGGTACATATGATTGATTTTAAAACAATACCGCCGAATACCTGTATTTATTGCGAATCTGAAGGCGAATGGAACGAACTCTGCGATAAATTGGAATCAAGCGGTTATCATTGGGGCGGTGCTGATCTCTGGGAAAGCAATGAACGCCCCGGATATGCAGCAGAGGACAGTTGGAACCCATGCGATTGCGTCTACATCGCTGGTTATGATGTTACTAAGCGCCTTGAATACGAGAGCCTGGACTTTGCGGCGAACCATGACAGAGACCATCCAGTAATCGTAAATTTTGCGGATCTCGCTCAAAGTCAAATGCAGATTTCAATTGATTCGATTTCAAGTTTTCTGTAGGGGGAAATGTCAATATGGAAAGCAAACACTGTTGGTATCGGTTCAAGTTTACAAACGAGATATCGAATATCGCATTCAGAAATGTACACGGTATGTCCTTCCGCAATGATACGACGTTCATCACGACGATGCGAGCGCTTGTTATCCCTCGTATGGAAAGCACAGATGATCTTAAGTATTCCAGCATGGATTTTAGCCAGAACGAGTGCAACTCCGCCGGTGCAAGAAAATACCTTATTGAGTTGATGATGAGATGCTTGCGAAACATCAAAATGGCAAACAATGTCGTGTATATGTGCCTTGGGGCGCGTAACAATTTAAATGAAGAACAGCTTTCAAATTACGATCTGACAATGCACGATATCGAATCTACATTAAAAAAGGTTTTGCTTGGATATACCAGAGAATCAAAGTTGGAGGAAGAGCTGCGTCGTGTCGAGGTTCCGAAGATAGGAACCGTGAGGCTGAATACGCAGGTCTGGATTAACCCACAACGCCGCTCAACAATGATTGTCAGCGAGAACGGGACGTATGGCGCTCATCATATTATTGAATCTCATATTCAAAAGCTGCTACCGTGGTACTTCCAAGGCGCTACCCTCAACCAACAAGAGGAACAGCTCTTGCAGAGTTTGCTTTTGTTCGATGGCAAGCAGCAATACACAAGCGTCGAAAAGGCTATCTGGAAATCCATGCAGACTGGAGGTTGAGATTGTCTATGATCGATTGGAAAAACACACTTGTCAAATGCGAGACGACATCCGATGTTGTCGATTTTGTTCGGTTCCTAACTGAGCTTGGATATTATCTTGAAGATGAGACTATAGACGAGTTCGCTGAGTCGCTATGTGCATGCTATCCATCCGAAAATATGCGTCTTGATTACCCCATATGTCGGCGTCGATTATAACGACTCAATAAACGCATGGAGGGATATCGTAGACAGGAAGGTAATTTCATATACAGACTTTTTATGCGCAACGACAGTACAGGTTGCAGAGCCTAATTTAGCAGATTTTATTTAATTCAGAACTTTCGTGAGGAAACATCAATGATTGACTGGCAAAAGACCCTCGTGCAAATAGAGACAAAAGATGAGGCAGCGAGCGTCGCTCTGCACTTGTCTAGTATCGGCTGTAAATTAGTTGAGAATACGGCGCAAGAATTTGCTAGTTCATTGTGGGAGCTAGGCGCTGGCGGGCGTAGAGTCCTGGAGTACCCATTCGTTGGATGTAATAGTCGAGGCGTAATAGACGCATGGCGAATCGTCCCCAGGGCACGCGACGCGATTTCGTATGCGGGCTTTGTTGCAGAAACAACAATATATGAGTTAGAAGTTAATTTGAAAGACTTCGTTTAGCCTCCGGAAATCAATCCGGAGGCTTTTATATGTCACCATGGTTTGAGCCTCCTCGTGGCGGTGACGGGCAACGGTTATACCGGCAAATCAAATACATATTTTGTGTCGCCCATAAATGGGCAGAAAGGAGCCATCAATATGGCAAATGTTAAGGTAGTTCGTAATGTCGCGTTCATCGAGTCCGCTGCGTCCCTGAAGGAACTTCAGAATCTGGCGAAGCATCGTCCCAATGCTCTTGTTCTGAGAGACGAGAACAAGAAGGAACTGTATCGCATCGCCACTGGCACCGGCGAGGGTTCTGTTTCCAAGTTCGGCGCAACCTTTGGTTCTCAGGCTGACCCCGAGAAGAAGGCTGCCATCACGGTTCACATCCCCGATGATGTGACTGATGCCAAGGCGTACATCGCCGAGACCTACGGTGCCGCCCTGCTGAAGATCAACGAGATCGAGAAGGGCTTCGCTGATGCCGCGACCGAAATCGCCGCCGAACTCAGCAAGATCAACGAGAGCATCACTGTGGAGTAATTCCGCAGAGTGAGCCGCCGGGCACATCCGGCGGCTCTCGCACTATCCATCAATCTATCAAACAACAAAACAAAAATTTTTTGAAACAAAAGGAGATACATATCATGATCATCAACGTTAAGGTTCGCAATGCTTCCGTCCGTAAGGCTGACAATTTCGACTCCGAGACCACCACTCCGCGTCAGGCTTTTGACGCTCTGGACGTCCCGTTCTCCGCTGGCAACGTCACGTTTAACGGCACTCCGCTGACTGCCGCGCAGGTCGATCTTCCGTTCTCGCAGCTTCCCGACTGCCGCGAGGAATCCCTGCTGGCCTCCGTTGTTAAGGCAGACGGCGGCTGCTGCTGATAACATAAAGCGCCCCTGATTTTCTCAGGGGCGCTATCCACATAAGACCAGAAAGGAAGAGGACACAATGTACGGTCAGGTTTTAAATAATTTTCAGTTGACAAGTCCGGCAGCGGACAAGATTTTCCCGAATTGTACCGGCGACGCATTCCGGAGTGACACATCGTTTCTCGCGACGCTGCGTGCGATCATTGTCCCTCGCATGAAAGAAGGGGACACACTGCGGCTGACCGTAGTTGATGTTCCGACTTCCGCATATAACGAGGGCGATGATGGAGCGAAGCTGTTTAAGGCTATTCGCTCCAAAACAACGGCTCTTACGAACGACAATTCTGTCGTCGTGGTGAATATCGGCTGTCGTAGTGATAGCGGCGAGGATATCATGAAACGAATCGATGCGGCAGCGCCGGTCGAACTCGAAGGATATAAACCGCATGAATTTTACGCTGGATACTTCAAGGCAAACGCATCGACGGATGCGCGGATCTTCATGAATGCCGAGAAGAGATCGACCGTGATGATTGTCGCCAATTTGTCGACGATCATCTGGCATATGCTCGCCTCCACGGTTTGCAAGACCTTGCCGTGGTATTTTATCGAGCGCCCCGGCAAAGATGATCCGGAAGTTTGTGATATCCTGACGGCTATTTTAATGGAGAAAACTCCAGATAAATTTAAGGAGATCATCTCCAAGATTGAGCGGCGATACGATTTCCGCTCGGCCAGCATCAAAGAAAAACTGGACGGTTATGAGAGGCGCTACGACGAGCACGCGCTGCGTTCTGTTCAGGAAAAAATTTCTCGAATCCAGAATAAGATCAAGGAACTCTATAATTCTGCGGCAGATCAGGCCCGGCAGCTGCATGATTCGCAGGTTACGGAGGCAGGGCTGAAGGAAACCATCGCGCATGGCGGCAGCAATGAGTTGATGGAATATTTCCTGGTCAATAAGCATCTGGAACTGGAAGAAGCCAACGACGATGAGCTTCGGTTCTCGGTTGGCGATTATTACGTTGATATGTGGGATGAGGATGCCTGCGAACTGGCAATCTCGAAACACGGCAGCGCGATTTACTCGTATTTCAAGGGCGAGAATGAACAGAAGAACGCAGAGCGTTTCTTCCGCGCCGTCTTCCAGAAAGAACTTCTGAAAATCAAGGTGTGTGCAGCTTATAGCATCAATCCATATGGAGGGTGTGCTGGACTGACCGGTCATTCTTATCCTGAATGGATGGCAGACTGTATGCCGAACCCGCACACAGAATATTATGGCTGTCTCGGCGGCCATGAGGCGATTATCAATCAGGCAACGAACGCAGGAAACTACATCAGTGCCGTTGAACAGTGCTGTGCAGCTTGCCGAAACCTGAACTTCAGTGATTCGACGGTCATGTCAAAATGGAGCAATAAGTTCTTTGCGATGGATAAGCCGTGCGTTGAGCTTCCGGACGGATCGTGTGTTAAACCAAAAGAGGCAATCAAATGGGCCGTAAAAAATGTAAAAGACTGAGGAGGGGTTCTCGAAAAATGAGCAGACCGTATAAAATGACGGAAGAGCACGCGAAAACAATCGCGGTCGATTTTTATAAAAAGCTGATGCAGCAGCCGCTGACAAGTGATGCAATTTCGTACAGTACGAAAATCAACTGCGGCAAAGCAAAGCTTTTGTTTACGCCGGTTGCTGCACTTAAGCAGTCTGCGCTGGTGCGTGAAACCAGTTCCGAAATCGGTTGGCACGGCGTTGTGCTCAGAGATCCGCAGGACGATTCTACATTCATCGTCAAGGATATTCTGGTTTATCCACAGAAAGTTACTGGCGCATCCATCAACCCCGACCAGCTTTTGTATAACAACTGGCTTGACCAGCTTGACGACGATACATTCAACGCGCTCAGGTTCCACGGGCACAGTCACGTCAACATGGCGACGTTCTCGTCTTCGGTTGACGATGCGTATCAGAAAGATTTGATCGCGCAGCTTTCGCCAGATATGTTCCAGATCTTCCTGATTCTCAACAAGCGGGGAGATCATTGGCAGAGAATCGTCGATCTCCAGAAGAACGTTGTGTACGATAAGGACGATATCACCATCGGCCTCACGGACTGTGGGTTTGACTATGCAGCGTTTGTAAAGGATTCTGCTGGAATGCTGACTCCTGACACAACCACAAATACATATACGAATCATGCTGCGGGAGCTGGAACGTATGCCGGTGGCAAAGAACCGAAGGTTATTGTCCATCCGAGCAAACAGATAAGTGAAACCGCCTCGGCTGCTGTACCTGACTATCCGGAATATGACGACGAGTCCTATGCTCCGTATGTTGACGGATATTTTGATGAAGGTGGAAACTGGCATCGCTTTAAGCGATACTACGGAGGATAAGGGAGGGGATAACATGGACCTTGCAAAGTCGTATGACTTTTTCCAGCCTGAGAAATGTAAGGATACGATTCATATCATTGGCTGTGGCTCTGTTGGAGCCACAGTCGCTGAGTGCCTTGCGCGTTTTGGGCTGACGAATTTCAAACTGTATGACTTCGATGTGGTCGAGCCGCACAATCTTGCAAATCAGATTTTTACGACAGATCACCTCTACAAGCCGAAGACTGAGAGCACCCTTGATATCCTGAGTAGGATCAATCCGGATATCGCAAAGACAGCAAAGCTTTACAACGAAGGTTATCAGGGTCAGCGCCTGAACGGATATGTTTTCCTCTGCGTTGACAACATTGACCTTCGCCGGAAGATTGCCAGCGACAACAAAAACAACCCATACATTAAGGCAATGTTCGATTTCCGGACACGACTCGTTGATGCACAGCACTATGCGGCGGCATGGGATTGCCCAGCGATGGTCGAAAGCTTCCTTTCGACGATGAATTTCTCGCATGAGGAAGCAGAGGCAGAAACACCGATGTCCGCATGCAAGGTTGCGCTGAGCGTAACACCGACAGTCCGAACGATTTGCTATCTTGGCTGTGTTAATTTTATTAACTACGTCAAGAATGGCGTCGGCGCTCTTAAAAAAATGGTTTTAGCGAATCCATTTTCTTTCGAGCTCGATGTTGCGTAATCGTGTAACACAGTCACAGAAACATCATTAAGATAAAAGAATAACATAGCGACGCAAATTCCTTTATGGAGCATCACGCTGAGAGCGGATGTAAAGAATTGCTGAGATGGTCCACCGACGACATGCGAGCCCATCGCATCCATGCGCCAAGGGTACCATCTGCCACAGCTCTCCCCAGATTAGGGCATCCCAAATCGACAACCACACACCCAGATATTCCCCGGCAAAAACACCATACGAGCAAAGCATCCGGTCACCAACACGAATTAGCAAAGAGCAAAACCCAGCTAATCTGTAGACATTGGTCCTGGCCACCGCGCGCTATCACATATACTAGGTCGCTATGAGAAAGGATTAACATGCCATACGTCGTAACAAAAGCGTCCCCGCGTTATCGCCAGCTTTCTGTAGAAGACATACTGTTTAATGATGTCAGCTTCGGCAGCGGCGTTGCAATGTGCGAAAACGATACCGTCACAAGGTTTTACGATCATTTGCCGCCTGCGATTGCCAGTGTTAGTGTTACACCGGCAATTCGCAGTTTGCAAAATTTCAATCAATGTTATGAGCAGTTGTTCAAAACTGATCGCAGAAGCTTGTATCACACCTATTATATTCCGAAACGCTCCGGCGGGTCACGAAGAATCGACGAACCACTCCAGGAGCTCATGCAGGCGCTGCGCGAACTCAAGCAAATTTTTGAAATTCGATTCCATGCGCTTTATCACACGTCGGCTTTCGCTTATGTGCCAAGAAGATGCACGGTCGACATGGTAAGGAGGCATCAGCAGAATGAGAGCATGTGGTTCGCACACTATGATTTCCACAACTTCTTTGGCAGCACAACTCCGACATTTTTATGGTCAATGCTGACAAAGGTTTGGCCGTTCAGTGAAGTAGCTAAAGATTCGGTTGGGCGCGTTGAACTCGCGAAGTCTCTCAGCCTCTGTTTCCTCGATGGTGGACTGCCGCAAGGAACGCCAATTTCTCCGATGCTGACAAACTTGATGATGATTCCATTTGATCATCGGATGAATAATCATATTGAGGCAATGGATCGTCGGAGATATGTTTACACCAGATATGCCGACGATATTACGATTTCAAGTCGCAGCAGCTTCGACTACAAGAAGGTCGAGGATGAAATAGTAAAGGTTTTGAGAGAACTTCGTGCTCCGATGACGATCAATGAAGAGAAGACACACTACGGGAATCGTAACGGATCGAACTGGATGTACGGCATGATGTTGAATCGGCAGAATGAGATCACTGTTGGGTGGAGGAATGTCGAGCAGTTCCGGCTAATGCTGTTCCAATATCTTAACGATAGAAAGAATGGTATAGCGTGGCCGCTTGAGAAGCTGCGCTCGCTTTCTGGTACAATCTCATATTACAAAATGATCAATGAGGCGCAGTGTAATCGCATCATTGATAAGTATAATGCACTGTTTCAGACGAGCATAAAAATATGCTTGAAGCAAGACATAAAAACACAAGAGCGAATGTAACACAACACACAAAATAAGAAAAGCTTTTTACAAAAGCCCTTCAGGTTGAGAACCGAAGGAAAGCATTGGGGCAGGCATCCATGGAAGGCGTCCACCAGACTGAGTCAAGTCTCACCGAGGCTGGCTCAGTTCGTACTACAGCTGCCACCGTCGTTCATTTTCCCACTTAACCACGGCAACAGCCCACCCCTAACAAAAAAAAAAAAAATGCCACCTGATCCGGACCCAAGAATACCCAGCACATCTTGCACCCCGAGTTAAGTCCGGACAATGATGATCTAACGAGAGGCTGCGCACTACATAACAGTTGTTTTGTGTGTATTTCACCGTGCAACTAAGCATATTCTGTGTTAAGAATTACCATAATACATACACAGAGCTTCATCCTAGAGGAGAAGTATAGCAAAGGTTCTTTCATTCATGTGAGTGCGTGCGGATCACAGATCCGCTTGCGCTTGGCTGGAGCTAAAGCCCAGCCAAGCCACTCAGCATGAATGTCATTTTGGATTTACGCGCCATCGACTATAAAACCGATCTCGGGGAGATCTGTTTTATAGCGATCACGCTCCAATCGTTGGTTGCACAGCGTAATTAACAGAAGAAAGAAGTGAGATTTTGGATTTCGCAGAGCAGATTTTCCGTGAAGAAGTCCGCCAGAAAAAGAGTATTGGATACTCTGCAAGAAAGCGAATTTGTGGAAGCAAAAGTAAACGCGCAGCCACCTTGCCGAGTGATTCGCTGACGCTGAAACAATGGAAGGAGAAGAATGGTCCTGTGAACACATATAATTTATCTTCGCCAATGTCATGGCATATGTTCAATTCTATGCCGAGTGAATTGCAGAAAATGTATCTGCAAAAGCTCATTGATACCTACCATGTGACCTGCACTGCGGTTGCTCAGATGTTTGGTGTCTCAAAAAACTACGCGACAAAATCTCTCGGGACGCGCGGCCTATCTGGCTTATTCAGTAAGGGAAGAAGGATGACCGAGCAGCAAATCGAGGAATTTGAGCGATTTTGTCGTGGCGAGCGGTCGCTCCCTGCTCCACGCGCTGCAGCACCAGCCACAGATCAAACTGCTGTTTTAGAATTACAGGACGCAGAACCCACGCCGGAGCTTCCTCAGAGCGACAGCGCAATGCATATGTCGGAGGTCTCAGCGACATTTGAAGGCAAAATCAATCTGACCGAAATTATGAACACGCTCCGGTATATGATTCCTGACGGGAAGAATGGTAGGGTTTATATCGTGGTCAATCTGGAGGGAAAGGTATGACCGCTACGCTCTCAGTCGATATTTTTAATATTGGTGATCGAGTTTCTATCGTGTACTCAAACGGCAATGCCAATGCGGTTGTCGGGACGTGCGGGACCGTTGTGTATGTAAGCGGCGAGATGATTGGCGTGGATCATGACGTCGAGAAGGATATGATGCATGATTGCTGGGGGATGGCTCGTGATCGACACGGATGGTTTTATCATTCCAGCCATCTTAAACTTGTGGACCAAGAACCTTCTGTCGCTGATGTAGACATCGGCGCATTTGTTTAGCCTATGAAAAACGAATTTCAAATCGGAGATCGTGTGATGATCTTAAAACATCCGACTGCTAATGTGGTTGGGTGTTTCGGTATAGTTGCAGAAATTTGTGGAGGTGGTGAGATCGGGGTTATACATGAAGATTGGTCCAACCATTTACACACACTCGGCGGACGTTGTAAGAGCGGTTACGGATGGTGGTATCTACCAGACAACCTAGCACTTGTTCAAGCAGAGCCGGAGGTACGCGGTTGCAATCTTGAAGATTTTTTGGAGGATACATAATGGACAAGGTTCAGTTCAAAGTGGGGGATAGAGTCCTGGTAAAACGAGCCTTTCAAGGTAACGAAGCAGTTGTTGGAACATATGGGACGGTCGTTCGTGTTGGTCGCGACTCCGTTTCCGTCGACCACGACGTCGCAAGCTCCAAGATGCATTCTTGTGATGGCGATGCAGCATGGTGTCATGGTTGGCATTACGTATCCAATGTTGATAAATATTTGGAGCTTGTCTCCACTGAACCTGATGTTTCAGAAATCAGCCTAGGTGATTTTTTATAACGAGGAGGCCAGTTGATGACGTGGGGAAGCTTAAATCCGCATCCGCCAACAAGCGACTTCCAAGTTGGAGACCGCGTTGTAGTGACTGGGAAGCCATTCGGTCGAGCGTCATTGGCTATCCCAGACGTTGGAATGACCGGTGAGGTTGTCCGCATTAGCTTAAAAAGCGGGTCGCCTATTGTCGCAATGGATATGCCATTTAAGGGCGCTATGCAAATTGGTGTTTGCCCGTCCCATCAGTATTTGATGACATATCCTCGCGGCCTCGGTATCGAACGTGTAACAGACCCGGAAATCGCGGGGATTGATGTTGGAGACTTTGTGTAGAAAGGAGACTGTATCGTGTTTACGGTTGGACAGCGTGTAATTTTTAATCCGGGCGGTGCAAAGTGGCCCGGTAAATTGATCGATGGCATTGGAACCATAGTTCGCAAGGGGTCATATTCAACCACATATATCATTGCACTCGATAAAGCGCCAGAAGATAACACTGGGTTGGCTGGCTATGAGCCAGTTACTTTTTCATTTGAATCCGATGAAGACTTTATTGTGCCGTATAACGACGGCCCGGCAGTTCAGGTCAAAACTCTGGAGGCATTCATATGATTGATTTGCAGCCAGGGATGTATATCAGATTTCATTCATACGAGGAAGAACGTGAACTGCTTGCAGAACTCGAACGGCTCGGATATAAATGGCTGTCTGGAGATTGCCCGACGGCGTTGTCATATTTTCATTTTGATGATGCTAATAATAATGTGTATTACCTGCTAAAACACGCAAAGAAAATCGCACGAAGCGGGATTCCGCAGGAAGAAATGGCGAATGTGATTGATTGGGGCACAAATCAAATGCAAATTTCAGTTGGTTCGATCGACGCATTTGTGTAATAGGATGGAAGGGCATGCCAGACGGAAATTTTTGCGTTCATTGCAAGACAGAAGACGAAGCAATGGCGCTTCTAAATTATTTAGTTGATGCAGGTTTTCGGTGGGCAGATGGCGCCAATCCAACAAAACGGACATTTTGGGAAAGGCGTCAATTAGGACTTGGTCTTTGGTATTATGTCGATATGAGTTTCCCTGGACATGAAATCACATTTGGTCGATACGGATTAAATAGGATGAAATATCGGCAAGTACAGCTTGACGACCTTATTGGTCAGCGTAATGCGGAGATCAGTGTCAACTCAATTTGTGACTTTGTTTGAGGTGAAATAATGTTCGATCAAAACTTTTGTGTTCATTGTACTTCGGAAGATGAAGCAATGCAGTTATTAAGCATCTTGGAATCAAAAGGATATCTGTGGTCGTCGGGAAGAAACCCGACAAGCCACACAAACTGGGACGACCCCGCAAACACAAATGGGATTTGGTACGATATGAGAAAGTGTGCTGATACCTTCCCTACAATTACATACGCGACCGCGTCTATAGCGAGTAGGGTTTGTCCAGAGTTGCCTCTCGTAATGCTTTTGGACGATAATACTCCAAGCATACAGTCAATCACAGATTTTATTTGAGGTATTCAGATGTTCTACGAAAAGATGATAATCCACTGCTCTACAAAGGAAGAAGCCGTTAGTTTGATGCGGATGCTCGCTGCTGAGGGAATCGCATGGAATGGAGGACAAGACCCGCTGGAGTATCTGCCATTCAGTCCACTAGCTGGTACTTGGTATACAATTAGTATGCGTAACACCACATACAGGGGTAAATTGGTGATTACATATTCTCATAGTTGCACGCATCATGTCGGCTATCAATACGTTGAGTATGCCGACCTTCTGCGGGACGACAGAAGAATCAAAAGCATCACATCTATCGACGCTTTCGTATAATACAATTTTTACTGAGGTGTTTAAATGTTTCATGCGGAAATGTCGATTCATTGCTCTACGCGAGCAGAAGCAGATGGTCTTATGCAGTTACTTGCAGCCGAAGGAATCCTCTGGAATGGTGGACAAAGCCCATTGGAACTTGCGCCATTTAACTCAGAGATGGGAACATGGTATTCGATTCACGAGAATAATGGTGTTCGCAATCCATTTGGGGATGCTGCGAGTGAGTTGGTAGTTACTTATTGCAACGGGGATTGTTGGTATGATGATTATCAGCAGATTGAATATGCTGAACTCGCTGGAGATATTACCGTAGCGCCAAATATAATGTCTATTGATGATTTTGTATAATAAAATTCATGTTTGAGGAGGAGACAGCAATGTTCCACGATGGGATGGCTATCATATGCGCTAACCGCCAAGAAGCGAAACAACTCATGGAAATTCTTGAAGCTGAAGAGTATAGATGGGAGTCCGGAGCGCTGCCAACAAAGATTCTCAACTACCGTGGCTTAGAGTATGCGTATTGGCTTGGAGAGATGTCGCCTCACAGAATTCGCGTATTGGGCCTTACGCCGAACACATACTGTGCGCAATGGGAAATTATGCGGTTTTGTGACATATCCCCGAATGTCCGTCAGCCTGAGATTCACTCTCTGGCTGATTTTTTATAAGAGGTGGCAGCATGAAAAGACCAGGACAAAGTGAGCAAGAGAGTGTATTTCATCCATTGATGGTAATTGCTTGCTATAGTAAAGAAGAGGATGAGGCGTGTCGCGAAGAACTCAAGAATGCTGGTTATGTTTGGTGTACTGGTGCGTCTGCGGATACAAGCTATTATGAATATGCGGAGTATCTAAATCGATCATCGTGGCTAAGGTATTTTGTAATTCGAGACCACCCGTACACACATCCTACAAAGCCACCAGTCCCTTGCTTTTTTCAACGAACACGGGAAAATATTCATGATTATGACATGAAAGGATATGAATCCCCTGTGAATTTTGCAGATCTTTTTCGTAAGCCGCTAATAGTTGACATAAAAATCGAAGACATGCTGTAAGGAGAAATATATGGGGTATAATTCCAGTTACGAATTAACAGTCGCGCCGGTAAATCAGATTGGCGAACGACTTGAAGCACCAATCAGTGCTGGCCTGGCAAAGATGCTTTCGGAAGAAGTTCAGAAACTTGGTGTTTTTGAAGTCGAGCATCCAGAAGAATCGACGTGGATTGCTGTAGAGGACACATGGATTTATCAGGATGAAGATATGACTCTGCTCTCGATGAAGTTCCCGACAGTGGTTTTCCGTCTTCATCGAGAGGGAGAAGCTGCTGGCGATTGGAGCGATACATACTACTGGCGCGGGAAGATGCAGGTCTGCCCGGCCATTATCGAATACGACGATTATGATCCGATGCAGCTTGAGCCGCCAAAAAATATCGAGCGAGTCTATAGTCGCCAGCGAGCATGACGATTGATTTGGCGATATGGCTTACAAAAACAAGCAGATAGCCCAAACATACAGTAGGGCTGGACACGCTCGAATTAACGCTCGTGGAGATTGTGTAGACCTCGCAGATGCAGGCAGCGGTCGCGGAAACGAAAATCCCCCCGGTTTTAGCCGTGGGGAGTGTCAAATAAAATAAGATTTAGAGGTGGGTGTAATAAAAGAAATCCTAATATTGGCAATATGCGCCGTTTGTTTTAGCGGCGTAGCACTGTGGCTTTTGTGGGCGATAGTGACGCGTGGGAGACGTGGAGATGGTTATTGTCATCTGACCTTCAAACAATTCAAAAGCTTTTATGCAATGAACCCATCTAGGTGGAAATTGTGTGATGATGTAGCCAGGTATCAAGACGGGTCTATTAGTGGGATTGGTTGTACGTTTACTAATATCTTCCATGTCACTCAATATGCTGTTTTTCGAAAAAATAATGTGCGCCGCGAAAACGATCTTAGAGATATCCAACGGTCAAAGCAGCTAATTACAGCAATCCAAAATGACATTATTGACACAAAGAAAAGAGCTCAAAAGGATATTTTAATGTCTCAGGCACAATATCTGGAAATTATCAGTCGAATCCATGTGGTGGAGTGAGGTGGGTTATGAGTGAGTTGAATCCGAAAGAGTTCGCAATCGGGCAGGTTGTGTATTTCGTGAGGCTATATAGCCGGAAGGTTGAATGGGGCATCGTCAGAGATTATTACAGCGATGGGTATGGCCTTGACATGTACGAACTGGCTGATGATCGACTTGTTCAGGGTGTTCCAATCAAGGACTTTAAGTTCAATCAGAGGAGAAAGAAACTTCCGCATGGCTGGACATACGACACAGATCTTTGCCAGGTCACACACGACGCAAAGATTTCTGAACAGATTTCCCAGCAGAATATTTGCATTGCGAATCCTGATGATTTGCTTCGCGGCATTAAACTCGGGCTGCTTGTAAGGCCACATTTGCAGAACAAGGCAATGCAGGTTGAGGCAGATATCACAAATGATGGATATACGATTGTTTGTAAGTACCCGAGAGATGTGCATGATGCTCCGAGTACCGCCTGTATTCGCACGGATTTGTGCTTTGCGACGTACACAGAGGCAGCGGAAGTAGTACGGAGCATGGAGGCCGAACTGCGGCGTCAGGCTGCGCTTTCGGATTACGATTGGTCTGTTGAGCAAATCGACAAAACGCTTGAACGTTGGAAAATCGGCAGCGGGATTCCAGAAGACAAGGTGAAAGAAGCGCGAGAATGGCTTCTGGGACAGAAAGATATCGAGAATCTTGTAACTCGAATTTTTCTCGGACGGCTGCAATTCAAGTGGGAGAAAGGCAAAAAGTGGATGGATTTGATTCTGGAGTAGGAGGAGATAGATGTGATTGTTTTCATTCGCCATAAGCCGGGGCAGTCCAAAGTGTATATGTTCAATGTCCCGGCTGCGCTGGAGCCATTCATCCATCTCGGTGCTCACGTCCTGTGCGACACAAGGCGTGGGATTCAGCCAGGAGAGGTTATTGAGATTTCATATGAACGCGAAAATCCAGTGCTTAAATCGCTTGTTGATGTCGTTCATATGCCGAGCATCAGCGAAGATATCCATGTGGAGGACATGCTCTGATGGATACATTATTGACGGCGAACGCAGATTCTGTCGTTAGTGTACTCCCGACAGATCGCGTATATGAAACGGTTGAGGCAATCCGTGCGATCATGCCTTATGCAGATATTCAGTCAACATCATTTGAACTTAACCGTGAAGACATCATACATATTGTCCAAGACGAAGTTAAAAGAATTCTCTTGTCGATACCACAATTCTCAAATATCAACGTCGACGATTTTCTGTAGGGGGGGTAAGATGACCCGAGGCAAAAAACTGAAGCAAATGCTGAGATTTCTCAACAAGAACGGGAAGATCTATTCAGAGATCAAAAGACCACCAGACCCGGATTTTCAACCGTATCGAAAAGGCAGCGTTCTTGTGGTGTACCACTGCGAAGTGACTGACGGATCTTTCTGCGTCGGTGATGTGAACAGATATGCTGCCTACAAATCGATCTACAACGACGTCAAGAAAAGCATAAAGAAGGGCAAAGAATGAGCGTCGGAAGGAAATGGTGGTTGTCGGGACCCCAGTACAGAACTGGTAAACAACGCAAATATGTCGACAGACTAATTGTTGACGAGGCTGCACAGGGAATTAGCGACGTTATTTTATCGTGGTTCACAACTACAGAATCTGTGCTTCAGAATTGGAATGAAATTGATTCTTATGGCTCTGGCCTCAATCGCGAAGAACGGCGGAAAATTAAAGACCCAAAAATAAAGAATGTTAAACTCAGCGATTTTCTATGACGAGGAGGTGTGCCCGATGTTTCAGGTCGGTGATGTGGTCCGGGTTCGTAGCTGGGACGATATGAAGGACGAGTTTGGTCTCGATGCCGATGGCAACATTAACTGTAGATTTTGTTTTACCCGTGCTATGCAGAAAATGTGCGGTAAATTATATCATGTTTCAAAAGTCGAACAAGACTGGTTGGGTGAGAGAAGAGCGGAAGTATGTCTTGAGGAACGCCCGATGCGTACAGATACAGTGGAGTATATGTGGTGTGCAGGTATGTTGGAACTTGCTGATGAAAATAAAAATATCAATATCGATAATATTTTGGCGTTTGTGTGAGGTGACGAAATGAAAGTTACGGCTTATGTTACAAAACCTGTCCCCGTCGAAGTTGAAATTGACGACAGGTGGAAGCCAATGGAATTTTTTGCAGATAACCAGGATTGGTCTTCCAACGAAGCACAGGCATATTTTGACGAAAATGTAGATGCTTTTGAAACAGACGTTATAAGAGCTTTGGATGAATCAAATGAACCAAGTTGGAATTTAGGCGCGGTTCATACAGCAGCGGGAAATTACATTTTTGAAAACTAAGAGGACACTAAAATGAAATTTTCAGTAGGAGATATCGTCCGTGTTAGGAGTTGGAATGATCTTGAAGATGAATATGGCATTGACGAATATGGCAGTATTGACTGCCCATACTCCTTGACTTCCAGAATGTCAGAATATTGCGGGAAAGAAATCCATATTGATAGTCTAGTGCGGGATTATGAATATGGAACAGTTGAGGTTTTTAGCACTGGCTTACCAATAGATTGGCACTGGTCGGAAGAAATGTTTGAGTATGTAACGACACCCGTAGTTGTCTCGGATGTTCAAAATCTTCAAGATTTTCTGTAGAGGAAGTTATGGCGAAGAATAAATATAAATACTATGCCTGCCTTAAGGATGGACATAACGGAGGGCTTATCTGTGACGGCAGGGCCTCGGCGCAGGCTGCGGAGGGCGACCTGCTGGAGTTGGTGCGCAAATATCTTAATAATGACATCGTGTTCATGGGGATCATAAAGTGTGCCGATGGGAGGCCGTTTGACCGGATCAAGGATTTAAGTACATAGCATGGAGGTAATTACCGGTGCGATTTTATTTTGATATCGACGACAGTGAATTTGAGGATGACTGGGGCTTTGATTTTCAAAACAGGGTGCAGAAAGAATGCGTAAACACAATCTCAGAGCGCATTGTTCAATCAGTTCCACTCCCGTCGCTATCTCTCGATGAAGCGCGAAAAATTATTCAGGATCATCGCGATGAAATCATCGAGGCGATTGTTGACCGCGTTTCTTCGGTCATCCTCAAGAACAAGCAGATCAAATCTATGATACCTTCCGCAGCAGAACTTGCGCAGGCAGATCGTGAGGTTCAAAAGTATTTTGAGCAGATGATCGACAAGGCGATTGCGCGAAAATTCAAGTAGGAGAACTTTAATGTTACAGAAACCAAAATGTGGCTGGAGCGCAATCACGATCGGAGAATGGCATGATCGCTGTAGCTATCTTATCGATGTCCCTATCGATTTGCTCAAGGCTGTTTCTGGGGTTATAGCACTCAATACACCGCAAGCGGTCGAAATCGATGCCGAGGGATATAACTATGTCATCGTGTTTAATGCGTTTGAGACGCATATCATCACTGAAACAGACGATGGCTATACCCTGACGACTATCGATATAGGCATTCGGCATATCGCAAAAGAGCTTGTTTCTGATATCGAGGCAGATCTGGATTCGTGGGTCGAATGGCCTCCCCACAAACAGAGCGCAAAAGACAAACTGGTGCGCACAAATGTGATAAAAGAATTTTGTCAACTGATTGGAGATTGATTAGATGCCCGCATGTAGATTTTGCGGCAGGCGTGATGAAGAACATATCTGGATTGTCGGCGACTTCAAGAGTATACCATAAAACAATATCGGAGGAGGAGAATGGGCGACGGTACATTGATTGATGGAATTTATGTTACGCCGAGACGTGGCAGGGCGAGTTCGTGCAAGTTTCGTCAGCTTTCACAGGAGCGTGTAGCAGCGCTCAGGGAAGAACGATATCCGACAGAAAAGAGGATGGAAGCAGAACGCGCCGAGGCAATTCAGGCAGCGCGGGAACTTTATTACGGCGAGGCTGTGATTGAGAAACTGAAAGCCGCTACAACACTGAGGCAGCTCGACAGGATTCTAATGGAAGCTCGGGCTGCGATGTAGGGAGATTACATATGGGACTTGATCAGTATGTTTACTGGATAAAAAAGCCGGATTATAACGAGGAACGGATTTATAACTCTTCCGAGGTTGGTTGCGGGATTATAATCCCAGACGATGAAAGAGACGATCCAACGGTTCAGGCTGTCATGCCGTACTGCCGAAAGCTGAAGGTTATCAACAAACACTGGAATATGGAAGCGATCAGTGCGGCGTTTGGTCTTTCTGAAAAAGCATATTTTTACGCATGTTTTAACGGAATCGCTTATGTGCAAGATGGCAGCCGGAAGGTCGAAGTCAACGAAAGCGATCTGGATGGCAGATATACTATAGATCGTATCGATGATTGGTATGTCTGCGACACAAGAGAGGTAATGTACTGGCGCAAAGCGTATGATGTTCAGGAATGGTTCCACGAAAATTTAGGCGTTGTAGTCGAAAATACTGGATATTATCTGTTAAACACAGAAATTATCCAGCAATTCAATGAAGCTTTCCCCGAAAGGCCGCTTCCAGAGGACCCTCCAGATGAAGAATCTGCCCTTGTGTACTATGAGTGGTATTGATGGAACGGAAGAATAGCGCAGCTCGTATCGCTGCGAATAATCGATACAATGCAAAGGCGTATGATCGCATCAATATCGCCATCCCGAAAGGAATGAAGGAACAAGTGAGGGCGGCTGCAACCAGCTCAGGCAAGAGCCTGAACGCATATATCAAGATGGCAATCTTGGCAGAGATGCGGCGCGGATATACAGAGGCGAGAGAGGAGTAGGGAGATATGAATAGTTTTGATGTGCATGATACTATTTGGCTAAGTATATCAGATGTGCTGAGATACCACGAGCGGTGTACATGCCAGGGATCGGGGTTTTGCAGTCCTCGTCCTTGTGGTGCCGGTGCTTACATATGTGAACATTGTGGGAAAAGATTCTTGAAGAAAGAAGACTGTCTCATTCACGAATGTTCTTGCGCTGATTGGAAACTGGTTGGCCTACCTTGCAATGAGGGAAGTTTCAAACTAATCGGGTGCCGTCCGCGATGTGAGGAAGCCTGTTATCGAAATGAGCATTGTGACAATGCATTCGTAATTTGGCGTAACAAAAGAACCGGGGAGTTTGCGTGGGACAAACCATAAAATGATTATTTGAGGGGTGAGAAATTGCAACCGGTATATCAAGAATACATACGCTTTCTGAATGATAATGGATGTGACACGACGTGGTTCCGCGAGAATACACACTGGATCGACAACAATTTGATTAAGGCTTTTCTGCCAAATGGGAAAATTGTTTCCCTATATAAGCTATATGTAAATGATGCCCTTGAAGTAAGTCTGGAGAAACACAAGAGCAATCCCGGCGATGTGCAATTTGAAACTTGGGCACAAACAATACAACGAATGCAGCCACACATTGAAGAAATCGAGGCAGCCAGCATCGCTAAGATGAAATCTTTCTGCGTTACACAAGACCGTATGATAGTCAATCTGAATTCTACAGGTAAAGACAGTATGGTTGTGACAGCACTTGCAACAAAAGCTGGGTTGCAGTTTGAGACGTATTTTAATGTAACTACACTTGATGTCGCCGAAAGCAACAAAATGGCAAACAAGCTGGGGTTAAAAAAGATTTTTCCGGAAAGAAAATATGGTGGCTTTTATCAATACATCCAAGCGGCTAGGGATCAGCAGATGATCCCTAGCCGCTTAAACCGTTTCTGTTGTCAGTATTTTAAGGAGCGCCCAACAATTGCGTTCTTCCGTGAGGATAGCAAAATACTATTCTTAATGGGTATGCGGAATCAGGAATCTCAAAGGCGATCGACTTATGAAGACGTGTGGAAAAACGACAAATGGGGCTCCCGTGATTGGATTGCACTTCTCCCAATCAGAGAGTGGACTGAATTTGATGTTTGGTTGTATATTTTAGCCTATAATCTTGAGATAAATCCGAAGTACAAATATGGATACGACCGAGTTGGATGCGGTATTGCATGTCCCAACTACACGAAGTACACTTGGGTGCTTGATAAATATTGGTATCCAAAGATGTATAATCGATGGAGGAGAATTCTTCGCGATGATTTTATAAAGTCAAACAAATGGTTGATTATGAACTGCACAATCAATGAGTACATTACGAAGGCGTGGAGTGGGGGGGTGTTTCGGAGCACTCCGACCGACGCAGTCATCCATGAATTTGCTGAATACTCCGGGCTGCAGATAGATGTGGCAAAGAGATATTTTAATCGATATTGTGCCAATGGCTGCCTTGACACGAGGCGAAATCCAAAACGCATCAAAAGCAAAGAAGTTCTTGCAATGAATATGAAAATGTTTGGTCGGGCAACCGACCATTTTTTATGCAAAAAATGCCTGATGCAAGAACTTGGATGGGATGATGCACAGTGGAAGTCCCATGTTCGCGGGTTTAAACTTCAAGGATGTTCTCTATTTTAAGAATGGCAGCAGTCTGGCGGCCAGTGGGTTAGGGGAGGATTTCAATGAGGATTATCACAGAAAAGCTGCAGCTACAACCTAACGAGCGCTTCGTTTTGTGCGACCACTGCAACACATCTTTTGTCGCAAATTATGACGAGGCTTTCGATAAGTTGCAAGACACCACTTTCGACAACGAAGCTGCCTATGACTACACATTCGTCTGCCCTTGTTGCGGGGTGCATCAGTATGTGCTCGGGGTGTCTTGCGATGACTGAGTGGAAATACGCTTACGGCGCTGATGGCCGTTGGCGCAAGGTTCGCCGCATGACAGAGGCTGATATTAAGCCGTCTTTAAGGTACATAGAAGAGTATCTAAATGACATGTCTGGTTGCAAGAATCTTCCGCCTCACGCGCAGGATTATGTAATGCTGTTTAAACAATTAGCCGAAACGTTGAAGAACAATGGTATTCCGACTGATCCACAAGGCGATGTGCCAGCATGCTCGGAGAGTGGAATCATCTACACATATTTTGGAAGAGTAGTTTTATTCAGTGATGTTGAACTTGTAAATCGCATCAATATGGGCGAGGAGATATGGCCGCCTGTAGGGTATTAACTGAAGACATAACGGAGGAAGTATGAAATATCTGGTTGTTATTGATATGCAAAACGACTTTATCGACGGAGCGCTTGGAACACCCGAGGCGCAAGCTATTGTCCCGAAGGTCGTTAAAAAGATAGAAGAATTTGGCGGCGCAATTTTTTACACGATGGACACACATGGTGAAAATTACCTTGATACACAAGAGGGAAAACTACTGCCAGTTAAGCATTGTGTTTACAAAACTGATGGATGGAATGCAAACCTATTGGTCGCTGGCGCACTCCAGCGCAAAGAAGATGCATTGGTTCGGATACACGGATTTCGAAAAGCAACATTTGGGTCAGTTGAACTTGGTGAGCAATTACGACTGCGATATGAGTACGCGCGAAGCAAGAATGGCGCATCAAAAGACTCGTGCTTTGAAATCGTCCTCGTCGGTCTTTGCACAGACATCTGCGTGATTTCCAATGCGCTACTACTCAAGGCTTTTCTCCCGGAGGTTAAGATCACGGTCGATGCGTCCTGCTGTGCTGGCGTCACGCCGGCACGTCATAAGACCGCACTCGAAGCCATGAAGGCATGCCAGGTTTTTATCGAAAATGAGGTGACAGCATGATTTTGTTGGATGGTCATGAACTTGACTTGGCATCATTCCCCGATGGTACGTCATCCTTCCGCTGCCCAGCATTGGATCTTGGATATGCGATGACGCTCTGCGTAACATGGTATTATTCCAGCGAAGAAGAATGTATTCGACTATGGTATCTTGCAAAACATCTGCGTGCAAAATACCCAGATAAGAGACATATCCTGTATGTCCCGTATCTTCCGAATGCCAGAATGGATCGTGTCAAGAACGACGACGAGGTTTTTACACTGAAGTGGTTCTCTGAATTTGTCAACGCAATGCGTTTTGATGAAGTTCGTATTCTCGATCCACACTCCGATGTATGTATGGCGCTTATCGATCACGCAGTTGCACTTTCTCCAAGAGAGTATATTGGCAATGCGCTGTCGCAGCTTACCAATCAGAACGTGCTCCTATGCTATCCCGACGAAGGCTCCGCAAAACGCTATGCCTCAATGCTTGGTGTGGATTATGTTTTCTGTATCAAACACAGAGACTGGCGAACTGGCAATATTGAGCGGTTAGAACTGACCGCACCAGAGAAAGTCAAAGATCGCAACATTCTGATCGTTGACGACATCTGCTCCAAGGGCGGCACGTTCACCTATACTGCCAAGGCTTTGAAGGCTGTTGGAGCAAATGAAATCTATCTGTATGTCACGCATTGTGAACCGACAATTTATAAAGGTTCAGTCTTGACGGATGGCCTGATTGATAAAGTCTTTACCACTGATAGCATCTATGCTGGCGATTGCCCCAAAGTTGTTACACTTGGGATTTAAGGAGGGATTTCTTTGATTGACTATAATCCGTTGCTGTGTCTCGATTTTTACAAGACCTGCCACTGTGACCAGTATCCAAAAGAGTTGACAAAGCTGGTTTCGTATTATACCCCGCGTATGAGCCGTCTTGCCGACGTGGATAAGATCACATTGTTTGGCCTTCAGGCATTTATTCAAGAATATCTTATCGAAGCGTTCGACAGATATTTCTTCTCGCTTCCATTCGACGATGTGCTCGGCGACTATCTGCGAGTTTTGAAAGCGACAATCGGCACCAGCGGTGTCGGGGCGACACGACTGCGTGAGCTGCATGAACTAAGCTATCTTCCGCTGGAAATTCGCGCCGTATCGGAGGGTACAAGAACAAACATCCATGTTCCGCAGATTGAAATTTCCAATACACACCCGGATTTTGTATGGCTCGTCAACAGCATTGAAACTATGCTCTCGTGTTCTATGTGGCATACGCAGGTTTCAGCTGAGGTCGGATACCGGTATCGTCAGATCGTCAATGAGTATGCAGCGCGCACCTGCGATGACAATGTGTGCCGCGCGAGACTCCTTGGCGATTTTTCTATGAGAGGACAGGAGAGCGTTGAAAGTGCGACAAAGAGCTCCGCAGCGTTCTGCCTGAGTTTCCTGAACACAGCGACTGTTCCGGCAATTCTCTGGTTGGAAAAGAATTATGATTGCAACTGTGCGTATGAGCCGGTTGCATACGGCGGCATTTCCACGGAGCACAGTGTGATGTGTTCCAGCTTCGCAGTGGATGGCGATGAAGTCACTCAGATTCGCCGGTTGCTCACAGAGATTTATCCGCACCAGAGTTTTTCTATGGTCAGTGATAGTTACGATTACTGGCGTCTGGTCGAAGAAACTCTTCCGCAGATGAAGGATGAGATTCTGTCACATGATGGCTGCCTGATGATTCGCGGAGATAGCGGCGATCCGGTACAGGTCGTCACGCAGACGGTTTTCAAACTCTGGGACATTTTCGGCGGGACGACGAATTCCAAGGGTTATAAAGTTTTGAACCCACACGTTAAAGCAATCTACGGCGACAGCATCACGCCGCAGCGCTGCGAGGCAATTTACAGTATTCTGGAGCAGAACGGTTTCGCAATCAACAATGTTTCGCTTGGGGTCGGCTCCTTCTCTATGCAATGTCTGGAAACAATGAAAAGCGGCGCGACGGAATATAGCCCATACACCCGTGATACTTTTGGTATTGCGGTTAAGGCAACATATGCCGAGGGCAAAAATGGCGAGCCAATTATGATTTTTAAGAATCCCAAAACAGACAGCGGGCATTTCAAGAGATCTCAGCGAGGCTGCTGCAGGGTTTTTAAGACCGAAGATGGTTATGGATATCAGGACGGGCTGACATGGGCGGAGGCGCAGAGCGGCAACGAACTGCAGTCGGTGTTCAAGAATGGCATCATTATGAAGCGCTTTACGCTGCAGGATGCCCGCCAGAATCTGCATGGAGGAACCTTTTAATGAGTGTTCGTGTAATTGACGGCGATCTGTTTAATACGAAGGCAAAATATATCTGCCATCAGGTAAATTGTAAAGGTAAGATGGGAAGCGGCGTTGCAAAACAAATCCGAGATAAATACCCGGAGGTTTATAGCGCCTATCGGCTGGAGTGCAATCTGTTTGATGAGCAAGGGTTCCCAAAGTCTTTGATGGGAATCATTTTGCCGGTCCAGGCGGACGATGGCAAAGTCATCATCAATATGTTCGCGCAGAACAATTATGGATATGGTGGCGCGTGTTATACAGATTATCGCGCGTTCCAGATGTGCCTGATTGAGATTGCAGAGCTTTTGCCGGAAGGATCGGCAATTGCCATGCCATATCGCATTGGTTGTGGGCTTGGCGGCGGAGATTGGAGTACAATCGAAACGTTGATTACAAAATATCTCGGTAAAAAGTTTGATGTTGAATTATGGAAGAGAGGATAGAACATGTTTACAGAGCCAACGAAAATTAAAAATGATATTGTTGCATGGATTCGGGATTACTTTGCACAGAACGGTCCGGAATGCAGCGCGGTTGTTGGAATTTCCGGCGGTAAGGACAGCAGCATCGTCGCAGCTCTTTGCGTTGAGGCACTTGGCAAAGATCGCGTTGTTGGTGTTTTGATGCCAAACGGTTTGCAGCTTGATATCACAGATTCTGAAAATATTTGCCAGACACTTGGAATCAAGTCAGTCACTGTAAATATCGGTTCGACGTGCTCAGCGCTTGCTGGTAGGCTGAAAAGAAATAAGCTATTCAGTCGGCAAGCCGAAATCAATATGCCGCCTCGAATCCGAATGGCTACTTTATATGCAGTTGCGCAGTCCCTTCCGAATGGAGGTCGTGTCGCAAATACCTGCAATTATTCAGAAGACTATGTCGGATATGCAACGAAGTTCGGTGACAGCGCTGGAGATTTCAGTCCTCTTGGCAATTTGACAGTTTATGAAGTTCGCCAGATCGGATACGAATTGCCGATCCCGAGACGACTGGTAGATAAAACACCGTCGGACGGTCTATGCGGTCAGACCGATGAGGATAACCTCGGGATGACATATAAGCAGCTTGACAATTATATTGCCAGTGGTACATCTGGGGATGAAAAGCTTGATCGGCGCATTGAAAAGATGCACGATGCCAACCTGCATAAGCTTCGCCCGATGCCATCATATAATCCGGCAAGGCTGTGGGCAATGCCAACTGAGGTGTAATAGTAGGGCTCAAGCATGGAACAAATAATCAATGAATTTAAGGGAACATATTATTTCCTGAGTAACTTCTATCCAGCACCCGTTACCTACAGTGAAATGCGTTTCGAGAACAATGAAGCAGCATTTCAAGCGGCAAAATGTCCAGAACGTATGGCTGAGTTCTGCCACTTGAATCCATCAGAGGCAAAGAGACTCGGACGCAGGGTTCAGCTCCGTGGTGACTGGGAGCAGATCAAAGATACGGTCATGTATGAGATTTGCAAGGCAAAGTTTTCGCAAAATCCTGATTTGGCAGGCAAACTCGCTGCGACTGGAGATGCCGAACTCGTTGAGGGCAACACTTGGGGCGATCGAATCTGGGGTGTCTGTGATGGTGTCGGAGAAAATCGCCTTGGCAAAATCCTTATGAGGGTCAGAGCAGAAATGTGATGTACGATGAAGAGGACTAACATTTATAAAGGAATAGTGGAAATATGTACGCAACAAAATTGGTGATTACCAGACAAGAGTTTGATGCATTTTTCAAAAAGCATTTGAGTGAACAGGATTTACAAAAGTTTGCAGACAGCGAATTTATACCGCTTACCATGCAAATGACACCGCAACTTGAGATAGAAATCACAGTTGTCCCAGTAAAATGAGGGGTGCTGAGGTGTTTTTGAGGTGGTATCGCAAGAAAATCGCAGAGGCGGTTGAGACAAAAATGTGCTATATGGGCTCTTGCCCTAATGAACAGGAAATCATCCTGAGTATCATTGCTCCAAAGGACTATCCACGAAAGAGTGTTTCTCATTGCAGTACCGACTGCTGGAACGAAGACTGTAAGTGCTACCGCGTTGATGTGAAAGGGTGATTCTTATGACGGGTTTAATTGTTGCGGTAGCAATCATGACTGCAACAGCCTTGATAATGTGTGCTGTGTATAAGCGCGATATTGGGCGCAGCCTTCCCAGAGATTTGCTCCATGACATTTTACGGTGGTGGCTATAACAATGCGTTTGAGATTTATTGGTGCAAATGGGTCGATGGGCTTGACAAACGGGAAAGTGTATGAGGTACAGGTGAATTCGGTGGAAAAACTATATTTGGGCTGTAATTTTGGGCTTGAGTTTAGCGAAAAGACTTTTGGTACATGGAAATGTCCATATTCGTCGCCTGAAAGCTTTGCGGCTAATTGGGAAAACGGATGCTGAAAGGCTGATTTGATATGGCGTTATATAGGATAGGAGTTACAGAAGCAGGCGACGCAGGGGTTGACTTGTCTTGGGAGGAGAAATTGGATGATGTTGATGCTGCTGTTCTTATTACGAAGTGTGTGTCGCCGGATTTCTTTGACGCTGCTTTGAAACATAAGGACAAGCTCGTCGTTCATACTACCGTCACAGGATATGGACACTCTGTTTTGGAGCCTAATGTGCCGAACCCATACGAGGAGTTTAGCGCAATTATGGAACTGGTCAAAGCTGGGTTTCCAATGGAGAAAATCGTTATTCGTATTGATCCCATCATTCCGACAGAGAAGGGACTTTCGATCGCGCATCGCACAATGATTTCTTTTATGGAAATGGGATTCCGGCGCTACAGAGTGAGTGTTATTGATATGTATCCACACGCGAGAAGACGTTTCAAAGAGGCTGGCTTACCACTGCCTTATGGTGATAATGGTTTCGCCCCATCCAAAGCGCAACTCTCAAAGGTAGATGATATGCTGCGGCAGGCAAAACAGTTTTGGAAAGAACTGGACAACGGCAAGGTTCTCCGGATCGAGTCTTGTGCAGAGCCCGGCCTTACGGAGCCGATTGCCTGCGGCTGCATTTCTGGCTATGACCTTAATCTGCTTGGACTTTACGAGGATACAGAGGCAAATGGAGTGGGTTATCAGCGAAAGGGCTGTATGTGTTACGCAGGAAAAACTGAACTGCTAAAGCACAAGGCGAGATGTCCGCACGGTTGCTTGTACTGTTACTGGAAAGATATGTAGGGTGATAGCTGTGTGTAAGAGAAGATTTAGCGGAGACGGTTTTGTTTATGATGGCAACGATGATACTATTGTTCCTTTGGACGATGACTACGAATACTGGAAGGCTGAACAGGATGCGCTGACCAACCCGCTTTCGGATGATTACTGCAAATACGACAATGAATGAGGAAAAGTATGGAAAAGAAAAAACCGAACGGATATGTTCTTAAATCCGAAGTTCTTCTTATCATCCAGAACTATATCCGTGGTATTCAAATGAATGACCACGGAACCGATTCTGGTATTCCGCAATTATATGCTGTGATGGATAAAGTTAATGAAATGCCGACCGAAGACGTTGTGCCGGTAAAACGAGCCAGATGGATTTCATATTTGGATGGCGAGCATTTAATGCCGGAACGATATTATCAGTGTTCGGAGTGTGGAGCAAGAGGATTCAGTCGGCGTTACGCTGCTTGCCCAGTATGTACCGCGATTATGAAAGGTTAATTTGGTGACAACATGAAGATTATTAAGCCTGGAAACTATGAAGCTTCTGTCAAACCAAAGTATTTTTGCTGCGAACGATGCGGATGCGAGTTTGAAGCGAGTTTCTCTGAATATAAAACGGCCTCTCAGATTGCATATATGCACGATGGAATTGTTGCGGAATGCAAATGCCCTTCGTGTGGTATAACAGCATATGCGTATGAATGAAAATAATTTGATGGCCGTAGATAAGAATGTTGAGTGCCGTTTCTCAGAGTGCGATGACTGTTTGCTTGACGGAACCGATGCTTTATGCTGTATGGCGTCCAGATTGGGATTAGCGTGTCATCGATTTGCGCAGTCAATACCTATAATCAATCTGCTTACTTCTTCAAAACAATGTGAGTGGTTTACAAAAGTATGAGGTGGACTTATGAATCAAGATGCCTGCAAAAACTCTATTACATTGGAAGCCGCTTGTGAGCCAGTGTGGAACGGTATGCGGATTGGAGGATGAAAGGTTATTCTATGAGATGTTCATACTGCGAGTCTGAGACAAATGATTTTGTTCCAATGAACCAAACCGTTGAATACGGCGGCATTGAGATGGCCGTAAACAGGCAGGGAATGTTGAGGGGTGAGAGTGTTTGACAAGGAGGTTCCTGATATGGAGAAAAGAACAATTTGGGTAAAGCCATCCTGCTTTGCTCCGGGGTTTGAAATGATTATTCCCATCCCGACAGACCGAGATGATGAGGAGTACATCGATGAACTGCTGGACGGAATGCTGAGTGCTGAGTTACGATACAATGTCGAATGGGATTTTGTTGATGGATTAAGCTGATGGAAGAAAGGAGTGGGTTTCGTGAAGCACAGAACAACAATTGATTTGGAATTTACAAACGAAGACCTCTTTGAACAGGAGGTTATCAAAGCCATGCGTGCTTACGCAAAGACAATCGCACGAGAAGCATTCCAGACCGAAGTCGAGGAATGCGTTGCTAAAACCGCCGAAGTGTGGGCAAGGCGTCTTTACGAGAGCAGATACACTGAGCCGATGACCGACAAGCTGGTGGAGGCGGAAGTCCAGTCTTACATCAAAGAGCAGATGTCACACAAGGATATGCTGGATTTGATTCAGGGAACCGTACAGGCGGCGGTAGCTGAGTATCAAGATAAAACGAAGCAGTATGCTCAAGCCGAAGTGGAAAAGTATCTGACGAGCGCAGTTGGGATGGGTGCGATTCAGAAAGAAATCGAACGGGCCATTCCGCAGGCAGTCCTTGATGTGCTGGTAAAGGCATCCACCGCCAAGTCACAGGGACAAGGAGTAATGCTGTGAAGAAAAGAAAGGCAATCAACATCCAGTGGGATATTGATGAAGACGACTGCGAATGCGGTGCCGTACCACTCCCACTTGAGATAGAAATCCCCAATAACATGACAGACCTCGAAGACATTGCCGATTATATCTCTGATATAACCGGTTTTTGTCACAAGGGATTTGAGTTGGAGGAATAGCCGTGAGGACTTGGACAGATGAAACAACCGGCTGCAAGATGTGCGAACCGGATTGCGTTGATGAATGGCTTTTTGATATCTGGGCTATCGGCTGCGATTACGACGGTGAAAGCACTGTAGACGGCTTGAAGAAGCTGGTGGACAGCCTCGTTGAAATGAGCCAAAAAGCAAGAGACTGCCTGCATGATGGAAAACTATCTTTGGAGGTGAACCCACTTGAGTAAGAAATATGATTCGCTCGGCGACAGAATGAAAGGGTATGAGAATATTGCTCGAAACTATCTGACTCGTCGAATTCCAGTTATTATCAGAGTGGATGGCAAGGCGTTCCATACATTCACAAGAGGGATGGAAAAGCCGTTTGATCGCATTTTGATGACAACGATGCAAAAAACAATGAAGTACCTGTGTGAAAATATTCAGGGCTGTGTTTTCGGATATACGCAGTCAGATGAAATCACGTTGGTGCTCACAGACTATGCAACAATCACAACGGATGCATGGTTTGGCTACAACATCCAAAAGATGTGCAGCGTTGCCGCTTCAATGGCTACGCTTGCTTTTTCAAATGCCTATGCTGCCGAGCTGTGGAAGAACTTCCCTGAAGCGATGCGCAGCAGTGACAATGGCACAAATAAGTACATTGAAACCCTGGTCGCAAAGATGGGCACAGCCATGTTTGATGCCAGAGTTTTTTCTATTCCCAAAGACGAAGTTTGCAACTGTCTGATTTGGCGTCAGCAAGATGCGACCCGTAATAGCATTGAGTCGGTTGGTCATGCAAATTTCAGTCAGAAAGAACTCCACGGCAAGAGCTGTAATGCCATCCAAGATATGCTCTGGAAGGAGCGTGGAATCAACTGGAATGACTTTTCTATTGATTGCAAGCGTGGTTCTGTCTGCTACAAAACAAAAGTTAAAGAGGTCATTCCTCTCCTTAACGATAAGGGCGATACAGAAATGGTTGAGGTCGTTAGAAACCGTTGGGCTATTGACCGAGAACCGCCCATTTTCTCACAAGAAAGAGAATATGTTGAAAAATGGATATGACACAAGATGATTTTGATGGTGCTACGAAGCCAGCGCAGATTTGGAGTTAGAGTTAGAATTTAAACATTCGAGTCCTGAGATTCTGCGAGGATTCAGAAGCTGTAGTAAATGGAATGAGATAAACAGCCATCAAAAAAGTAGAGGTCGTGAACTCGACCTTAAAATCCTCTTGGAATCAATCTTGCAAAGGTTGGGAGAGGGGCGGCGGCTGCCATGTGCCATATTCCGAAAATAAAAACGTGGTTTTGTGATGATGTGTGGCCACACAAGCTAGTCACCGGTAGCTGAAAGGTTTCAGGGCAGTCCGTTAAGCTGTCAAAATTATAGATGCGGCGTTGATACAGGCTCGATGCAGAAGTTCGTGGGCGTCTAGCTGCATAGGAGTTAAGCCCTCGTTCGCCGTTTGAGGTAAAGGACACGGGAGATAAGTCCTTCGAAGAACCGAGCGCAAAATCGAAGCAATCGGTTCTGCTTGCCGGGAAAGGTGTAAAGCTCACCGAACCGGATGAAGCTCCATTCTACTACCGCCGGATTCCCGGCGGCTTTTCATATAAAGTAGCCTAATGTTTACCATGGCTTGAGGAGGTGAAACGATAATGATAAAGTCTTTCAAAATACGTCTATACCCAACCAAAGATCAAGAGCAGCTCATATGGAAACACATCGGTTGCTGCCGTTATATTTGGAACTATATGCTTGCGTTGCAACAGCAACGATACGAGAACAGCGAGAAACATCTGTCAGCGTTTGACATGATCAACCAACTCAAGCCATTGAAGGCTGATGGCGAGCACGGCTGGCTTTACGATGTAGCCAACACATCACTTGTCACAACGTGCCGCGACCTCGATAAAGCATACAAGGAATTCTTCCACAAGACGCGCGGATATCCCAAATTCAAAAGCCGCAAGCGCGACAAACCGTCATTCCCGGTACGCCACGGATACGGCATCTATTTTGCTGACGACCGCTTCGTGCAAATCGAAAAGCTCGGTCGCGTGCGATACCGCACCGATTTCGAGTTTGCTTACGGTCGCAATGTCTTGAATTTTCTGAATCCGCGTATTTCCAATAAGAACGGCAAATGGCTTTTAACGTTCGGGCTTGAGTGCGAGAACCAAGTATCAGAGCTTACGAACGAACCGCTGGGTATCGACCTCGGCGTGAAAGACTTAGCAATTGCGGCATACAACGGTCAGCACATGGTTTTTCATAATATCAACAAGTCCAAGCGGATGCGTGACCTCTCAAAGAAAGAACGTCACCTCCAGCGCAGTATCTCCCGCAAGTACGAAGCCTCGCGCAAGCGTACCGGGCGATACGAAAAGACGAAAAATATTATACGCGAGGAAGCGCTACTTAGTCGCATCTGCGCAAGGAAAGCCAATATCCGTCACAACTACATACATCAGATCACACACACATTGGCGTCGCTTTTGCCTGCGCGGGTGGTCATGGAGGACCTGAACGTACAGGGCATGATGAAGAATCGACACTTGAGCAAAGCCATTCAGGAGCAGAACTTCTATGAGTTCATGCGCCAGATGGAGTACAAATGTGCGTGGCGAGGGATTCCGTTTGGAAAAGTTCCGAGGTTCTATCCGAGCAGCAAGACATGTTCAGCATGCGGCTGCGTCAAGAAGGATTTGCGGCTTTCCGAGCGGATTTTTGTTTGTCCTGAATGTGGTTGTACGATTGACCGAGATTACAACGCTGCGTTGAATCTCAGCAGGTACGAAATCTGAGAACAGAGGTTTCGGCCTTGAGGTGTCGTTGCACCTTTAAGCTGCGGAGCGCTACATAAACCGGAGTAGCTTCGGCAAAACGGAACGCTGTGAAGCAGTAAGCTCGTGATTTAATAACAGGGCACAACGACCGGACTCGAACCGGAACGCATTACTGCACCGCATTTTGAGGGTAGGGTGTCTGCCAATTCCACCAATCAGCCGTGGTGCTGGGGGATATGCGAAGCCCTACGGTATGCAGCATCCGAGCCGGAATCGGCCACCATATAGGGGTATCGCCAAGTGGTAAGGCATGGGACTTTGACTCCCAGATTCGCAGGTCCGAATCCTGCTACCCCTGCCATCAATTTTATGAGGTGATACATATCGCTAACGAGCTGGAACTTGGAAAGACGGAACGAGTACGAATTGTATTTGAGAATGGGTCAATACTAGAAGCCCTTGGAGCCAAGGTAGACATGACCATGCAAGATCGTTATGTGTCCTCGGAGTATAGAGGCAGGCGCACAACGCACCAATATGACCCGCTGCTGCGCATAGATATTTCTGGCGATATAAAACTCGTGTTTCATGACGCAAAAACGCCTTCGGTGACAATCGACTCAATCGAAGGTTTTCTTTGATCAAATCTGAAAATAACTTAACAGGGAGGTATTTCCATGCGAACGCTACTTTTGTTCCGTGGCGCGCCCGGCTGCGGAAAATCCACATTTATCGAGCAAAATGGGTTAAAACCGTACACATTGTCCGCAGACGACATTCGGTTACTGGTTTCGTCACCTTTAATGACAAGATATGGGAATATGACGTTTAATCCAGACAACGACATGTTCGTTTGGCGGATGCTCATGCAAATGCTTGAGAAGCGTATGGAGAACGGTGAGTTCACCGTCATCGATGCGACGAACTCTAAGACTTCGGAGATGAACAAGTACAAAGATCTCGGCAATACATATAAGTACCGTATCTATTGCATCGATATGACAAGCCTCCCGATTGAAGAATGCAAAGCTCGGAATATGCAGCGCGAGCCGCTCAAGCGTGTGCCAGAGGAAGCTATCGATAAAATGTATGCGCGGTTTGCGACACAAAAGATTCCGACCGGCATTACGGTTTTGAAGCCTGATGAACTGAATAAGATTTGGATGCGCCAGATTGATCTTTCTCAGTACAACAAAATCCATCACATTGGAGATACGCATGGGTGCTGCACGGTCCTCAAGGAATACATCAACGGGAACGGCGGAATTAAAGACGATGAATTCTACATCTTCCTCGGCGATTATATTGATCGCGGCATTGAAAATGTTGAGATTTTGAAATACCTTCTGGAGATTTACCAGAAACCGAACGTCCTTCTGCTCGAAGGAAATCATGAGCGCTGGCTCTGGACTTGGGCGAATGATGCGATAGCGAAGTCGAAGGAATTCGAGCTTGGAACTCGACCGCAGCTTGACGCATCAGATATTGATAAGCGAGATATTCGGCAGCTATATCGAAAGTTCGCCCAGTGCGCCTATTATACATATCACGGTAAAACGGTTCTTGCAGCACATGGAGGGCTGAGCCGGATGCCGGAAAATCTCACGATGATCTCTACGCGTCAGCTTATTCACGGAGCAGGCAACTATAACGATTGCGATTTTATCGCAGAACGCTTTCACAAAACATCTCCGGAGATTTTACAGATCCACGGACACCGCAATACAAAAGGAATGCCTTTCCGGACGTATGACAATGTGGTCAACCTGGAGGGCGGTGTCGAATTTGGGCGACAGCTTCGGTGTGTGCAGCTTTTGCCGAGCGGCGAGATGAAATTCTTTGCGCTCAACAATCACATTTTTAAAGAGCCAGAGGTCCTCGCAGAGCCTGAGAAAATCGCCAACGAGGAAAGTGTTGGCGATACCATTATGCAGCTGCGCAACAGCAGATTTGTTGCAGAGAAGCAATACGGAAATATTTCGTCTTTCAATTTCACCCGCACGGCTTTTGAGGATCGAGTTTGGAATGACCTGACGATCCGTGCCAGAGGATTGTATATCAACATGATTAAGCTTAAGCTTGCGTACTACAACTTCTGGAAGTTCATGCGTGGAATTTCTGCTGAAGTGCTTCGTCGTGGGTATGTCGATAAGAAGCGTCTTTCTAGTTTTACGACGCCGCTGGCGAATCATTATTACGCATGGATTAAGACGCAGTTTGCTCCAGGCGGAAGCGAAGGCGTGCCGAGAGATATCTGTTCCCTCCGTAAAATGTTCCTTGCATCAGACGAAGGCTCGTTGTTCCGGACTGAGGGTTAAAGGCAAATGGACAGGAATTCATTTTACAGTGCCGAAGAGTTTGCGGCAACCCAAGCAGAAAAAAATTGGAATTGGTGGTTGGATGCAGCGACTGGGTCCATCCGTAGAAATACAGCATCGTATGTGTTACCACCACATTACGCAATAAGCACATCAATCGGTGCGTATACCATTCCGTGGTTAGATGGTCAGCATGAAGACGCTGTTGATATCCGCGTTGATTCAATCAAAGATTTTTTAATATAGAAAGGGGAAGTAAAATGTGTTAGGGAAGCCGCATTATGGTCGAGTCAAGATTTCCATGAACGACTGGAGCAGGGAAGCGTGTTATCCGGATGATGTTGCCATTATGCTATTGGCTGCTCTAAATAGGGTTATCCGCACCCGAAAGCCAGCTGCTGTGAAGTTTAGCGCAGGGCTCGCGCCGTTCACAATTTTATTCGATACCAACCAAATACATATTATCAGTGAGGATGGCAAGACGCTGAACTACAAATCTTATGAGGTTCGCATTGAAGACCTTACAAGCGAAATCATCGGTGATATCCGGAGGCACATCAGAAGCTGGGCGAGTTGGGGCGTGGCTGGCGTAATGTCAGATGAAAAACGCACGGAGCGAGTAGCAGATATCGAAATTCTTTGCCTGTGTATTGAAGCAAAAATGGGAGAACAGCATGGATTATTATAATACATTTGACGAATGGCTATCCTCGCTGGAAGGTAAGGTCATCCGATACTGGGTACTAAAAGAAGTCTGGACTCCATACGAAACCCGGAATGCGTTCATGGACGAAAGTATTTACGAGGATACGGCAGGCCGTCCGGCATTTCTTGAGAGCGCTGTCTCGCTTGGAGACGGCGATTTTTTATTGGGACTGCGAGTCGCTGACTCGGAGACACTCTGTCCGCATGAGTGGATTGATTATTTTCGGCTCAGTAAAATTCGGATTTCAAAATATGACGATGATCAATATGGAGAGGTAGAACATGAAGAAGAATGATAGAAAAACTCTGAATATAGCTCGCATTGGTATCGGTATCGCGCTTTACGTTGTTCTAAGCATGACATTGAAGATTCCAATTGTAGGTCACATTGGATTAGACCTCGGCTATGTTGTTCTCGCGGTGTACGCATATCTACTTGGCTGCATCCCGGCGATGATTGTCGGCGCATGCGGGTGTATTCTCGTCAGTCTCTTGGTTAACGGGTGGTTTCCGCTTGGCTGGGCACTGGGGAATCTTGTGATTGGTTTCTTGTGTGGACTAGTCAGTGAGATCAGCGACGATGGTTTTAAGGGCCTCTGCAATATGATCACTGCGGTTTTATACTCAACTGTTCTTGGCATTGCGTGGATCAAAACAGGGGTTGAGTGTTTGATGTATCGGCTACCGTTTGATCTCAAATATCAGAAGAACCTTATTGCAGCCCTTGTAGATGCTGCCGTCATGATTGTCGGCGTGTGGACCGCATACGCACTTGAGCAAAACGGTGCGGCAGAACGTTTGCATCTAAAGAAGTAGCACCGAGGGTTGCAATTATTTACAAGATGATGTAAAGTAAGGAGAGAACATGAAGTTTTATTCCGAAGAAGAAATAGCGGCTGCGAAGCAAAAAGATCCGGCATGGTATGACATTGCCTGTGCGCCATATGGCATCATAGAAAATCTTGATGATATTCAGCGAACAATCGACTATGCGAAAACAGCTGGTATCAATGCCACAAATCTTGAACCGTATGTCGGTGATCCTAGCGTAATAGGATATACTATCAGCCTCGGGGATTATTTTGGAGGCGCAGCCTTCTATTATTACAAGCCGCGCATGGAGGAACGCCATGCCTAAGTTATTCTGCGTTTCCGACATTCACGGTTTTTACGACGAACTACAAGTTGCGTTGGTTAAAGCCGGGTTTGATAAAAATAACCCGGAGCACTGGCTGGTCTCCTGCGGAGACAACTTCGATCGCGGTTCGCAGCCGCGTCAGGTCATGGGATTTCTAAAGGGTCTTGAACGTAAGGTGCTGGTTCGCGGAAACCACGAAGATCTTCTTGAAAGATGTATTGAACGCGAGTATCCGCTTACGCATGATATACACAACGGAACACGCGAGACGATCTATGATCTGGCCGGAGTAAAGCACTCTATGAGAAATTTTCCCGGAGCCGCAATCCAGATTTCGCAAGAGGTTTTCCGTTTCACGTCGCAAATGGTTGATTATTTTGAGACGGAGAATTACGTCTTCGTGCATGGCTGGATTCCACTGCACATTAGCGACCAGTATCCAGACTGGTATCAGCAAGATAGAAGTTTTCATCAAGACTTGGCGTGGCGCGACGCACACGCGTCTGGATGGGAGACTGCTAGGTGGTGCAATGGAATCAAATGCGCGCGCGAAGGACATACGATCGAAAAGACAATCGTATGTGGGCACTGGCATTGCAGCTACGGTCATTCCATCGCAAAGGGAACGCCTGAATTTGGGGAAGGCGCAGATTTCTCGCCGTACTATTCAAACGGGATTATCGCCATTGATGCGTGTACCGCTGCATCTGGTATTGTAAATGTACTCGTTCTGGAAGATGAATTTTTAACACAATAAGGAGAAGCGTATGCATTTCGCAATCGCCGTTGTTCTTGCGCTTATTGCGTTTGGTATCAACGCTTATCGCAAGAGCGCATTAAAAAAACAGCAAAATGAATATATGGAACAACGGCGTAAAGGGCCGAGGACTTCGCGGGAATACCTGTATGCGAATTTCGAGTATGCGAAACTCATGGAAAGGCAAATCGCAGTTGCTCAGGAGTGTAATCGTGTTGAGTATGCAGAAAAGGGTAAATTAAATTTTGAAGCAAGCGACCAGATACTTAACGAATATTTCAAAACGCTTCGGCACGATCATGCGACCTACACGATCGAAGAGTATGCGGTTTGCAAGGCTAGAGAGATCATTCTTTCAGAGGGCTATATTCCGAGCAATGTTTCTGGCTATACGCTACCAGAAAATTATAATCCATGGTGGCGTCTTGTCCGTCACCGATATCCGGTGTCTACATGGTGGCCGAACCCCGGCGATGCGCTTGAAGCGTCAAAAATCGACCTGATTCCCGGATACGATATGGCGGCTGCAATTCGAGAGACAGACGAAATTGCGGAGAAGTATGGCTATCAAGATTATTGCCGGTCGATTTTGAACTTCCGACAAGACCCGGATACTGGAACGTATTATATTGCGAAAACCATCCAACGCCCACCGTGTGACAATCCGAGAGAGCAAATGAAGATCGGTCTGCCGGATCGCTACAATGCGCAGTGGAAAGAAACCGCAGTGTCTGTTCTCGCAGATCAATTTCTCTATCCACCACAAATAATTGACGAAGAATAACGACAAGCACCTCGGATTTCGAGGTGCTTTTTCTATCTCTATTGGAGGTTTTATGTCAACTGTAAAATTTTCAGACGGCAACACCAAAATGGGGAAAATCCCAAGTGTGTCATTGCCAGCGATTGAGACTTGCATCCATTGCGCATGCAATCAGAAATGTTACGCTGCGAAACTTGAACGACTGCGCCCAAATGTCAGAGCGGCTTATCAACATAATCTGGATGTCTATTTAAAAGACGAAGGTACATATTGGCGAGAGGTCGAGGCAACGATTATGTTGTCTCGATTTTTTAGATTCCATGTATCTGGCGATATTATCGACAGAGATTATCTGACGAACATATTTGCAATTGCATGGCGGAACCCGCATTGTGAGATTTTGTGTTTCACAAAGAAATACGATATCGTGAACCAGCTTTTAAAATCGCCGCTGACAGACGGAAAAATTCCTAAGAATCTCCATTTGATCTTAAGCGCTTGGCCGGGGTTGCAGATGGAGAATCCATTCAATTTACCTGAAGCACATGTCATTATGCGGGATGGAACAACCACAGCGAGATTTGACGCAGTACAGTGCGGGGGAAATTGCGCTGAGTGCGCACGCACGTCTGGCGGATGCTGGGCGCTGCGTAATGGGCAGCAGGTCGTATTCCATGAGCATTGATGCGATAATCCATATTAAGAGGTGAAGACCATGACAGAACAAAATTGCTTATACTACATGCTTCGTAATGAGGCGGTGTGTAGAAACGGGGCGGAGATTTTTCCTGCCTCATTAAACCAGAGTGGGGAACTTGCAATCTACAATCAGGCGCCACTTTCCTTCGAAGAGGTTAGTGACCTGATTTATTATCTGGAGCGAAAGGAACCTTATATCGGTGGCGTCGAGAAATTGATTCTATACATCGATGCTTATTCGCCGCGCACCCTAGACCGAACATTGTATTGGTCTGGTTCATTCCCGAATCCATCAGCGTCTCAGCAGAAATACGACGATAAACATCAAATTAAGTTTTTAATGTAGAGAGAGCATACCCACAGAACAATATACATAACAGACAACATAGAAAGTGGGTATAAAATGAGCACAGTCAATCCGAAAATCGGCGAGGTATACATGATGAAATTTAGCGGGACCGGACATGAGCAAAGCGGTTTCCGCCCAGGAATTGTATTTCAGAACAATGTCGGGAACCAAAATAGTCCCAATATCATTGCGATTCCACTTACCTCTGCAATCAAGAAAATGAATATGCCTTGCCATGTATTGCTTAAATCAAGCCGCTATGGGCTTAGAAAGGATAGCGTTGCATTATGTGAGGGGCCGGAAAGACTCTCGAAAGAAAAGATCGGGTTCTTTATCGCGAAGCTCAGGCATGATGATATGAAAAAAATTGCGAGAGCAAGTATGCTCGCGAACTCTGCCATTTCATATTTGTCGCAGCAAGAGATTCTCGCTATCTGGCGCCAAAGCATTGCGCTCAACGCAGCAAGTTAATGCAGAAGACGTTTTTTATCGCGGATACACATTTCGGCCATGAGAAAATCATTCAGTACGAAAATCGCCCGTTCCGCAACGTGGCAGAAATGGACAGAGCAATCATTGAGAATTGGAATAGTGCAGTTTCCAAACAAGACAGGGTATTTCTTTTGGGTGATGTTGGATTCGGAAATATGGAATACATTACCTCTTGCGTAAAGCAGCTAAATGGGCGTAAAATTCTAGTGATGGGAAATCATGACTTAGGAAGAAATATTACGAAATGGTACGAGGCGGGATTCGACGAAGTATCAAAATACCCGATTATCTTGAACGACTTTCTTGTGCTTTCCCACCAACCGCCAACATACTTCAATGCTGCAACGCCATACTTCTATATCTATGGGCATGTGCATGGTACGCCAGCGTATAGGACGATTACGCAGAACACAGCGTGCGTCAGCATCGAACGCTGGGACTATACTCCAGTTGAATTGCAGCGAATTATTGATCTTTCAAAAACAGCATAGATTATAGAACATCTGTTCTATAAGTCCGGACTATTGGACAGAAAATATGCTATTATAAATCCGTCGTCAAGAATAGGAGCATAATGTCGCATTATTATTACTGTGATCATTGCGGATATGTGCATCTGGAGATTTCTAGAAAGAGGTTAAAACGATGCATCCGCTGCATGAGCACAAATGTTACGGAAAGATTTGTCCCCAAAAAGGATTTATCTGAATTTGAAATCGCAGTTGCGGAAATGGTACAAGAAAAACTAAAAAAATAACGGTCAATGATGATGGAGGAGAAAAATGAAATTTGCAGAGTGGTCCAAAAACAATGTAATTGAAATTAAGCCCGAAGATTTTGAAGAATGGCATGATGAAAACGTCGTGCTGAATCAGAAGATAATTGATTTTTTCGAAGCCCATCATTATTGTCTCACAACCGAATGCTGGATTGTCATTAACGATCTGGACGGGTATGCCTGCTTCGTTGCACACATTGACCCGGAGTGTCCGGGAGATACAGACGATGAATACTTCGGGGACAGACTGGAGTTGACAGACGAAGAACGCAGTTTTTTGGTAACTTATTGACGGTTTCCTTCCGCTTCGGTATAATAAGGATACTCGAACGCGGAGGTAATGTATGTATAACCAGGAGCGCAAGCAACAATTTATTACCGACAGGAAACATGCCGGAAAAGAAGTAAAGAGCTTTGAGTCTCTCTTCAAGCTGACCTCTTCGGTCGAAGAGCATTACAAGTTGGATCTGGCAGAGTTATCACCAAGCGAAATTATAGAAATTTACAGAAAAAGCAAAATCGTAAATGTCAGGGCCGCAGGGAACGCATTGTCAAAGATACGGCAATATCAAAAATGGTGCATTAGTCAAGAGATAAGCACCGAAGTAACTGCATTAGAGGTAAAGCCGGAGGATATCTGTGCGGTTAATTTCACATGGATAAAGTCTCCGAAGGATTTAGCGGAGAGACTCGACCGGGAATTGCGTCCAGATAAAGATTTCACAATAGATATTCTTATCAAGCTGAATTATTGGTGCGCGTTTGCTGGCATCCCACGAGATCAACGCGAACTTCTCAAAACAGAAGACGTGATACTGGAGCCGTGCATTGTTCATTACGAAAAAAACTATTATACGTTCCCGAGGCAGGCAAAAAAAGTTTTGGAGTTAAGTGTGCGTATGAGCACATTCAACCGGCAATTTGGCGTAGACAAAAAACTGACAGCGTTTAAGAGAAAAGATAGCCCATATCTGTTCCGGAGCATCCGTTGTGATCATCTGGATGTGGAACAAATTCAAACAGGGCTTCGCAAAGAAAAACGCCTTCAGTCTTTAACCTATAATGATGTATATAATTCTGGAATTTACTACAGGATATACATTGATGGTTTGAGCGATGACAAAAAGGATATCAACTTCAGAGCAATTGCCCGCAGCGAGCTGTCCAAGAAATACAAAAAGCGCACTGATGTAATGCATTTCTTGGACGAGTATCAGGTAAGCATAGAAGAAGGATACAAAAAATGGTATACGCATTTTTACGAGTGACCAGCCGGTCACTCGTTTTTTCATATAGTTTGAGGTGTACTATGGTTGTTTCTGCGTTAATCCCAAAAGGAGAAGAAGCGTGGGTCTACGGATATGATAAATCCGGAAAGCTCATTTACATTGTGACTTCCAAGAAGGGAGTCAGACCACCATTCTATATCTACAAGGTCGAAGGAAAGGATTGCAAGAAGCTTGGCTCCGGCAAGAATCCGACGGCCTTAGAAGATAAATATTTTTGGCATGGAGGTGCTAAGGAATGAACAGGGGAATTTTCTTTTTGTTTTTTCTGCGACGACGATTTTAAGGAGGATCAGCCATGAAAGAATTGTATCCAGTAGTAGCGGAGATTCAAGAGTCCGGGTACTACACAGTAGAATTTCCAGACTTCCCGGAACTCAATGATCCCGAGCTCTCCTATAAGACACTAACTGAGGTTATGGACTATGGAGAACAAAAAATTGAAGAGCGGCTTCAAGCCATCCATGCAGCGGGCGAGCATTATCCGATTCCAAGCAAAATTGCGTACTTGGATTTTGGTGAACGGCACCCGGTAGCTTTTTATATCCCAGTCAATATGACTGATATAAAGGAGGATACATAAATTGACAGAAGTAAATTACTTCAACGAACTGAATGCTCTGAGTTTCAAGCCAGAGCAACTCGCGCAAAAGAACGGCTTGACATACCTGCCATGGGCGATTGCGTGGAGCGAAATCAAAAAGCGGTATCCAAAGTCTTATTACACTGTGTATGAGACGCCGGAGGGCTGCTTCTATTTCACAGATGGACGAACCTGTTGGGTCAAGACGGGCGTTACCGTGGTTTTTGACGATGGCTCTGCACTTGAGCATATTGAACGCCTCCCCGTTATGAACAACCGCAACGCATCGATCAAGGCAGAAGAGGTTACATCCATGGACGCGAACAAAGCAATCCAAAGAAGTCTGACGAAAGCTGCTGCGCGTCATGGCGTTGGCTTGTATATCTACGCTGGCGAAGATATCAGCGAAGACCTCAAGACAATGAAGGCCGAGGTTGCCAAGGTAGCAAAGAAGAAGATCCGCGAAGGCATTGACAGAACAAAAATCGAGAAGACTATTGCAGAGTATAACAACGGTAATCCAAACTCGAATGCAATTATGACATCCGATGTTTGCGAACAGGTAATTGCGGCGCTTGAGCTGCTGGAAAAGGAAAAGGACGGTGCAACGAAATGAGCGTATTTTTCAAAGACACGTGGGCAAAACTCTGGGATGTGAAGCCAGCAGAGAAGTATACCGATTTGCGGATCACGACATCCGAAAAGGACAAGGAGGGGAATTATGTAAACAGCACATGGTTCCCTCGGGTTTTTGGATCGGTCGCCGATCAGTTCAAGAAGATGCAGCAGGGGGACCGCTTTAAGATTACCAGCGGTAAGATTGCAAATGTGCCGTACAAGCTTGAAGATGGAAAAATCCGCTCCAGACTGGAGTTCAGAATTTTTTCAATTGACGCTGGCAGCAGCGGCGGGGAAGACCAGAAGGCGAATCCGGTCGACGGCAGCGATAATGATATGCCGTATTAAGCTCCATACGTTGAGTGGAGGTGGTGTGTATCTCACAGTATAACGCCAAACTCGATAAAATGATATGGAGCTTTTCGCGGCTCAATGCGTACTGTACCTGCCCAAAGATGTTCAAGAAGCAATATCTGGACAAGTACGAACCCAAAGCACAGAATGCTTTCGCGCAATGGGGCAGTTTATGTCATAGCTGTCTTGAGCGGTTTTACAAAAATCAGCTGCTCGTTTTTGAATTGCTCGATGCCTATGAGGAAGACTACGACACATACGTTACAGAGCGATTCCCGCCAAATGCTTATAAAGACTTGAATGAATCCTACCGTCAAGCCGGCGAGGATTTTTTCTCTAATATTAGGAATCTGCCAGAGAATATCGAGGTTCTTGGCGTAGAGCAAAAGTTCAGAACTGAATTTGGCGGTTATCCATTTGTCGGATATATCGATTTGATCCTCCGTGACAAAAACACGGGGGATATCTTTATCGAGGACCACAAGTCAAAAGCGATGTTCAAGGACGAGAACGAGAAAGCACATTATGCCATCCAAATGTATTTGTATTCCAAGTACATCATGGAAATGTACCATGTGTGGCCGAAGAGGCTGATTTTTAATATGTTCCGCGTTGGAAAAACCGTGGAAATTGACTTCAACGAAGACGACTACAACAAAGCAGTGCAGTGGATGCTCGATACAATCCGAGCAATCTACGCAGACGAAAAGTTCTGCGACAAAATAAAGCTGAATTACAGCGCCAAAGGCAAGAAGCTCCGCGACTATAAGTTCGCGGATTTTTTCTGTGCATGGCTATGTGGCGTAAGGTTTGATTGTCTGCGAAGTAAGCTGAAAGAAGGTCGTCGGAAATGAGAAATGTACAAGATATCCGGAATATTCAAGCTGAGTCAGGTGTCATTGCCTCGATCATCCAGAAGCCGGAACTGACTTTCTTAAGTGAGAATCTGAAGCCAAATATGTTCACGGACATTGACAACGCTTCGATATATTGGGCGGTCAGCACGCTCGCAAGACGTGGCGCGACCAAGGCGGATGCATTCTCCATCACGAACATCCTGAATGGGAATCCTGCCATGAGGGAGCGCACCGAATCACTGACTGTCGCAAAGCTGCAGGATTTAACCGATGTTGGGAAGCTGATTGCCGCCGATGAGCCTGGGAATTATAACGTCATGGTTGAAAGCGTAATGGATTGCGCATTCCGCCGGGATGCATATAATCGTCTCGCAGCGTGTCAGGATATTTGCTTTGACCAATCCCAGAAGGAAATTGAGCAGACAATCTACAAATCGTTGGACGAAGTCATGATGAACTACTCCACGGTTGCGGAAACTCCACAGTTCAAAGACGTTGTCGATGAACTGTGGGGCGAGATTGTGGCACATCAAGGGACAGGCATTTCGGGATATCCATTTAAGTTTCCGACGCTGAACCAATACGTCACGATTGAGCCGGGCGAATTGGTGGTTTTCGCCGCCGAGCAGAAGGCAGGCAAAAGTATGCTGCTGCTGAATGAGGCGGTTGACCTCCTAAATAGGGGGTTATCGGTTTTGTATATCGACTCCGAGCTGAGTTCACGGATGTTCACCTGCCGATTGATTTCACATCTGACGGGCATTGAGTTCCGCCGTGTGAAGTCCGGCGAGTACACTCCGGAGGAAGGGCAGCGTATTCAGCAAGCAATTCAATGGATCAAAACACAAAGGTTTACACACAAGTATATCCCAATGTTTGATCCGACAACCATTTACACCACAGTTAAGCGCGTCATGCATACGCAGGGCGGCCTCCAAGTGGTCATCATAGATTATTTCAAATCAGCCAGCGATGAATCCGACGCTTACGCGAACTACGCAAAGCTCGGCGCCTTGGTGGATTTGGTCAAGAACAAAATCGCCGGTGATCTCAACATCGCGGCGATTGGCGCTTGTCAGGCAACCTCGTCAGGCAAAATCGCTGATTCTGCGAAGATTGCCCGCAACGCATCGACCATCGTTCTTCTTCTGGATAAAACGCCAGAGGAGATAGAAACCGATGGCTATGATTGCGGCAACAAGAAGCTCATTGTTAAGTTCAACCGCAACGGCGACCAGATGCGCGACGATGAATACATAGATCTGCGCTTCATCGGCGACAGGGTTTTGTACACCGAGGCAAAGCAGCACCAAGTCGTGAAGCCATATTAAAGGAGGGATGTGAACGATGGAAGTCAGTGACATTTTACTGCGAGTTCCTATTGAAAAATACATAGGACAGTACGCAGAAGACATGGTTTTTCGAGACGGCGAGTATTGGATGACATCGCTTTTTAACCCATCTGAGCGCACACCATCGTTTTCAATCCGCCCAGGTTCTGATGAAAAATGTGGGGTGTACTATGATTTCTCATCTGGAAAACATGGCAACCTCCTGAATTTTGTCATGGCTTATAAGCATTATAATTTCCGAGAAGCCATCGATGATATTAAAAAGTTCGGTAATATTGTAGATACGGAGCCCGTGCCACAAGCGCGGGCTCTTTCTGCTACGGTGGTTTCGAGACAATATCGGGCCAGAGCATCAACGGTAAAGCATTGTACAGCAAAACCGCTGCCGCCGGACTACATGGATCGATATGAATGGGATGAATCGATTCTAAAGCTATGGGTCGACGAAGGCATTCCGTGTAAAATTCTTCGAGAATTTGACGTTCGGTACGACCCGTTCAGCCAGCGAATCGTTTTTCCCATTCGAGATCTTCAAGGAAATATCATCAGTATTTGCGGGAGGACAATCGACCCGGATTTTAAGCGCAAGGGCCTTCGCAAGTACACTTATTTCCAATCGATCAATTCACTCGATACGATCTATGGGTTTCATCGGTTCTGGTCGAAGCAAGCACCAAAAAATAAGCCGGTAATTCTGTTTGAAGGAGCGAAGAGTTGTATGAAGGCGGTGTCATTCGACCGACAAAAGTACGGCGATTGCGGCGCGCTCTGTACCTCACACCTGAATGAAAACCAGTTCCGGCTTCTGGTGCAACTCGGCAGGCCATGTGTGTTCGCGCTCGACTCGGACGTAAAACTCCGCGCCGATAAGAACATCATGCGGCTTTGTAAATATGTCCCGATTGAGGCTGTAATTAACCGAGACGGGCTCCTTGCCGAAAAAGATGCGCCAGTCGATCGGGGCAAGGACGTTTGGGAAACGCTTTACAAACAGAGAATCAAACTGAATTGAGGTGTGCAGCAAGTGGTAAATTTACATACGCATTCGATGTTCTCTCTGCGTGATAGCATTATTCGCCCAGAGGATTTTGTCGAAAGACTTCAGGAAATCGGGCAGAGCGCTGTTGCAATTACTGATCACGGCGGTTCACTCGGCGGAGTAACACTTTATCAGACTTTGAAAGCCAACGGCATCCGCTATATCCATGGCTGTGAATTTTACATCTGCGACGATACGTCGGTCAGAGACAAGAACAACAAATATTATCATCTGATCGCGTTGTGTAAAAATGAAACTGGCCGTATCAATTTGAATACATTGATCTCTATGTCAGAGCACCCGAGCCGGAAGTATTTCAAGCCAAGAATCGACTTTGAGCTTTTGTCGCAGCACAAAGAAGGGCTGGTTGTTATGAGTGCCTGCCTTGCGGGAGAAATCAGCAAGGCAATTTTGAATGGCGGCTATGATCATGCAGTGGAGATTGCTCGGAGATATCAGGTACTTATGGGTGAGGATTATTATCTGGAAGTTCAGTCGCACATGGACGCGGATCAGGTCGCTGTCAATCAGCAGATTCTTCAGATCGCTGCTCAACTTTGCATCCCATGTGTTGTAACCACGGATGCGCACTATGCGCGCCTGGAAGATCGAAAGTACCAGAACAAATATGCTTTCAATGGCTCTTACAAAGAGGATGGTGAAGCATATATGGACTGCTATTTACAAAGTGAACAGGAGGTTCGGAACAATCTTTCGTATCTTGCACCGGAAGTGGTAGACTCTCTGATCCAAAATACAGCATTGGTTGCAGCAAAGTGTCAAGCGGAGATCCCGTTGTCCGCGCCAATCATGCCTAGAGTGCAGACACCGCCGGAATATCATTCCAATGCAGAATGGCTGGAGGTTTTGTGTAAACGCGGATTCGCGTCCAAACTGAATATTGATCTGGATGCCCATACAATCCTGGATACGTCGAGAATGCTACACCGTTCTGTCCTGGACGAAAATGGTGTGGAGGTCGGCGTCGAAGAATACCAGCTAACCAACGAGCAGATTGAAAAATATATCGATCGCTATCATTATGAGCTGAACGCATTGGTTAAAATGGGTTTTGTCGATTACATCCTGCTTGTCTACAGTTACGCGAATGTCGGCAAGCGCCGTGGAATTGCAAGAGGCAGCGGCGGCGGGAGTTTGATTAACTATCTCACTAATATCACCAATATCGACCCAATCGAGCATGGCTTATATTTCGAGAGGTTTATCGATGTTGGTGCCCTTGACAGGTTGGCTTCCGGAGAGATCACAGCCAAGGAACTAAAGATTCCAGATATTGACTTGGACTTCTCTGGTGAGTCCTGCAAAGATGTTCTGATGTTCTTGCACAACACATACGGAGCCGATAAGGTTGCGAGCATCGGTAAGTTCGGAACTAACAAAACAAAAGGCTCTATCCGTGATCTGTGCAAGGTTCTTGGGATCGACCTCAGCACTGCAGACGCTATCGCCAAATCGTTTGAGAATTTCGAGATCGACGAAATTGACCAAATGATCTCCGGGGTTATCCCGGTCAGCGGTTCCGCGAAAGCGGCCATTAAATATACAAAGGAATACCCAGAACTTTTTGAGTACGTTCGAAAGCTTAACGGTTTGCCGAAGTCTTTCGGACTCCACGCTTGCGGAAAAATCATCTCCACGCGCGAGCTCGATTACTTCCTACCGTCTTGCTATGACGACGATGGTGTTCGGTTCTTACAGGGTGACATGCATGCTGTCGAAGATGTGGGGTTGGTCAAAATCGACCTACTTGGCCTCAGAACGCTCGACCAGGAGTATGACACATTGGAAATGTCCAGGCAGGATATGTCTTTTCTTGATCCGCGCCAGCGGTACACCGACCCAAAGGTTTTGGATGTCTTCCGCAATGGCGATACACTCGGTATCTTCCAGATGGCATCGCCCGGAATGAAGCAGACACTCAAAAAAATGAATGTCAGTGGTATCGAGGACTTGTCGGTTGCCAACGCACTGTTCCGTCCCGGCAGTATGCAGTACATCGACAATTATTGCCGCAGAAAAAAAGGTGAAGAAAGCTTTGAATATTTGCATCCAGATTTGGAGCCAATCTTGAAGAATACATATGGAATCATTGTTTTCCAAGAACAGCTAATTGAGATTGGACGAATGGCTGGGTTACGCAACCCGGATCTTTTAAGAAAAGCTACAGGTAAAAAGAATCCCAAACTTCTAGCTGAAATCAAACCAGAACTTGAAGGAAAATTGAAGGATCGGGGCTGGACGCAGGGGCAGTTCGACCAACTATGGGCAGATATGTTGGATTTTGCAAAGTATTCGTTCAATAAGGCACACAGTTCTGCGTATGCAATTATCGCTTATATGACAGCCAAGCAAAAGGCATACTATCCGGCGGAATTCTTTGCGGGACTATGTAATTCTTACCTGGGAGCAAGCGATTTTGTCAAAGAAAATGCAGCCGAAATTATGGCAGATGCATCAAAGCACAAAGTAATGCTTGAACCGTTTTCTTTCCGGGATGATCATAGAAAGTGCAGTGTAAAAGGCGGAAGAATTATATATGCAATTCCACTCATTCGTGATTGTAATGCGGCATGCGCTGATGTGCTCTATCAGTTCAGAAGCTCCAAAGAGCCATACTTCTGGATGTTGGTAAAGCAGTTAGTTGAAGCTGGACTAGATAAATCAAAAGTAAGAATTTTGATACAGCTAAACTTCTTCTCAGAATATGGAAACGCAAAACAACTCATCAGAATCTTTGATTTTCTGGAACTTTTCAAGTTTGGTGCTAGAAGCAAAATAAAAAAAGACAAGCTTGATAGCGCTGACTTTTTATATGAGATCATCCAGAAATACTCAAGTGATCGAAATGCGAAGGACATGGAGCTCAAGCAATTCACGATTCTCGATATCGATGGTATTCTGAATTCTATTGAAGATCATATGAAGCAATGCGACATACCGGACTTCTCGGCAAAAATGCAGGCTGCCTATCAGAATGAGTATCTTGGGTTTGTTTTTTTTGCCACCGGGAAAGATGAAGATCGCCCCAAGCTTTTCGTCAAGGAAGTCTATCCCGTCTGCCGCAAGAGCGACAACAAACAGTTCGGTTACAGCGTCATTACACAGTCGCTTGGAAGCGGCAAAGAGTCCAGATTCACGGTTTTTAACCGTGTTTTTGATAAAGAGCCTATTCAGAAAAACGATCTGATTTTGTGTAAACATTATACAAGAGATGGGCCGTATTTTCAATTAGACTCGTACACACACATTATCTAACAGAGGTACAGGAGGTTTTATGGTAAAGGAACATACATACAAGCGGCTTGATGGTCCGGATTACGCCGGTCAGATTCGCGTCATGCACAAGCAGATTCGCGCCCTTCAGAAGAATGTCGAAGAACTGAACGCTGCTGTCGAGGATATCTTCGCGGTTTTCGCCTATATGGCCGAGGATGATGAATGTGATGAAGAGTGCAGCTGTGATGCCTGTAAGGATGAGCACTGCGAATGTGGAGACGAGCCGGAAGAGGTCGAAGAAACACGGCGCGAGCCGGTCATCGTAAAAGTAACCAGAAAAGTCCGCTATTCTTAAGAGGTAGTTGCATGCAGGTAAGCTATAACGAAGCCCATCGATTTATTAAGGATAAACTTGGCATTCAGCTTTATCCTCATCAAGAATTGATACTGAAGGCTTTCTGTAACGGGCTTCGTGTTCGTACTGGACGCGGTGTGGACCGCACGTTTGTTGCGGACGCTTTTGGCAAATACATCGCATATCTGTACGGGCAGAATGACTTGCCCGGCGAGGTGGATCTTATCATCCCAACTGCAGCAGCAGTACATGTTGGCTTAATGCCAGATGCAATTCATGAGAAAAACATTTCTATGCAGGAGGAGTAATTTGAAGGTTTATCTTAACGAAGTGACCGGAATCGCAGATGCTATCACAACGATGTTCTTCAGCAAACGTTCATGGACAAGAGATATGGAGTCGCACATCCGCGAGGTGTGCGACTTTGTTCTGGACAGGCACGGACGGATGAACCCATACGATGAAAGCGCAGCAGCGGTTTTCCAGGAATATAACGATTGGATGGACAAACTTCTGCGGTGGGGTATCAATCACACCACGATGCTGGAGTTTATTGACCTGTCATTCACGGTCGAAGGGCTGCATCGTGGTGGGCAAGACGATCTTGATTCGCACGCAAAGCGCTTTAATAACCGCATCATCCGAAGTTCCACCCGGCTTTCTACCTATGGCGTGGAAATGTCGGACTGGTACAAAGGGAAAATCGTTCCGACGGAAGTTGCTCTTGCGGCGCTCGACATGAAAATGCCGAAGCGCCTTTACTATGAAGGCAACGATTATATCTGGACGCCGAATGGTTATGTGCTTGAGAATATGAAGGAAAATAAGGATGTGCTTCGCGGGCTGTATCGCCTGAGCATCCCGAGCAACTTCATTTTTAAGTGCGATCTTGCAAACTACGCGCATGTTATCAAGCAGCGCGGTGAACATGGGACAGCAAATCCAGAGGTTAAACTCTGTGCCGAGGCACAAGTACAGCAGCTGACGGAATTTCAGCCGAAGATTACAAGAGATTTTTTGATGCAGGTCAAAATGTGACCGATAGAAAGCGAGGTAAACATGGAGCACAAAAGAGGATACTTTGATATCGATGCGGATTTCGAGGAGCTGGTTGAACTTGGCCACTCATCGCTCGAAGAAGTCATCTTGGTCAAGGATATGCAGCAGCGCAAAGTCTGGCTGAATGAGGGCATCTGCATGGAAAGCGTTGCTGGTATCATCCACAACATTTACCAATACAATCGCGAGGATGCGGGCATCGATGTCGATAAGCGTAAACCGATTTTGCTCTACCTTTCGTCCAACGGCGGCGATGTCGACGCAGGTTTCGCACTGGTTGACGCAATTATCACTAGCAAAACACCTGTGTACACAATCAACACCGGATACTGGTATTCCATGGGCTTCCTGATTGGACTTGCGGGCAAGCGGCGATTCGCAATGCCGAACGCGACCTTCCTGATGCACGATGGATCAAACTTTATCTGGACCTCCGGCTCGAAGGCTCAGGATCAGGCAGAATTCAACCGTCGCGTCGAAGCAAAAATCAAGCAGTATGTTCTTGCACACAGTAAGCTGACGGAAGCCGACTACGACGCCAAACAGCGCGTAGAGTGGTATTTGTTTTCCGACGAAGCAAAGAGCAAGGGGTTCGTCGACGAAATCATTGGCGCCGATTGCGACATCGACACGGTGGTTTGAGGTGAGCCATGGTAGCGAAGAAGAAAACACAAGATACATATCTGGAATTGCCGAGATCTCTGGTCGACGAACCTTTCTATGGCTTGCAGCTCGACGAGGAACAGAGATTCTTTGCTGAATCTATCTTAAATCCAGATATTGATATTGTGATGGTGAACGCAAAGGCAGGCTCCGGAAAGACTACTATTGCCGTCGGCGCGGCGAACATCCTCGTTCAGTGCGGCTGCTTTTCTGGGATCGTCTATATCATGTCTCCATATGGCGAACGCAAGCAGGGGTGGCTCCCCGGTACAATCACAGAGAAAAGTTCAGTGTACTTCGAGGCTTTTTATCAGGCGCTGATTACCTGTGGTGTCAATCCAAATACGGCATTCAATACCGACAGCATGGTCAACCAGAAGAATGGAACTGGCTATATTACCTGTATCACCGACACATTCCTCAGAGGTTCTACGCTTGATGATGCGGTCATCATCATCGACGAGGCGCAGAACTACACACTTGACCAGCTCAAGAAGACGCTGACCCGCGTTGGCAGACATGTGAAGGTCATCGTAATTGGACACGACAAGCAGTGTGACCTTGATTCGCCCGGCAGCAGCGGTTTTGTCCGGTATATCAACCATTTTTCAGGACAACTGAGAGCAGCGGTCTGCACGCTATCGAATAATTATCGAAGCTGGATCAGCAAGCATGCTGATGATTTGGAGGAATGACATGATTACGAATCCAGTCAAAGCAATTCGTGCACATTGTCTGCAATGCTGTTGCGGGCAGGTCGCTGAAGTACAGCGGTGCACCATTGAGAATTGCGCGCTGTATCCGTTCAGGTTTGGTAAGAACCCATATCGCGCACACACTCCTATGCCTGAGCATACAAAAGAAGCACTGCGCATAGGTCGTGAACAGTGGATGCAGAAAAAAGCACAAGAAAAGGAGGGCTCACTTGAGTAAAATTCTGCTTTTGGTCGGGGCGTCAGGCTCCGGCAAAACCACAGTGGCAAACGAATTATGCCGCAAATATGGTCTAAAGCAGATCGACTCCTATACAACACGGCCTCCTCGTTACGACGGGGAGGCTTTTCACACCTTTGTTAGCGATGAGGAGTTCGATCGGCTTCACGATTTTGTTGGCTATACCGAATACAACGGTTATCGATATGGCGCGACGGCTGAACAGGCTGAGACACACGATATTTATGTGATTGATCCGGCGGGGGTGGAGTATTTCCGCACGGCATATCACGGAAGTAAAGAGGTTTTTGTCGCAGAGTTGATCGTGGACAAATCAGTTCGGATCGATAGGATGCTGCAGCGCGGAGATGGCGAGGAAAACGCCGCAAAGCGCATTGCTGTCGATGAAAAGATTTTCCCAATCAAGGACGCAGACATTTATCTAACGAACGTCGATTCGGAAAGAACCGCCGACGTAATTTACAAATTTCTTATGCAGGAGTGATGTGTATTGACAGTAGAACAGTGGCTCGGCCCAGACAATGAAATTGGAGCAAAAATCTGGCACAAGAAGTATCAGCATAAAGATGAAACATTCGATCAGTGGTTGGAGAGAGTCAGTGGCGGACGAAAAGAACTTGCGGATTTGATCGCGGAGAAAAAAATCTTGTTCGGCGGGCGTACACTTGCCAATCGCGGGCTCGATACAGAAGGATCGTACTTTAATTGTTATTCACGCGGGTTTGTGCATGACGATTACAAGGATATCATGCAGGCAATGGTTGATATCGGCCTGACCTTCAAGGGGCAGGGCGGACAGGGCATTTCCCTGAGTCAGCTTAGACCGAAGGGCGCCCCAATCAAGAGCGAGTATACCTCTGACGGCATTGTTCCGTTCATGAAAATGTATAATGAGGTGACAGTCGGCACAAGTCAAGGTGGCAGTCGCAAGGGCGCATTGATGCTGTCGATTGATGCACTGCATAAAGAAGCCGATACTTTTATCGGAATTAAGTCCGAACAAGGTGCAATCGAAGGCGCAAATCTGTCCCTTGAGATCGACGACGAGTTTATGCTGGCGGTCGAAAAGTATTATACCGAAAATGAAACCGTTGTTTTACATATTAAGAAAAACTACAGCGGCCATGAAATTGAGTATGATGTCACTCCAATTGAGGTTTTTAAGCACCTTGTCGATAATAGCTATGATTGGGGCGATCCCGCTTGTCTGTTCGTAAACAGATTCAGAAACTACAATCTCATGCAGTTTGACGATGATTACCAGATTGAAACCAGCAACCCCTGCGGTGAACAACCACTTCCAAAACATGGAGCCTGTTGTCTTGGTTCCATTAACCTATCTGAATTTATTAAAAAGCCATACACCGAGCAGGCATTTTTCGACTCGGAGGGTTTTGTAATTGCTGTCCGAGAAGGAATCCGGGCGTTGGACTCTATGATTGATGAAAACTATATGCGGCATCCTCTTCCAGAACAGCAAAGAATGTCGCACGATTACCGGAATATCGGACTTGGTATTTTCGGCTATGCAACTGCACTGATGAAAATGGGGCTGCGTTACGGTTCGCCGGAGGCAATCGAATTTACCGACAGTGTCTTCTCGCTTATGTTCAGGGCGGCTGTCATCATGAGCAATTCACTTGCGAAAATGCACGGACCGTTCCCGAACTACAAGGACTGTGTCTTTGATAGTGAGATTATGAAACGCCACTTCTCAGCACATGAAATCGAAGATATGCGCCAATACGGGCTTAGGAACTGCTCACTTTTATCTGTAGCGCCGACTGGGTCGATTGCGACTTTCTTGGGAGAATCTGGAGGCTGCGAACCTGAATTTGCAATCAAATATACTCGTCGAACCGTTGGTATGTCTGATGGTGAAGATGAGTATTATGAGATCTACTGCAAGGCAGCCAAAGAATACATGAGGGTTCATCCAGGGAAAGAACTGCCGTCTTACTTTATAAGTTCGCATGAAATCCCGTATCTTGAGCGCATTGCGACGCAAGCGGTTATGCAGGACCACGTTGACACTGCAATCTCGTCAACGGTCAATCTTCCGCACGATGCAACGCGAGAAGATGTAGCGAAACTTTATCTTGAAGCTTGGAGAGCAGGGCTGAAGGGGATTACGATTTTTAGAGACAACTGTAAGAAAGTCGGCATTCTCACAACCGACTCTGCACCCAGCACAAAAGATCAGGATTTACACGAAGAACCGGTTTGCATCCAGCGCGGTATGATTATGGATGTCCCAGATGATCTGACATATCGCAAATACAAACTCTCTACCGGCTGCGGAAAACTTTATCTTTTTGTCGGCATTGATGATACAACCGGAACGATCTATGATTTCTTCACCAACACAGACGGTGTCGGCGGATGCACAGTGAACACACAAGCTGTTAGCAGGCTGCTTTCTGCCTGTGTTCGTGGAGGGGTTCCGATTGAATATGCGATCGAGCAGCTGCAGAAAGCCGGGACATGCCCAAGCTTCCAGTATGCAAAAGGAAAAGGTAAAAAACTGAGTCCTGGTAAATCTTGCGCCAGTGCGATTGCGAATGTTTTGGCCGGAATTCTCAAAGAACTCGACACAGAAGACGGCACCAGTCAGCCGGAAATTCCCCGTGATGCAGAAGTTCGGACTAATTCCGCCTTGCATGCTTCTGGAATGAAATGTCCTGAGTGCGGGGCGGAACTCATTGCTGAGGGAGCATGTAATATCTGCAAAGCGTGCGGACATAGCAGTTGCTCCGGTTAAAATGCGACTAAACTTATGAGCCGCCCGATATGGGCGGCTCACTTTTGAATGAAAGGAATTTGATATGAGCTTTTTCACAAAAGAAAAGAAATTCACAGACCGATATGGTAACGAACGCGTGGAACGTGTCGTGATGCCACAGCGGATTGTTATCGCAGCGATCATCGCAGTGTTTCTGCTCATCGTTCTGCTGAGTACGTTTGTCGTTATTCCGTCGGGATACACCGGCGTTCGAACGACTTGCGGGCAGATCGATCAGCAGGTTGTATCGCCCGGCCTGCATTTCAAGGTTCCGTTCTTCCAAGGCATCAAAAAGGTAAATAACAAACAGCAGGAGATTACATTCGACGACAAGGTTTGGGGCGAAAGTTCTGAACGAACTGTTGTCTATGCCGCTGGCATCACGGTCACATACCGTATTAACGCCGAATATTCAGCGTGGATCTATTCAAACGTCGACAACTATAAGCAGAACGCCCTGCCGAGAACGTTGGTTGCTTCGTCTATGAAAGCCTCGATGGTTTCGCTCCAGTCATCTGACGTAACGAATCGTGGCAAAATTGAGCAGTTGGTTACGAGCAATCTTCAGAACGATCTTGACCTGAAGTACGGTGGCAATCGAGTCATCACGGTAGTCAATGTCAACATTGATGATATGGATTTCGAGGAATCTTATAATGATGCGATTGCGAAGAAACAAATCGCACAAATGAATTATGAACAGCAGCAGATCGAAAACGACCGCGCGATTGCTGCGGCAAATGCAGAAGCAGAGAAGAAGGTTATCTCTGCAAATGCTGATGCGCAGGAGAAAAAGATTGCTGCCGAAGCCGAGGCTGAACGTGAGCGCATTGCCGCAAAGGCGGAAGCCGACGCAATTAAAGCAGTCGCTGACGCACAGGCTGAGGCAAACAAGAAGTTGTCCGAAAGTCTGACAGACACGTTGATCGAATATGAAAAAATCCAACAGTGGAACGGCAAGCTTCCGACTGTCACCGGCGGCTCTCCGTTTATTTCTATGGATATTGAGTGAGGTAAACATGATGAAGCATGAAGATCATGGTTGGTTGAGCGCCATTGTCGCGGCGATGATTGTCCTATGTATTACGCCAATTTTGACGTTTGCTTTTGGGTTTGCTGGCGGCGCGATTCTAAGGTTTGTGTTTGGCTCGCTGATCTGTAACACACTGAACGAAATTTTTGCCACAAATCGCTTCAATCCCGAACTAATTCCACCCATTTGCGGCATGATTGCAGTGATTGGCGGCTGTTTTAAAACTTCGATTTCATCAACGGCCAGCAAAGATTGATTGGAGATGAAGATATGGTTAAAAAGCAAATCACAACAACAGAATTTTTCGATGAAAACGGCAAGCTTAAGAAGAAGGTTGTCGAAGAGACGTATTACGACGGGGACATTCTACAGGTTACACAGCCGATAAACCCGTATGTCAACGGGCCGTATGGCGGCACAGTAACGGCGCATCCGCATGATTCAGGCGCTATATGGACTACCTGCGATCAGACTGTGCCGATTGCAAAACTTAATACATAAGGAGGGCACATGGAGAAGATCAAAATCAAATACTTCTCGCCAGATATTAAACGTATTGAGAGGCTCTCACAGGGCGACTGGCTGGATCTGTGTGCTGCGGAGGATTGTTATATACCCGCCGGGGAAACGGCCAAAATCAGGCTTGGAGTGGCTATGGAGCTGCCGGAAGGATATGAGGCCATTCTCGCGCCCCGCAGTTCGACATACAAGAAGTATCACGTCATCCAGACAAACTCAATTGGCGTCATCGACAATTCCTATTGCGGTGACGAAGACGAATGGCTGTTCCCTGTCTATGCAACAGAGATGACAGTCATCCACAAGAACGACAGGGTTTGCCAGTTCAGAATCCAGAAGAAACAGCCTGAAATTGAATTTGAAGAAGTAAGCGCGCTCGGCAATGCTAATCGCGGTGGGTTCGGGTCCACCGGCGTCTAATATGATGGCCGCCCTTTTTTGGGCGGCCATTTTGCTATATGGAGGTGATGTTTGTGGAACAAGGTTACGATATTCCATTTTGGATGCAATATACGCTTTCTGTAGACGAGGCGGCGAAATATTTTCGCATCGGCCAAAACACATTACGCAAAATCATTAGCGACAACCCAGAAGCGGATTATCTGCTTTGGATAGGGCGAAAGGCACAGATCAAACGCTCTCTGTTTGAAAAATACATAGATCAGCACAATGTGGTCTAAAACTTGAAAAAGAGAAGCTGATATGGTAAAATATAAAACCATATCGAATTCCTTTTTCAAAGAAAGGGAGTTCAACAATGGGGAAACGCAAAGATTCAAAGGGCAGACAACTTCGTAATGGAGAATCGCAGAGAGAAAACGGTCAATATATGTTTCGGTACATAGACTGCGACGGAAACAGAAAGGCCGTGTACAGCTGGAAGCTCGTTGCATCAGACAAAGTACCAGCTGGCAAAAAAGATTCTGAGGCACTAAGAGAGCTTGAAAAGAAAATCCAGCGAGACCTTGATGACAAGATCCATGTCGGAAGTGCAGAGACAATTACCGTAAATGATGAATTCAAGACATTTATGGACGTTCGCATTGACCTGAAAGAGACGACAAAAGTCTCGTATGTGCATTTATATGAAAAGCATGTTGCGCCAGTGCTCGGATCAAGAACGCTGAGCAATATACGATATTCTGATATTCAACGGCTTTATGTTTCTTTATGCTCGGGAGAAAATATCAGAGCAAGTACAGTACAGAAGATCAATTCAATTCTTGTTCAGATGTTTGATATTGCAGTTAGAGACAATATTATTCGCTCCAATCCTGCTTCTCACGCATTTGCGAGCATCAGTAAGCAAATGGAATTGGAGAGTGAACACAGACGAGCATTAACGATCGAGGAGACGGCGCGCCTGTTAGATTTCGTATATGGGTCTAATATTTTTAAACGTTGGGGACCACTGATTACGGTCTTACTCGGAACGGGAGTGCGCATTGGTGAAGCGCTAGGGCTCACATGGAGTGACTGCGATTTTAAACATAACATTATTTCTGTGACGCACGCACTCCTTTATAAACCAACAATGGAGACTGGGTATGTATATAGAATATCAGAGCCAAAAACGAAGTCAGGCGTGCGGACAATTCCAATGTTCGCAGATGTGAAAAAGACACTCCAAGCAATTAAAAGAGAACAGTCGAAACAACGCTACGAGCCGTTTGTTGTTGATGGGTATTCAGGGTTTGTTTTTTTAAACCAGAATGGAAAGGTTTTTACTCCGGCTTCCGTATTTGATGCACTGCAAAATATCGTCGCAACATATAACAGGGAAGAGGCTTTTGTTGCAAAGAAAGAAAAACGTGAGGCAAAGTTGCTGCCAAGGTTTAGCGCTCACATTTTAAGGCACACATTTTGTACAAGGCTGTGTGAGCAAGAGCGTGACACGCACTTTATTCAAGATGTGATGGGGCATAAGAATATCCGAACAACGATGGAGATTTACAGCGACGTAACAGATTCGCGTAAGCAGAAGGAATTTTCCGAACTTGAGGGGACAATCCGTATCAAGTGAGTTTACACCAAAATTCACTCAACTAAAGCGGGTTTACACCAATATTTACACCAATCGCCTATAAAGTTATAATAAGATATAACAAGTTACATGAAGAAAAAGTTCGAAGAACAAAGGAAAACGCGACAAAATAACAACTTATAACACCATATAAGACGAAAGAGGAATACCGTGTATCTGAAATCATTGGAGATCCAGGGCTTCAAGTCCTTCCCGGACAGGACG